TAAAAAACTTGTAATTTTTTTATTACAAGTTTTAAAACAATATTTTACATCAAAACGATACATTTTATTATCAAATTGCGTTATTTCCCAATCAATTATTCTCTTACCTTTCATTATAGCAGATATATAATTTCCGCTATATTCGATTGTGGAATAAATACTATTTCCTAGAAACAAATATTTTTTCTTAGACAACAAATCACACACTATATACTCTTTCATATGCTAACTACAAACCCTTAATTGCATTATTCAACTTCTTGTTAAGATTATATCTTATCTAGCATTATTTGTCAATAGGTTTTAATTTTATCATATAAAAATTGTTTATTTTATCAGCGTTCCCACCAGCAAAATCACCGCCGCGATTACACTGCTGTCCATTTAAACCCCCAGTCCCGCAAGTTCCTTGCGGAGTGCGGTCGCCCTAGCTTCCAGTCCAGCAAGCCTGTTTCTGTCCTCATCGGTGGCACTTCCGGAAACTATTGCCGCAAGCGGGCGTACGCGCTCACGGTCTATCGCCGCAAATTCCCGTGCTATCTCTGCGGCTCTGAGCCTGCGTTCACGCGCGGCACGCTCCTCATCGGTCTCGCGCGGTTCGATGATTTCATCATAATTCTGCGACATATGCGTATCCTCCTTCTACCTGTTTGATGTCCGTTATGGTTCTCATGCTGGGGCGCATGTCCAGCGGGTCGATGTCGTTTGTGGTGCGCACCTGGTAGTAGCGCTGGCACTTCGCAAGCTCCGTTGCCGGGTCGGGCGGGACGAACGGCGTCGCCAGTGAACCGCCCTCCAACTTCGCCCATGCGAGCTTCAGGGAGTTCCCGGCTTCGGTGCCCTTGTTGAACCCGATGGAGACTGCGGAAATGTACTCGCCCTCGGAAAGGTCAACCGATACTTTATTTATCCCATTGTGAAGCACGGAAGTGTAATAGCTGTTGACGTAATCTCCAGAAGCATTCACAGTGCGGATTCTTGCCGACCAGACCCCTGATACTTCCAGGACGTTCAGAGAGAGTGTGTATTTCCCGGGAGCAAGCGGGAATTCGTTGTTCTGCCAGAACGCATGGGTATTTGAAGTCAGCGTTGCTGTAGCAGTCAGGCGGATTCCGTTGGTTTCCGGAGCAGCTTTGCACTTATCAGTGGAGATATACCACCTGTCCACGGTGTAGCCGGTGGAATACTCGTTCTGTCCTCGCTGATTTACCCGGAAATCCGGATTGATGAGCATGTTTGGATTGTTTGCTATCTCATTTGCGTGCTTTCCGTCAAGAGTGTCAGCGTTGCCTCCGTTCGCGGGGAGCGTTGTTGGTATATCTTCTTTAGTAGCAATTTCTTTATCAAATAATTTACCTGTAGTTTTAGTTATCTCAAAAGCGTTACTTCTGTCTTCAGTAGATATACCATTACCAACGGAAAAAAGAGTATCAGCATTACTCTTGTTAAACGTTCCAAAAGCTGTCTCGTAATCATTTTTGTCGGCTATGACATTGTTACCATGCACAAAAGCTCCTCTTTTTAAAGCACTCGATGAGTCTCCCCCGGCATGAGCAAAAAACTTTGATGCTGTTGTACTATAACCTTCAGTATGAGAATAATCCCCGGTAGCGTCGGTATACGCACCTTCCGAATGGCTTGCCGAGCCATCAGCTTTCGTGTATAATCCCTCCGCATGAGAATAATTACCATTTGCTTTATTTTGAGTATAATCGTTAAAGATTTCAGCACTCGCCCCTGTACCAGCTTTACCGACACCAGTAACTTCATTAGCTCCTAAATATAATTTTTTAGTATCAGTTACATAATAAAAAACATCGTTGTCTTTAGTACTTGCTTCATATTCTGCGGCAGTACCACGAAGAAATTTAACTTTATTATCAGCCATTTAACATTTCTCCTTTCACATTCATAATTTAATAAGGGTAATAATTTAACATTATTACCCTTATTAACATTTTACCTTTTAGTAATTAAGAAATAGCACCCCAAGTAAGAGCCTCGTCTGCACCATTAACTTTTGTAGCAAGAGTATCAGCAAGGTTCTCCTCTGCAACAGCCTTGCCAACAAGAGTAGCAGAAATCTCATTGCTTGCAGAAATAGCAACACTTACGCCAGTAGTTTCAGCCTTACCAGTATAAACATCAGCTAAGTCTTTCACATCAATATATACGGGTGCTGTCTGATTAGCGATAGTCAGTTTAAGATATGTACCATTGGTAAGACCTGTAACGGGAGCATCATCACTGACAACGATAATTTCACCAGCAGTTACAACTAAATCCTTGGGAATATCTACTTCAAAAGGAGTACCAGTTCCATAAGTAAACTGATAAGTTTTAAGATATCCCTCGGTAGGAGTTTCCTTTACTGTCATTACAAGGTTAGGAACAGTGATTGTACCAATAGTAGTCTCCTCTCCTGCCTTGCCCTGCTTGATAGTCTGCTTAGACTTCTCTCCTGTACCAGCAGTTTCATCAGTAATAGTTACTGTATAATCTACAGCCGCAGGAATTTTAGCAAGTTCAGCAGCTACAAAATCCTTAATTGCCTTTACAGAAGCAAGAGCGGTGTCAGCAGTAGAATCACCAATTGCAGCTACGGTTTCAGGAACTACAACTGTAGAAGCAGTACCGTCATAATAAGTTACAGACTTGTCAGTTGTATTCACATAAACCTTTCCTGCAACCATAGTTACGGGGAGAGTGTCAACAACCTCAATCTGATTTGTATAAGATGTTTCGCCCTTAAAAAGCTGTCCCTCAATAAAATAAAGGGTGTTAGCATCCTTAGTAGCAAGACCCTTATACTGCGCATAAGTACCTGTTAAAAACTTTACATTAGCCATAATAATTTTCCTTTCTCAAATAAAAAACAATTTATATATAATGGACGAGCCATTATTAACTTTAACCAATGGTATCCCAATCAACAGTAGCCATACCGTCACCAACTAATACATAGCCGCTATCTTTATAAATATAGGACTTACTTGTATCAGTATCTATATATATTTTGTCAGCAAGACCCTGTGTAGGGAATTCAGCCTTTTTAGAAAATATAACTTGTGATGTTGTATTTCCACCGCTACCACCAACAGGCGCATTACCAGCAATCTGTTTTAATTCGCCTGTTGACTTCTGAAAAATATTTACCGACATTTAATCACCTCTTAAACTATTCCTTCCATTTCATAAATGTACGCTGTACCAGAATCAACTTGAACAGTGAGCAACCCAGCTGTAGTATATGTAACAGAAGCAACTACTCCAGAAGTCATTCCATAAAGTTTGCCTCTGTTAGTAGGAGTACCGTTACCAAAGCAGAATATTCCAGAACTGTGATACACACAGAAAGGATTACCGCTTGACATTGTTTGTTTGAAGGTATTATTTGATGTAGCTCCTGTTTCTGGAGTAGAAGTTCCTATTAGCTTCCACTTAAAAGGGAACATAGATAACGTATCGTTTATCTTTTTTACAGAATAAGTTTCCGTTTCAGATGTAGTAGATTTATCATTAATTGTTGCCATCTGTTTCCAACCATACCAAGTCTTTGAAGTGGAATTATATCTGTTGGTATATATTTCACCTGAGTTAAACTTAATAGCCGTAACACCATATGTAGTTCCCATTTTGCGGACATCAACAATAAAATAAGTTCCAACAACAGGAGTATCGGTAACATTACCATTACAGTAGATAAAACCCGAAGCAGGAAGTGTTAATATATAATCTAACAAGCTACCAGAAGTTAAAGTTCCTAAATTCTGAAGTAAATCATTTACCTTCTTACCCTCAATACTTCCTGCATCAATCTTAGTCCAAGCACTCCAAGTCTGAGTTGAAGCATTATAAATTTTACTATAAAGCAAACTGGAATTACCAAAAGGCTGTACTGAAATTTGACGGTGAGTGGATGTCGCATTAACAGTACCTATCCAAGCTGCACTATCAATAGGCATACCTGTTACGGCAGAAGATATAGTCACTAAACCCGAAACAGATTCCAACGCAAGTGTTTCTATATCTCCAGTAGACCACATTTTTAAATTCTGAACGAAATCGTCAGAATTAGGGATACTTTCGTTTATCTTCTTTGCACTCCAAGTCTTATTGATTGCTGTAGTCGATGTATCGTCAATTACAACCTCGCTTAAATCAGCTTCTTCGTTACTATCAGTAATAATATAAGTCTTATTCTCATCATATTCACCAAGAGCATCATATTCTGCCTGAGTGCCGTGCCAGAGGTTGTCACTTGATAGAGGCTTATTGTCATACAGAACCTTACCCTCGTCATTTTCAGAAAATTTATTAAGAACTTCCTCATTTGAGGGCTTGTAAACCGCATCAACAGGGAGGTGTTTCCACGATAAAATTCCAGTTTCATTAACCGCATATTCATAGAAATAACCGCGCTGATAGTCCGATGAATTTTCTCCTATATACTGAACGACATCACCCTCGGTAGCAGTGTCAGGCATAACTTTGACCTGTACAGGGTTCTCTACGAAGTCATCGGTTATATTAATAACTGCTCCATCTGCAAGAGTGGTTTTATCAAGTGTATTCCACTGTGCCTTAGTCCCGCTCCAAACAGAAATGTATTCAGGATTCTCTGCAAAGTCATCAGTTATGTTGATAATCGTCCCATCTGCAAGAGTAGTTTTGTCGAGCGCATCCCACTGTGCCTTTGTACCACTCCAAGCGGGTATATATTCAGATATATCCTTGCCACTTGCTTTGATATTTCCAGTGCCATCATCAAGAAGTATCTGGTTCTCTTTAATGTCAGTATCAGTCAGCTTATCAGCTTTACTAGTGATATCAGTAGCCTTTGCATAAAGACCACCATCTGTGCCAACTTCAAGCAAGTTACCCTCGTCAGCAGAGATATTAACTTCGCCTGAAATTGTATTAGTAGCATCATTAATAGTAAGGGTAACTGTGCTTACCACTGTGCTTGCCTTGTAAATTTTGACGAGTTCATTCATAGACACAAAACTATAAGATATCTCTGTGTCTCCCTTAACAGCAAGAACTAAAACTGGTTGCCCATCAAGATTAGGGTTAATTGAGTTTGGATAAATCTCTTCACTCCAAATAAAACTATTCACAAATGTAGTGTTAGCTTGGTCTAAAAACTGCTCCACAGGAAGATTTATTGTAAAATCAGCTACATCTGTTATTGTTGCATTGGGTTTTTTATAAAACATTAAAATGTTGTTTGCATATAAAACTGTTTTAATACCAAGACTTTCATCACCATTAACCCATGTTTTCAACTCTGTGGTTAAGTCTGTTATTTTAGTATCAACTTCGGTGTTGCTATAAGTCTCTGTTTTCTTATAGTAACTGCTTAATTTTGTATCAACTTCCGTTGTTTTTGCATAATCTTTCAGCTTATTATCAACGTCTTCCGAAGTATCATAGTTAGTCAAAGCATCGGTAATCTTTTTATCGACAACAGTTGACTTGTCATATTCGGCAAGCTTATTATCTACGTCTTCGGTTTTTTCGTAACCAGTAAGAGCGGTTGCTATCTTACTATCAACTTCGGTAGAAGTATCATAATTAGCAAATTTGGCGTTTGTGTTAGTAATAGACTGTTTAACTTCCTCAAACGTGTCGTTAGTTTTCTTTGCAGACCAAACCTTATCAGCTGCTGTAATTGTAGTATCATCTATTTCGGCAGAGCCTTTAATAGCATTGCCATTAAACAGGAGAGTATTGCCTGTATCGTTTGTAGTAAGCTTATCAAGAACTGTGTCTTTGTTATCATGAGTATGCTTTGCTTCATCAAGAGGTTCAATGAGTGCATTAATCTGTGCCTTGTCGTAATACTTATCAGGGTCAAGTCCTCCACCAGTGCCTTTAAGATTTGGCGTAGTGAATGTACCGTTTTCGTTTGTTACGTCAAGTTTGTATATCTTATTTGTGTTATCGGGATTTTCTGTAATAGTAGGAGAGAAACCTTTGTCGCCTTTTTCACCCTTAGGCAAAACTCCAGCATTTTTGGTAGAGCCATCAGATAGCTCAACAATAAGACTATTTGTCGTAGTATCAATAGAAACTCCAACAACCGAAACACCATCTTTTACAACAAAGCTATTCTCTATTATGCTCCCGTCTGTTGCTGTCCAAGAAAGAATTACTTCATTACCACCAGTAACAGGAGTAACAGATTTAACCGTACATGGAGCGCCTTTTAATGCCCCCATTCCAATTACAGTTTCGTTTGTATATCGTTTGGCTGCTGCTAGGGTTGCTATATCCATTTGTAATTCACCCTTTCTTTTATAAGTTTATATTCCATATCAAATTTCCATCCATGTATCAAAGAGCATAAATGTTCTTACATATCCAACAGTGGTATCACCGAAAGAACATACACTCCCTATCGGCACAGCATTCATGCCCTCAAATATACCCTTTCCAGATGTAGTAGATGTGGGCAAATCTTGCAGGTCACTCTCTTGTGTGACAGCGAACTCTGCAACGGGCGTATTATAATCATTTCCGTACTTCAAAAGTACACCAGCCATATTATCATTCCTTTCTATAAAATTAAGACTGCCGTACTATTTTGTACAACAGTTTTGCAAATAATATTCTAAACTCATGTTGCAAATTGAGGAATAAGAGTCGTAATTAACCAACCAACAAATGCGCCACCAAGAGCAGTTACAACAAATTTCCACATGGCATCAAACGCTTTGGCTTTGGATTTATCCGGTGAATTTTTCAATTCAGAAACCTCATTTTTTAAAGTACTCTGGTCTAGTTTGATATCTTTAACATCGGTTTTAATATCTACAATGCCTTCAGAGAGATTTTTTATACTTGCTGACATCTCTATCAGCGTGGTGTTCTTTTCTTTAAGGTCTTTAATGTCTTCCTCAACTTCATCTAGCCTATGCGAATTGCTTTTGCTTCTTTCATCAATTTGCGTTATTTCAGTAAGATAATTTTCATTAAATTCTATATTCATATTGTACCTCACTTTTCAGAGGTAGCAATAACAGAATTTGTAGTGTCAGATTTTTCGCTCTTCCCTGCTAATGTCTTGATTTTCTCAAAACAATCCTTGCCGTAAGAAGTCACAGTAATTGCTAAGATTATAAGACATACAGCTACTATACTTATCCCATTAAGAGCCGTTAAAGTAGCTTCGTCAGCTACAATACCAAATTGCCTGATTATAGGTTCTATCATACTGATACTTGTAGTAAATAAACCTATTCCAACAATAAAACAAGCTGTGTAAAACAATCCCCAAAGAAATTTATTCCAATGCCAAGAGATACTATTCTTCTTTGCAATAGCTACACCAAGAATAATATCTGCCATTCGCATAAGTACTAAAGGAATAAGAAAAACGCCAACCATAAGTAAATTTGCCAATACTGTGTTAAGTATGTCTGTCATAAATTTACTTCCTTTCTTTATTATACTTATTATTTATTTCTTTTTTATATATTGAAACGGAATATAAGCAAACTTATTTGGAAATTTCTCACATTCCGGACTAGTAAATTTAACCCATATTGTACCGTTTTCTGCCGTAACATTACTGCCTAAGTAAACTGTAATTTCTGTATTTTTAGGCAATCTTGATATAGTTTTAGCATTGCGTTCTGGCACATATTTAATAGGTGTTCTATCTTTAGTGGTAATATATTTAGAATAATAAACACTAGGTTTGTATACTAAATTTCCTAAATTGTCAAAAACTTTATATCCTCTATTATAATCAGCGATATTTTTTGCTGTTTCCAGATTGTTATAAGCACCTATTTGGCTCTCAACATTATCTTTGCTTCTTCTGATTTTATAGGGTATATTTTCTACTGATTTTTCATATTCTGATAAATATTTTTTAACTATTGCTTTGAATTTACTCCAATGTGGCATAATATAAAGAGGACAAACTTTCGTTACTCCTTTTTCAATATGAGTATTAAGATAGTCTACACTACCACTAAGTCCTAAATTTTTGTTAATCCAATAAGTATGTGTTCTTAATGCAGAGATATCTAAGTCGTTTTCGTGGAGAAAATATGCCGCTAATCTAGCAGTTTTGTCTTCTGCTATAGCATCCGATTGTTTATTTTCGTTCATAATACACTCAATAGCAATATCATCTATTGCCCCTACATTATAAGTACCTCTTGCATTACACCATCCCACTTCATCAAATCTGAGTAACTGCCATACAGAACTTTCGTCTACATACAAGTGTGGTCTAACTGAACCCATATTTTCATTATATGTAGCAAGAGTATATCTTTCAGCATCATCTTGAATATTATCTAAGTCAGCAGTATTATGAATTGTAATTGTATTCACTTTAGGCATTTTTACATTTGCTTTATACAATGCATTAGGAGAAAATTTTGCGTTTCTAGCTTTAGTAGGGTCTTTCCATCTGAGACCATCTGGAATAATTTTTTGTTTAATTTGTATTCCTGCTATTGTGATTATTTTATCAGGAGTAATTGTCATATATTTCACCCTTTTAACTATCCTATGATTCAATTAAATCGTAAGTTATCTTCATCGTCTGGGCACTAGTTTTTGTTACTGGAGTGGCTAGATTATTAATAGTAGCCAAATAAGTGAAGTCTTTATTAAGATACAGTTTTGGCGCATTATAGTTATAACGAGATATAAAATATGGGTATATATCTGTATATGTATAAATTTGCATATTATCCATATCCAAAATGTTATCTTGCCAATATCCTAGCCTAATAATATCCCCATCTTCGGTTATACATTGGTTGTTCTGTAAGAAATGTGCTTTACGTTTCAAATCATAAAGCCTTTCCCACTTCCTATCGTTATAATCGTTATAACCACTGGTCAAATCAATTTTTTTTATGAAATTTCCGTTAAAATCCACAGTAGCTAAGCAATAGGAACTCGTACCAAGTTGAAACCATGCTATAATAAAATTATTCATCAAACAAAATGGTTTATAACCGTTATATTTGTGATAAAAATTACTGCTCCCGATGCCCGCATTGGCGAACCTTTTGATATAAAAATCATCAGGAAAACTTTGAACATTAATAAGTATTTTTTTATCAAGGTCAACAGTTCCTGTTAAAGCATTAATTCTATTACAATTAAACCAAATGTCGTAGTGTATCTTATCTTCTTGTTCTTGATAACCATATCCAATGCAACGTATAAAACCATCTGAATCTGTATAACTAGTATAATCTCCTGGGTTTGTAATAGATATGTCCTGTGTCTTATATGGCGAACTTGCAGAGCTACCACAATCACCCCAATTTAATTCTATCTTTTCTGTGTTAAGTATTTTATAATAAGAAAGTCTAAATGTTGTTGTAGACGGATTTGACAAAGAAACAATGGTGTCTTTAGCTACTATTCCTCTAATTCCACCAAATTTGCTTGTTGGGATATCTTTTGGGAGATTGTATAAAGGTCTTGACAGGTTGTTATCAAAATTATAAAAATTAGTTATCTTAGGATTATAATTGTCTGCTGTCGGATCCCAATATTCATTAAGTCCTATATATCCACCTGTGCGACTTGTTAAACAAACGCAAGCAATTGTCCCGTTTGCACGGTCTGTAGCAAAATCCCACACCAACCGATATCCGTTGCTAAGAGTTCTACACTCTGTCTCATTCAACGTCCCAGTACATGGGTTAGTTCCAGAATATACTCTTCCAGCATGTCCAACTGCACCCTCACCATTTGCATATATCAAATTTGAGTTTTCTTCTTTTTTATTACTAAAAAGAAGCACTCCACCCATGGCGTTAGTAGATATAGGTAAAGTGTTGTCGAGAATCGTTTTTATACTTGTATTACACGACACAAATTCAACCGGAAGATTTAAAAGCTTCTGTACGGCACTTGTAACCATATTATTTTCTTCTACTACTTGTTCTAACTCTCCGGTTTCCGCGTTAAATAATTCTATTTTTGTATGCCCTTTGATTTTCATATCATTCTCCCTCCAAATAATTCATAGTATAAGTAAAAGCCCTATTAAAGCTCTCAATATAAGCATCATAAGCACTTTCTTTAATATTTCCTAATTCGCTCTTATACAAAATATTTACCTCACCAGATACTTGACCCATATCAGTAACAGTAAGTTTAATCCTAGACACATCTGATATTTCTACTTTTACAGGGTTAAACGTATATCTAACTCCACCAAATGTAGCAGTTATTTCAAAAGCTTTTATATTTTCGTTTGCAGAAATACTTGTGATTGGGTTTGTCATTTCAATATATATAGTGGTGCTATCAGTGCTATACACACTCCCAGTAACACAAGGCATGTTATCTGTTATCCTTGAGGTTGTTAAAACAAAAGAATTAATATAGTGATAAGCCACATTCTCTGTAAAAGAAATATCTATGGGGGTTTGAATATCACATATAAACCCATCTTCGATATCCATGGTTTTTAACACAAAGGGATTAATTTTAAAATCCCCAGTTTTTTCTCTGAAATGCAAATATCCGTCCCATAAATTAGAAGTGTCAATTTTTCTTGCAATGGTTACAGCCATAGCAATAGCATTATTCCATCTCAAGTCTGTTGCGGCTGTTTTCCAGCGTACAGGTATGCTAACATCTGTGTCACTGACAAATTCTATTTTTTTCTCGTCTACATCAGACATCTTTCCCTACTCCTCTCGCTGTTATGGCTATTGTGATGACAAAATTGCAAAAATCTATATCTACATCTTCGTTTGCCCACTCAATGGTTGCATATTTATCTCCTCTTGTTGCTTCTATAATACGACCTTTTTCATCTTTATAAAATTTCAAATCAGGTATCATATTTATTCGCCCTCAAAAATCCCAACATATCTTTCAATGCCAGCGTTTGTATGCACAGAATAATCTATATTGGAATTTATAGTAATTGACGTAATTGGTTCAAGAGAATAACCGCCATCATATCTTGGCTCACCACAGCGTTCGCCTATCCAACCCTTTGCAGAATTGCTAGTATAAAATACTTTAACAGTATCACCAACACCAATGACTTCCCCTGTTTTATTCAAAAATTTATACTCTTTTTCTTCTATATCATCAAGAAAATAAACAAACACTTTATGCGTTTCATCATCAACACCAATTACTCTAGCCTGTTTGCTTTTAACACTATCATTTACTTTTTCTTTGTCATTTTTCTTTTGAACAGTAGAAATTAATTTTGTAAGCAATTCAGAATTTTCATCTTTTTTATTAGTCACTCTCTCACCACCTTATTATTACACACATTGCAAGTCATTCAAATTCACTGAACTCCGGAAGATTATCAACATTGCATAATGAAATCGACATTTCATTTCCATTTATTGAAATTTCGCTTATTAAAAATCTCACATTATCCAATCCTAATTCTTCATTTCTGACTAATATAACATCCTCCACATCTAAATGAGGGAGCATTGTACAATCCAATTTAACGCTCATGCCAATAATGCTTTTCATTTTAAGATACATTTCAGCATAAGCATCTACGTTAGCCTGCTCATAGCCAAACATATCTTCCATTGTTTTAGCCACACGATATCCAACAAGACTAATTCTTACTGGGGATTTAGGATTATCATTTTCGGCAACGCCAACGAAACTAGCACCATCAAAATTTTCTCCCCAGACAGTCACTCTATTCTTTACATCGGAAAAGTTATAAGTCAAACTAGAAGAAATATATTCAGCAGTTGCCTTATCATCAAACACCCACATAGGGGCTTTGTTTTTAAACTCAAAGTCACTAGAGCCTCTTGTGAGAACCAAATGTCCTACATTATCATAATACATTCTGCATTTAAGACTGTTAGCCAACTCTGTAAATATATCTCCAAAATATGAACCTGTGCTTAGTTCAATATCTTCGCCAAGTTCAATATCTCTTGTATCAAAATCTATCAAAGGATTTATCGGGTCGGTAGGTCTACCGTTGCCTTTTTCTTGTGAAAGCATATCTACAAACATTTGACCGACTTTATCGCCAAGCTCAATTTTAGTAGCATTTTCAAGACAAGCGCCACCTGTTTCGGACGTAAGTAATCCAAATTTGTCTACACAGTCAACACTAATAATATCATTTTCTTGTGATATTCCTGTTGTAGTAAATATGCCTTTGCTAAACCAATATATGTCGCCTGTGTATCTGTCCTTTAATCCTTTATAATACCGGATTTTTTTATCAAACCAGAATGGACTATTTTCATTAGTATCATATTTATGGTCACGATTATAAATCTGAAAACTTAATTTCCCCTGAACACCTTGCCCATAAGTTTTAGAATAATTCTCACTATCAATAATAATATCATCAGTAATCTCGTAGATAGTATATTCTAAGTGGTCTAACACTTCAATTTTGGCAAGAACAATTTTCCCTTCATTCTGTGCAAGTCTAACATAATTTTGGTCATAGATATCATAATGTTCCATACCTATCACCTCAATCTGTTATTATTCTTGTTCTGGTCTGATTATCAGCATACATATCTCTTGTCTGAACAAAATCAATCTTAATAGTGTATGTTTTATAATTTCCACTATCATCAGGCGTATATGTATGAGATGTAATTGCTCCAAACCACACATTACCCATAGTATCTTTTATTAACACAGGCTGTTTGCTATTAACATCAGATTTCCATTTCTGAAACGTTTTATAATCTCCACCTGTCAATCCATAATCAGGGCAAGAAATATGCCCAAGTAAAAAACTCAAAGAGAATGAATCATAATCCATATTCCCATAAGTGATAACAGGTTTCCCTCTTTCGGTATCACTTATATCTCTTTTTATATTATGGTCAACATCACCAATGTCAGGATTTAATTGTACCTTCCAAGAAGATGTCACTTTAAATTGCTTATCACCATACATATAATTATAATAAATTCTTACATCTGTGATAAATTTAGACGGTCTTTCATAGGGAACTTCGGTTAAAAAATAAATCTCATAATCGTCAAAACTAGTTGCTATAGGCACTTTAGCCTGTTGATATACTGTGGTTGTCGCAACCGGGATAACAATATATTGATAAATCATATCACCACCACAAGTATAATCAATATAACTTGAAGCAGAAGTTTGCTGAACAGTTTCAAGATATTGTTGAGTACCATCAGAATTTATTCTTTGAATAATATAACTTGTTGGAGCAACTCCAGTAGCATTTTTCCAAGTTAATTTTACAGTATTTTTTACTGTATCTACAGTTGCTTTCAAATCAGTAATCCCGACTGCACCTTTAGGAATAGTGCAATTAACAACAGGACTTGTGACCTCAACATCATCTTGTGTCACTATTGTAATTTCCCCTTTGAAAGTAGCATCTGGTAATACCTCTCTAAAAAGATATTCCATTCTGCTAGACCATATTTTCTCACTCTGATTTATTATATTATCATCTTTATCATATATAGTCCAATAATAATACTTAATTGGATAATTGCCTTGTGTTGTTATGCTAGCTTCACACTTTATAACCTCATTGACAAAAGTCATCTTAGGAGTTATAACAGGAATAGCCTTAGTATTGAAATAATAATAAGGAGAAATAACAAAGCATTGATAAATTTCATATGGCGTATTTTCATCTATTTCTGGAACAGTTCCCTCTATGCCCACAAATCCAGTTTTATTATAGTATTTTGTAATACCATAATAACTACCATTAACTTTAATATATGTATTAGGGATTGTATCACTATCTGCTCTGGTTTTTCTATGTTTGCCAGTATCAAGATTAAGTCCTTGTTCAATAGGAATTAACCCTGTTTCTGATAATACAGTGTCCATATTTACAACTTTAACAGTACTAAGATAAAGTTCTGTACTAACAGGGATAGCATTTTTATCATCAAATGCCTCAGATAATTTAAGTATTCCCTTACTCTTGTTATAACCTACAACAGTTTTCCTACCATTCCCACTCCAATAACAATAGCAAGGTAAATTAATATCTAATCCTTTTTCGATAGGAATATAAATATTATTTGTTATATCTTCATCAGTTGATTGTACTGTAACTTTTGTTAACGGATTTTTTTGTATTTTACCTTTAGATGAGTATACATCTGGATAATAACCATTATCTATATCAACAGGCTCATAAAATTTTGCTCTCCAAAGATATTCGGTATTTTGAGGAATATCACTTGTATTTACAATATCTATTTCTTCGCCATTTCTAAACCCATCAGTGCTTTTACCACGTTCATAATAAATATTTCCTACTCTATCACCAGTCTGATAATCATACACATAAAAATCAGCTCCCATACAAAAGTCACCATTAAAAGTAATTTTCATACTAAAATTAGAACCGTCTATACAATTATTATTAGGATAAGCATTTGTGGGTGAACATAACATTATTTATTCCTCCTTTCATTTTTTGTTTCTGTTTATATAAAATCAGCCCACCATATTTCAGATGAGCTGATATAAATTATAAAGCAATTATTTAATACTATTGATTGCTGTCCGAAGTGTCTTATTCATATAACTCTTAATCTGCTCAATAACAGTATTGCTATCCTTTGAATCATAAACATTAAACGTGTTATTCAATGTTATAGACTTATTATTAACAATACTTTGTGCGTTATTAACTGTACTATTTGTAACAGGAGCAGTTATCGGAGTATTCCCAGTGGCAGTATTAGCAATAGCTTGGAACTGTTGTGGTGTAACAGTAGCGCCCAAACCACTTAAATAATCAGCAAGACTTACAGTTACATATTTATCATTGTCCTTGTTGTCATTAACATCTTTATTATAAATGTCTTCTGCCAAACCATTACGAATATTTTTTGCTGTATTTTCATCAATATGAAGAAGCCCATTCTCATCAACACCCAGTGCCTTTTTAGCCTGTTCAATAGCTAACTGGTCTTTGGCATTGCTTTCCATGTCAGAGAAAGTATCTTTATAAGCATTAGCACTATCAATTTGTTTATCAATAGCTTCTTGTTGCTTTTCATAAACCTCGATTTGTTTATCAATATCAGTTTCTTTTATTTCTCTTTTAACATCATCAAGTTCCTTTTGAGCGTCCTTAACAGCTTTTTCATCCTGGATCTGTACAAGTCCCTCGCCCTCTTTATAAACAAAAACTTTCTGTTTCTTTGCTTTTTCAAGATTATTCTGGGCTTCAATCAGGTCAAGTTCTCTCTGTTGCTCGTCATTTTTTCCTTTGAGAGCGTCTTTTTCATCATTGAGAGCGTCTATTTTACTATCAATAGCATTTTTTTCTTTTTCAAGAGCGTCTATCTGTTTATCAGTTACCGCCTCAATAGCATCTAAAAGAGTTGTATAATAATCTATCTGATTTTGAAGAGCATCGGAAATTGATTTATCTGCTGATTTAGAAGAACTACTATTGGGTTCTTTTACATTATTCTTATAACCATTAAGAATATTTATAAGTTCTTCCATAGCGGTTATGCTATCTTTTACAGATGCATAATCTTTGAACAAACCCGTTTCGACAGCATGTTTATAAGCATAAGCCGAAGATATCAGTGAAATTTCATGGGCATATTCTTCCATACGAAGCTTGGCTTGTTCAATTGCAGATTTCGTCATATCAATCTGACTATCAATATAATCATCTCTAGTCTGATACGCTTGTTTGCTTACACTTTCAAGAGCAGACTGTTCAAAAGTATAACCATCAGAAGTTTCAATAACGCTATTTTTTAATTGAGGATATAACATTATTAATTTAGTCATATCATCATAAGAAAGAGAATTGCCTTCGTTAAGAGTTTCTTGTGCTTTCTTTAACGTTGAAATACTATCATTATAGCTATCAACTTGTTTTGTGACTTCATCAAAAGAATCTCTTATTCTATCAGCATCAGAATAATTGAGTAAAGATTCTTGGAAAGAAGCAACATTCAAATCATCTTGCGCTCCTTGGAGTGCTTTCTTTCTTTCTTCAATTTGCTTGTCAAGGGCGTTTAATTCATCTAAATCTGCTTTACCATTGATATGTTTAAGTTTTTCAGCACGTTGAACATAAAGATTTTCAATCTCTTTAGAAACAGCATTAAATTGTTCCTGATACGATTTCTTCTCTTCAGCAATAGCATCTTTACCACCATCAACAATGATGGTATCATAGCTTAGCCTGAGAGCTTCTAAATCAATAGTCCAAGTCCCATCTTTCTGTTTAACAAACTTATCAAACAAAGACGGGTCTAATTCAAGAAGTTCATTAACCTCTTTAGCAGTCAATCCTGTACCAGCAGTTATTTTTTGCATTGCGGACTGGTATGTGTTAGAACCACTAATAATATCTTTGAGCAGTTCTTGAAGTTTGGTTAATGCCTCATTGAGAGAGGTTACTTCAGTTACAGCATTATTGGTGGGTGTAACTGTACCATCCAAGACATCAGACATACCATTAAATGCAAGGGCAATTAAATCAAGATTATCTGCACTATCTACAACTCCTATTTCAACAAGTTTATCTATAAACTTATCATATTTAGAATCATCAAGCATTTTAGCCGTAACTTTGCCTTGCTTTCCTAAATCTTGTAAATCTTGAACAACATCATTAAATTGCCAATTATCAACGACACGATTAAAAGCGTTTGCTTTGGCATTAGTACCACCTAATGCAATTGCATATTTATCCTGAAAATCATTTATATAATCAAGCCATTCATTTACAGCTTTATCATCTTCAGTTGTAGGCTCTCTTATATAAGAAATATCATTTGCTATTTCAGACCACTCATCATTCTTAGATGTTAAGTACTCCTCAATGTCGTCTAAACGCTTTTGAATACGTTCTCTTTCTTCGTCTGTTTCGGCACTTGATAAATCATCAAGAAGATTTTTCCTAATTTCAAACTGTGCTTTTATATACCCAGTTTCATTAGTTAAATATTCATCACTAATTGAATATTGGCTTACAGGCTTTTTGCCGTCAGGATTAACTTCATGTTCAAAAGGATCTTCGGTATCTTTTACCATAGTTTGAACAAAAGTTTTATTTTTCTTTTGATTATTAATTCTTTGTTCAAGTTCAAGTAAATCAATCTTTCTTTGTAATTCATTATTAGTGTTTACAAGATTATCATATTCTTCTTTTTCAGTAAAAGTAAGAGAATCCTTCCCTTTTAATTCATTTATCTTCTCAACAGTCGTCTGCAATTCATCATTTAATGATTTTAATTCATCTTCCGTTTTTTTACATTCAGACTTAATATTTTCAAGTTCTTCTTTTGACTCTTCAAATGAAACAGTTAAAGCATCTGTAATTGCTACAGTGGTGGCAATTGCTCCTGCTAATAAAATGAACCATCCAACAGGATTACTAATTAAAAATTTTCCAATAGCTTTGACTGTACCGCCAATTGCTTTGGTTAATACTTGGAACGATACGGCTTCACCATAATTAGCACCCTGCACACCTAATGCGGTTGATATCAACTTGGCGTTTTCGGCAGATAAAAAGCCTTTTGACATAGCTTCATTAATTTGTTCTGCGGTAAGTCTTATCGTTGCGTTTTCTTCAAGTTGTTTTTGGGTAACTAGTCCTGCTGATAAAAGAATTGATTTTGCATCTGCTTTATTGCATAATTCCTGCTGAACCAAAGAAACAGTTTCTTGCGCTGTCAATGCTTCTGACGAAGTAATAAGCCCCGCTTTTGTAAGAATAAGTTCTTTCTCCGAAGCAGAAAGTTGAGTTGTGGATAACGCTAATTTTGCCTGTTCTAAGGTCAGCCCATTAATTGATGCTGCATATTTTGCAATAGTAACATCATCAAGTACCGCACTTATACCAGTTCCCTTAAATGACATTGTAATAGTTTTAAAAGACTCAGCCGCCATTGTAGCTTGTTTTAAATCAGTTACCCAACTCTTTATACTAAATGCCCCAATATTTTGGAAAAGTTTTTTTGCTGATATTCCTGCTATAATAGTAGGTATTAATCCTATTTTCTCAACAAGTTTAGATACTACTTCAAAAATACTAGATACAGTTGTTAATACTCCATTCAACGGTGATGAAGCGTCGCCCAAAACATCTAAAACTCTAGTTAAACTTTGAAGAATAGTTTTCTCAAAATCACGAGTGATAGAAGACTGTGCTATACCAGTAAGGGTTTCTGTCAATTCATTTTTAGCGTAATCAACGGAATCTTTGATTACTCCCATCTCACGGTCAGCAGAACCAGCAGATTCATTTTCGATAACATTCATAACATCTTTCGCTGCTTGAATGTTGCTAAGTATTGCTGCACCAGCCTGAGCTTGATATTTGCCAAAAAGTTTTTCAAGAAGTTCTTGCTGATTTTTTTCGCTTAACTCATCATATACGTCAGCAATCTGAACAAGGTAGTCATAAATTGATTTATAATGTTCCTGTGTTTCATCTGTAAATAACGATACACCTTTATAATCATTGCTTGCAGCCTTAGTCAAATCAATTACTTTACCTGTAATGTCTACAAGATCATCAGATAATTCTTCGGTGCTTTCGTCATACCCTCTTACCCTCATAGCAACGCTCTTTAAAGCGTTACCCATTTTTTCACTATCTTGTAAAACTTCCTGACCTGCTGTAAACAACGCAATAGTTTCAGATAGAGTTGAGTTCATTGCTGCCATTGCCGCCGAAGAACGAGACAAGCCAGATATGATATCATTATTGTCCGTTGCAAAACGGTTGCCTATCTCATTAATTGGTGACATTATTCCTTCTTTAACGTCATCAACATCAATTTTAAATGCCTTCATAACACTTACAAGTCCAGTTGTCGCCGTATCAACGTCCATGCCCGGAGAAATGCTTGCAAACATTGATGAAAGTTTAGACATTTCTGTTGCAGCTTCTTTTGTCGAGAAACCCAATCTAGACCAACTGGACGCCTGAGAAATTACTTCCTTAGTAGTAACACCTAACTGTTTAGCAACATCATTAGCAGAATAATAAAAATCCTCTAAATCTTCACTAGTACCCTTGAAAGTCTTTCTTAAATCAATCAACTCAGTGTCAAGTTCAGCAACAGTTTTAAACATGCCTCTGATTTCTCTTGCAATAGAGGCTGTTACCATTGTCAAACCCATCCATCTAGCGAACTTCTGAGCATCTGCCCAAAGCTTCTGAAATACCGTTCCACCCTCAAGCCCTAACGCCTTAACTTCAGACCTCATAGCCTTGAATTGAGAAGTTATCTTCTGAATATCGCCATTATCAGCCCCAGATTTTAACTTACTCATCATAGCATTCCATTCTTGTGAAACAGTCATGCCAGATGTAAGAGTCTTATTAGATTTCATTGCTTTACCATTAGCCATAGCAAAAGCTTCAAGTTGAGCAACAAGAACTTTTATCTTACCTTTCTGAACATCAACGCCATTAGTCTGTTTTAATTGAGTTTGTAAATCCTTGGCAGAAGTTTCAACCGTTTTAATCTGGTTATTAAGATTAGTCATATCATTGACCAAGGTAGCAAAAGCAGTAGTGTCAACCTTGCCAGTTGTATTACCAACAGTAACCATTGTACCAACAGTTTCTCGCATTTGAGTAAGTTTAGTAATAAACTGATCTAATTGTGCAATCTGAGCTTGCACACTAGATTTATTAGAATTATCAGCAAAAATCTTACTGTTTTTCAATCTGTTCAGATTGACAATTGATTTTTCAATGGCTGTAGCATAATCACTAACTTGTTTAATGTTTTTAGCCATTTGGGCATCGGTTTGATGATTTTGAGCAATAGTAGCATCTTCTCTTGCTTTTTTCACCTGTTGTGTAACATAGGCTTCTTGCTCTTCAAGAGAAACAATATTTTTTAAAGTCCCACTTTGCATTTGCAAATTTTGCAAAGTTTTTTCTTCATCATGTAACTTTTGCTCTAAATAAGTTTTATTGCTTACATCAGTAGAACTAAGTTTAGAAATCTGAGTTTGTATCTGATAAATCTTATTCTGGCTTTCAACCTGACTATCAAGATTGATTTTAAGCCTTTGATAATTCGTCACAAGTTCTTGTATCCTTGCCACATATTTATCTAAGACAGCAGGATTTTTAATACTTGTAATACCACGTTGTAACGATGCCATTTCTTTAGCAACATTACCAACTAATAATTGTTGCCCTTTCCATTCATTTGCAATATTACTAAGATAATTCTTATATATAGCAGTTTTAGTTGCCATATCATCAATCTTGTTTATCTGGTCAGAATTTATAGTAAGCCAATTTGAATTTCCAGAACCTTTGAATAATTCTTGCAATGCTTGAAATTTAGTCTTAGCATTATCCAATATATTAAGAATACTAGTTAAAGCCGAAGATTTACCTGCTTGGTCTTCAATATTATTAAGATTAGAAAAAGAAGAAGTAAGATTATCAATCTCTGTTTTCATTGCTTGAACCGGGACTTTAGAATTATTGATACTATTTATAAATTTATCAATATTATTTCCCGTATCAATCTTAACAGTTTCAAAACCTTTTGCTCGGAGTTGAGTAGCAACCTTTTCAGCATTATGGTACTGAGTAACCATCTGATTAAGTTTATCAATTTGAGTTACTACATTTGCTTTCATTGAAGCCATTGTGACTTCATCAGCATTTTTTAACGCCTCTATTGATTGCTCTACTTTTATATACTGCTGATTAAGATTATTAATATTTTCATCAGACTTTACAGATTTGCCACCATTTACATCCTCCCAAGAAGAACGTATTTTTTGTAAATCAGATGTGAACGATGTTTGCAGAGCTTTGATTTTATCATTATATTTTTGCTGAGAAGCGATTAATTTTTGGATGCCCGCATCGGCTTCCCTAACATTGGAAAGCATATATACAAAATTAGGATTATCTTCATCGCCAATATTTTTCCAAGTATATGCAAACTTCTGTAATTCACCAGTTGCAGACTTAACCTCAATAGTAAAATACTTTATAAGATCAGAAGACCCACCTCTTGCATTCATAGTCGGGTATTTTATTGATGAAGATGATACTTCTCCAAACTTCTTAAAAGCTTGAATTGCTTCATTAATACCATTTTCACTCCCGCTGAATGTCATCAAAGATGAATCAATATAATCTCTAAAATTACTTGAAGATTTTAAAACCTTATTTTGTTTTTCTTGTGCCTTGGTGACTTCTTCAATGGCTCTTAACTTCTTTTGAGCTAATTCAGTAGAATTTTTAGTGACAGTTGTATTCTGATTTTCAACATCAATAGATTGCTTTATATTTTCAGCATATGCCTTTTGAACATTGGCAACCTCATTATAGACACTACTAAATTGTGCCATTGTACCGATAGCATTTTGGGCGTTGTTATCAACGACTGTATAACTTAAACCAATTTTTTCAAGCGTACTATTCAAAGAACTTGTATTAGTTCCGTTGGCAGTAAATTGGTTAAATAAATCTTGCGTTATTTGGAGTTTACCATCTAAATTTGTAAATCCCGAAATAATATTCTGAATTTGTTGCGCCGTATTAATTAATCCAGATGAACCAGAAATATTAGCTATGCTAGAAAATAATTTGTTAATATCAAGTTGGTCAAGTTGAGAAATGGTAGTAAAAGATTTATTAATTTCGGACAGAAAATTTAAAATCTGTTGCCTATAATTTATAAGTATATCATCAAGAGTACTACCTAATTTCCATAATGCACTATCATCAGGGACACCAACAACATCTTTATTTCTTAAATTATTCCAAGTATCCCCAAATATTTGCTTGAATTGTTTATTTGTTCCTAAATATTGCCTAGTAGCTACATCGCATTCACCAACTGCATTAGCAATATCATGATATAATGCTTTAAAATTATTAAACGCTGTTATCGTTTCTTGATTTTTAAATTGTTTCCCATAATCTTGAGCAAATTGTTGCAACGCTTGTTGAGCCTTAGCTATTGCAGAAAAATCCTGCTTTTGAGTTGTAACTTGGAATTCTCTCATCAGAGATTGAAGTTCAGTTTTAGTTTCAGACGTTAATGACTTTATGTCAAACGCCTTTATAAAAGCATTTGACATTGCTTTAAGATTTTCCAAATCAATCTGAGAAATATCCACCTTTGGAGCAACTACTGCTTTTTTATTAATTGCATTAATCTGGGTAGTAACAGTCTGATTAACTTGACTTAACTGTGACTGGACATTTGAATTGACATTAAGATTTATTGCTTGCTTATTATTAAATAATGACTGTAATTGATTCTTAATATTATTAATTGAATCATCAGATAATATTGCATTTATTTTTATATTTGTATTTTTGTTATTGCTTAATTGTTGCTGAATTTTCTTAACTTCTTCAGGAATATTCTCCATTCCTAAAGTGACGGGTATCCTAATTTGTAAATCTTCTGCCATTTCACTTCACCTCTAATCCTTGTTTTTGTAACCCTTGTTTTAACGCCTTTTTATGCCATTCATAATCTTTTAACTCGTCTCTTGTATTCTCAATAAAAGGGCGAGGGACACCATCATATTCCCAATTAGAAATATCATATCCTCTGCCACTTTCAATTACCCCCACAATTTCTTCACCAGCATTTGCAGATTTTTTTGTTTTTTTATCACTTGGGTCATAATAATACGGAGAGCCTAAAGTGTTATTTTCCACAATAAGTGTATTCCCATCAATAGAACTATTAATATTTCTATTATCTAATAATCCGTTTTCATTCATTCTTCTAGCATACCTACTAGGGTTATATACATCATAAACATCTTGTGCAATATGGTTTTGCATTACTTCTGTTACTGTTTGAGCAACATCGGTCAATAAAGCAATGTCAACCTTTTCTTGTAATGCTTTTTCAAGTTCTTTAAGGCTTTTGCAAACTTTAGCCATTAAAAATCACCAGACTTTAATAATCTCTCCATTACTTTACTATCATGTTCTGCAACACTCTTATCATGAGCAAGGCAAATTACCGTGATTTCCATTCCTGCTTTACAATCTGCACTTAATATTCCAAGAATAGATTTCATATCTACTGTACGATTACCTAAATCAAGATAAACCATACTTTTGAGTGCATTTGTTTCTGATACGATTTTATTAACCATCCTGCCAGATAAAGATATAGGGAGTACCATAGTAAACTTACTGCTTTCCATCGGCATTATCTCCCCCAACAACATTATTTGTAGATATTGCAACAGCTTTGCTCTTATTCGATGTATTTGTCTTATTAGACTTCTTCTTAGTCGATACAGTCTTAACCTTAGTTCCGTTATCATCATTTTCAGTCTTTTCGACAACATTTTCTGTCACCGCCTTGACAATACTCTTAGAATTTTTATCCATATTCTTTGCAAAATCAGTAGCTTGTGTCATAACTTTCTTCATATCATCTGCATTAAACTCGCCAAAAGATGTAGAAAATCTGTCAATGGCATCCTGAACAATATTGATAAGGCTAGCAAGAGCATTATTAAGAGGATTACCAACCTGCTTCTTTATATATTCAATTTTTTCAGAAATAGCATTATCAATCATAACATTCTGATGAGGATTAATTTTATTAAGAAAATCTGTATAATAACCATTAATCCAATCAATATAAAAATTCTGAATATCATCATTGGGAAGTTCATCAGGGCAGTAATACTTCATCTTATAAAAAGCCGAAACTACAGGAGTATATTCAGGCTTATATTCTATCTCATTTGTATTTTCATTGGTGAAAAACACACTGCCAACAACGGTATTTACTAACTTACTCATCTCAATCAGTTCAATAGTATCTCTCATATTCTTTTTCCTTTCAAACTTTATTTTGTTTCTTATCTGACTTACGCCTCTTTTCAAGTTCATCGTATGTAATCCAATTATCACCATTTCCATTGCCATATTTAATACTGCGACAATACCAATAAAATGGGATATCTCTAAACTTATATTCAAATAATTTTCTCTTCAATTTTGCAGTTGTGTCGGGTAATCCCTTGACATCTACAACAATCCGTCTATTATCTGCGAAAGAAATAACATAATCAGCTACATATTTTATAGATAATATCTTTTTACCTTCAAAATTCACAAACCCCTCTTGCAAAATATAAGGAACTTGCATTTCATATGAAACGATTTCGCCTATATCAATTTTAGGCTCAATCCATTCAATAAGGAATTTCATTTCCGTTTCACTATCAAAAGTTATACCTTTATATGTACGTTTTTTCTTTCCCTTTTCAGATAAATCAACATTATATTTTGATTTCTTCATTTAACTATCCTTTATCAGATTATAAAAAATAGGGAGACAACCACATTTGACGGTTGCCTTAATGGTCATCTCCCTATAATTTTATTCTTTTATAAACTTTGTTCTATTCTTTTTGGTCTTTGAATTAGGCTTGTCTTGAATAATCTCATTTACATTATCATTGACAATATTAGTTTCTGAAACTTTAATGTTGTCTACATCAGTTTCAGATTCAAATTTTATATCATCAGCCAATATTTCATCAACAATAGCCTTAACATTATCACAATATTTAATGTCACCATGTGTATCTATTGCATTCTGTAATTCTGTTCTAGCCTTGTCTTTACTGTACTCGCCATTATGATACATAATAATAGGTATATGATATGCAAAATGAGCTGGACAGCAAACTACCCTACGCCATTGCAAGGTTTCGGGTGTATTTTGCTGGCAGGTATTGCAAGCCTTAAATTCTTTCCCGCAGACCAAACAATGCCTGATTATTTCCATATTTATTTAATCCTTTATCAAGCGGTCTTGTAAACCTTGAAGTCCCAGAACTTGGAATTGCCCACTCCACACTTGTCAACAAGGCTCTTGAACTGGAAGGGATGCTCAACACCATCGCCACCCATATCAAAATCAAAGTTAGCATTCCAGTCACAACGATAAATTTCAATCTGAATGAAGTAAGTCTCATCACAGGTGTTCTTGCCAAGGCAATTAATAAAGGTATGAGTGGTCTTACCATATGTATCAGCAGAGTTGCCTACGGAAGCACCGTCCTTCTCATACTCATAAACTACCTCGATAGTACCAGCATTAGCAATGCCAGTAGGAAGCGCAATCTTCTTAGTGCCGGGAGTGTATGCAACATGAGATGCATCCTCAGAAGAAGCCTGTTCATACTTAGTAGTTGTGCCATCAATAGTGATAAGTACATTAAGAAGTTCAGAACCGGCAGTACCAACAGCAGTTTCAGCAGTAACTACTTCAGTAGCGTTGTCCTCAAAAGAAATAACCTCTCTCTTTCTGAACTTAATCTTACCAGATACAGGGTCAGAACCAGTCTGGAGAGAAAGCAGAGAGCCAGAAATATAACCAGAAGAGCCAGAGCCTTCAACAGCCTTATTCTTCTTGATAGTGAACAGTACAGTATCATTCTTACCAGTTACATCAGCACTATCCTCAGAGTTAGAAAGAGTAATATTCTTAATTTCATCAAGAATATTAAGGCAGGTATCATCAGTACGAGAATAATTCTCGATTGTCTCTACGGATGTAATCGTCCAGCCCTCAAGCATTGCAATTGCAGCATTAGCCATAATTATTCAATCCTTTCATATAATAATTCTTTGTAATTTACTATCGCCTATTTTCTTCAAATCTACTGTACCAAAATAATATCCGGACATGATATTGTCAATTTCAGCGTTTTTATTTATCTGCTTGTATGAAGCATATAAATCATATAAAGTAATATTTTTAACCGTTTCAAAATTATATTTGAAATTACAGTTATTCACAAGAAATAAAATAACGCCATCTAAAACAGATGACGATTTACTATCTTGTTTATTTTGAAGTCGAGCTTTTTCACGTTCACGCTTTTTCTTAGCCCTATCCAAAATATAATCTCGTGTTTCTTTTTCAGGGACTTTTCTATATTCACGATTTTTTTCAGCGTGTAAAATACAGCATAACAAATCTGATAACTGTTCATAAATAGCTTTATTAAAAATCACTTGGTCTTTACCATTTACAAATATTACATTCTTATTATCGTCATTGCTTTTTGCCCATATGTCAGAACAATCAAGTGTGGGAAATACTAGTCCCCAACGGTGAATAATTTTATCACTTTCTTTACCTTGTTGTATTTCGGACAATAATGATAACAAAAACATCACAAATACTTCATATTCTGTAACATCTGTCCAGTAAATTCCAATCTCTTTTAATTCCAACATTAAATCAGTAGGTGTTTGAATAAACAACGAAGCCGTTTGGAGATATCCTTTTTCAAAAGCAACATCTCTGTCTTCGCCCCAAACATCGCCAACCATTGGAATGTTTACAGTTATTAAATCATTAAACTTATACTGTTTTTTATTAAGAAGATTAAATTTCGCCATTATTTAATCCTTATATCTTATTCTATCCGACCAATCCGTTACACGGAACGTAACCAGTCTGCCAGTATATTTATTAGTCCCCGAATTAAATATACTGTTAGAAACATAATGAGACTTGGCAATACCAAAACAATCTTTTTCACCGAAGTCTTTTCTCAATTCTCTTACAAGAATATCGTTTCGTAATTTGTCTTTATACTTTGGCATTTTATAATGAGTTAATATCCAAAAATATAAAGTTACCTCTATATAGGTTTTATTAACTCTCGATATAACAGCATCAGATAAATCATACAAAATAAACGACCCTGTTTCAGTTATTGTATCCGGTATGTACTGATTAGGGAAAATATGTGTCCACATTAACTCATCTGCTTCTTCCAAACTATATTCACCATCACTAAGAACTTCTACAATAGTCGGGTTGGCAAGCAAAGTATTCGTCACAAGATTTCGATAATCCTCTATTAAATTATCATTTTTCCCCATCATACACCCCCTACAATATTAACCGTTATCTCACCTGTATTTCCTGTACCATCATCACATTTAAGAACAAAACTTTTACCAATAACATTCTCATTTTGAGAACATTTTATCTTGCATTTATTTTCACCAGTCACCGGAGTTAAAGTAATACAACTCTGTACATCAGGTGTAGCAACAATATTCCATGTAACAGGCGTTAGGATATTTGCAGTAAATGTTTTATAAGACCCGCCTACTCTGATACTGGGATTGCCAACATAAGTAATTTCAATATTGTTTGGCGAAACAGGTTTATTATAATCGCAAAGCCATTCTTCAATATTATCTGTATCGGGATTATAAACATCCTCGCTAAATATCAAACATAATACTCGGCTTTCAGCATAAGATTCACTGACAGTATCAATTCTTGTAATTCTATACGGTATCGGATTTACGTTGTTATAATCAATAAACATTCGTTTGGTACGGTCAAGATAAATTGTCTCATTATCTAAAGATGTATATACCAAAAGCTGATTATAACCCAATGTAAGAATTTTATTTCCCTCTTCTCCGGTATTATATTGCGAAGCATTTTCAACGTGAAATGGCTGATAAATTATATTACCATCATCATCTTGCCATTTAGCAATATAATTACATAAATACAAAACTACTTTTTCATACACCTTGTTATTAGTAGGCATAGTCATTATAAGCCAAATATTCCATCTATCATAATCTTCGTCATATACTTTAACATATTTGTAATCCGAAATTGTTTTCAAACGAGTTAATAATTGGCGTTGCCAACCTTTCGTTTGAGTTTCAGGAGAATTGCCTTGTATAATACCCTCGGTTTCAAATTCTTCTTCAAACGAATTTGTTTCTTTATCAAACTTCCCTTTACAAAGAAGAATTTTATTTGATAAGGGCGAATCTATCAAAAAATCATCTATACCTAAATTAGCGTTAAATCGGAAATCATTTTTTTCTGTTCCCCCAGTATAATGTGGCGAATTAATTAAATACCATTCTGTACTCATAAACTCACCTCAATTATAGGCTGTTGGTAGTAATTTATCATAAAATTCTGCTATTTTTGTATCAACATAATCCAATTCTTCTTTTGCGTGTGCCTTATCAGCACTTGTATTATTAAGAGTTAAATCCTTGCCAATAATATTAGTCCGTTTTATAATTCGGTCATATTGGCGTTCACAATAATAACGTTTGATTGTATATCCAAGAATTTGAATATACAAATATGGCAACGAGATTAATTTTCCATCTTCATCATAATACAAAAAAGACTTTGTGGAATCATCAAATAGTAGAGGCTCAATTTCCTTTGAAAATTCTTCAATAGCCATTTTAAACCACTGCAAAATAAGCTCGTCATTAAGTTGATATTTTTCTTGAAATGTGGCTTCAAACACATCGACCACATCTTTATATGTAGTGATTGATATTTTCACCACATCCTTTCTTTTATACAGTCATACCACAAACGGCTTCACATTCTCTAATTTTATTAAAGTCATTAAAACCACATTCTCTAATGAGTTTAATCAGAAGAACCTTTTCTGCTTGTGTAGTAAAAGTTCTAGTAACTTCCTTCTTAAAGTCGTCAAGTCCTTTAATCGCAAAAATCTTTTCAACCTTATTCTTATCAATAAGTTCAGATGTAATATCAAGATAATCCCTTGTGAGTTTATCATCTATAAAAATAGTTGCATGGTCGCCGTTCCCATTACCACGAAGAAGTTTATTTCCATTTTCAAACTGTGAAATTACTTCTGCACGAGATAATCTTATCGAACCACCTGCTTTGATATTTACCTCTCCATTGGTTTCAAGTTTATTAAACCCAACCATCCAGTTAGCAAGATTTTTAAGTGTTATCTTTTCTTCCATGTTTAATGGTTTGATTTCTTCTTGAACATCAGATACATTTTCATCTGTAATAGCATCGTTTGTAGTTTCAATAACTGTATTATCTTCAGGAATTGTATTTTCAATAATCTTTGTTGTGTTCTCTCTTTTAGCCATATTGTCAATATATCCTTTCATGTGCTTTAATTATGGGTTACTGATTTAGTAACCCATAATCATTACCACTTAATTAAAATTAAAGATTTGTGTCAGAAAGCATACCGAGCTGGAATTCTCTGCCACGAACTACCGTAGTAGCAAACTCTACATCAAATCTAGACAGAACATGACCAGTGGTAACATCATTACCGCTAAATGTAGTCAAACCACCTCTTGTCCAAGACTTAATGGGAGAGCCAAACTGCCCACCAGTAGGAACAACAATAGCAAGACCTGCATCAAGCATGGTGCTAAAGTTGTCGCCAGCAGCATTGAGGTTAGAATAATCATAAGGATTAGTCATCTCTGCAAGAATTGCACCATTATAAACACCAAGAATACCCTTTGTGCGAATGTCTCTAAGGTCATCAGCAGAAATACCCTGAATATAGCCGTATCTGCTACCATTGTAGGCAACCTCAGAATTAAAACCAGCCCAAGGAGTAAACTGCTGAAGAAGTGCATAATCACCAATAACAGTTGCGCCAGTGCCAAGTCTTCTTACCTTCTTGAGAACATCGTCAACACCAATCTTAGTAAGACCCGCACCCTCAAAGAAATACTTTACAGGAGTTGCATTCTTAACAGCATTATAAGCGTTAGTTACAATTTCCTTCTTCATCTTATTGATAATGTCAATTCTAACCTGATTCTTACCTTCATTCTCCTTAGACATATCACCAAGCATAAGTCTACGATAATCAGTAGCCCAACCGCCAGAAATGGTCTTTGTACCAATGGTGTACTTCTCAGCCTTAATAGCAGGGAAAATTACATCAGCATTAAGAGCCTGTTCACGAGACTTATCGCCAATAAGTTTCCAAGAATCTATCTCAATAGACTCATCATAGCCCAGAGATTCAAAGTCGCCAAAAATACTCAGGTTCTGTATCTCGGCAGTAAGGAAAGGTTCAACAGAATACTTTCTGATAGTATTAAGCTCAGCAAGAGACTTCGCATCGCCATTAGCAATACCCTCGCCCAGTTCCTTAATTTTATTTACAACTGCATCTGTCTTCTTACCGTACTTAGACGTATCCTTACCATCAGTAAGTGCAGAGAAAATCTCTACGATAGGGGAAGAATGCTTAATTTCATTTGTAAGAGTAATATCAGAATCTCGTCTTACATTATTCATTTCAAAAGTCATAGCCATAATTATTTTTCGTCCTTTCTTGTTAATTTACTTCACAATAACTTCAACCAGAACACCATTGCCGTCAAAATCGATCTTCTTTACAACTTTAAAATATACTCCACCATCAGAAATACCTGAGTCAGAAGTCATAATATGAAAATTGCCGTCAGCACCAGCATTCATAAGAGTTGTGCCAGCAGTAATAGAAGCATAAGTCTCGGAAGAACCGTATGTAATACTATCAGGAGAAACCTGAAGGCATTTACCCTTCCAAGCAGATACATCCCAAGCTGTAACAAGTTCGCCAGCGGGAGTTACAAAATCCTTATAAATATCATCGCCTCTGCCATAGTTTGCAATAAGCTTAATACCAAGACCAGTAGTAGGAGCAGAAACCACTACGCCATCAGTAACAGTACCGAGGAAGAAATTCTTTGTACCACCAGCAGCAGCCTTAACTGTACCATCACCGACACCAGTCTTCTCAATCTGAGAAATTTCATATACCTTAATCATTTACAAAATCCACCTTTCTAAATTAATAAATAGAACCATCATCATTGCTATTTATAGAAGTATCATCTACATCAGCAAAAATATCAATCTTCTTAGAGTTCTGTTCTGCAAGAACTTTTGCCTTTTCAGCCTCAGAAGCGATAGTTGCCTTACCAATACCCTCATAAATCTTAGCCGTAATAGAATTAATTTCAGACTTGATAGGGTCAGCATTAAACGCTTCGATTTCAGTTTTTGCATATTCCTTCTGTTCATCAGTAAAATCAGCCAGAGCAGTATTAAGTTCAGACTTCTTCTGTTCTACCTTAACAGCATTAAGTTCATCCGTAAGTGTATTCTTTTCAGCAGAAATTGCTTCTACTTCACTCTTTGCTGTTGCAAGAGACGCTTCAAGTTCAGATACCTTTTCTGTTAAAGAATTAACTTCTGTTGCCTTAATTTCAAGAGCAGAATTAAGTTCAGCAATTTTTGACTCAAATTCCTCGGTCTTACTATTGCACTCAGAAATAGTAGCCTTAATGGAATCTGTAATCATACCAAGTGTCTTTTCATCCATTGTTATAGATTCCTCCTTAATATCATTTTTTTTATTATTCAATTCAAGTAGTGAAGCTGTGTGGTCGGATGGCTGAATACCACAGCCAAGAAGAGCATATCCAGAAAATTCAAATTCAATAGGTATTCTTCCGAAATCTTTATATCCGTATAAATAAACTATTGCTGGGTTATGCTCGGTTCTTACTATTTCAACACTACCATAAATTGTTTCATTGTTAGATAGCTTTTCAGATAAAAGGTCAATACAGTCAGAATATCTCATATAATCTAATGTGCCTTCGCCTACAAAGACCTTTTTTGTTTCATTATTTTCATTAGCAATTTCATCAATATATGCTTTGTCAAAGTGACCTATTGTGGTAGCATTGCTTAACAATGGAACACCATCTTTATACTGACCTGTCTCACCATGACCAAGAATATCCGTTTTACTATCATCTACAAATTCAACGGTTACACTTGAACCAATAAGAGTGTCTTTTACTTTTTCAACATACTCATCTATCCAAGTAATACCATTGTCGTTGTATTCTGTGCCTGTTTCATCAACAATACAGGATTTATCATAAATTTCAGCAAGAATAAGTTTAAATCTCTTATAACCTGTCTTTTTTTCCTGTTTATTGTTAATTTCAAAAAGTTTCATTATTAATCACCACCTTTCCATCAACTTGTACTCGGTTTAGGCTGATCATTGGTGTTATTCCCCTGAGTGGCTAATGTACTATCATTTGTTGCATTTTCTACACTAGGTCTACCACCCTTATCTTCTTCACTTGAATTATCATCACCCGAAGAATTATAAGATGTCGGATGGGGTGTGTATTTATCGTCCCATTTTTCTAATTTTTCCATATCCATAAGAGATAAATATGCGTCCAAATCCCAACCAACAGAAGTGATCCATGTAGATTTACTACCACTACCAGACATATAGAGTTCTTTATTCAGAGCAACAAATTTATCTCTATTAACAAGACTTGTCGGGAGATAATAAATCTGTATTTCGTTATTTTTATCTCTTACAACATTTTTGTTTATCACATAGGATAATTCGGCTGCAATTTCTGTAACCCAAGTATAAACCTTACTAAATAATAGCTCAAGACTAAGTTGCTGAGATGAATAGTTGCCACTTTCACCGTCAAGAAGACCCAACGCAAAACCTAGTCCCAAAGCAATATTTGAATTAAGTTTAGGTTCAATCTCTTCGTTTAGAATATCTACGCTTGTATCAACAGAATCAATCTTTGTCCCCGCAGCAACAGTAAAGAACGATGTTCCTCCACGATTATTTTTTGTCATAACCGCACTTTTTACCGTCTTATGCTGTTCTTCTTGTTGCGTTCTGGTTAAACTACATCTTCCTTTTTCGCCTTCAGGCAAAGTTTGATAAATTATTTTGTTATTTACTTCACCTAATACACTTCTTTTTGTAGTGATTAAATAATCGTTATAAAAAATATCTATAAGAGCAGGAATTGTAATTGGTCTGCCATAGGGTTCACGTCTATCGCTTTTTATCTTATGAACAACTGTTTTGTTATTATCTAACACAAGCCAACTACCCGATGTTTCATTGTTCTTCCACTTTTCATATCCGTTACGAATGTCATAAGGATAACATTTAAGTTTATTTATTTTCTTTTCTTCTGTAAATTGATTAAAATAATCAAGGTCAAACGCAATTACAGGTCGATTATTTTTGTAACCTCTTATTTTTACATAATCAACAGGTAGTGGTATCATTGCCACAGAAACATCTAAATTATTCAGTTCCATAAGCCCCGTCATTTCATAGTCAGAGACAAATTTTGTATTATCTACCCCTTGACCCTGAATATCAAAATAATAATAACAAGCACCATCTAAACAATCTCTAAATAAAAAATCTCGTATTATCCCCTTATCATTAATATAGTCAAGGACATTTTCAACTTTTTGTTTATTATCTTTAACCTTTTTCTTGCTCTTACCAGTTGATGTAAGAATATGAGAAAGGCTAGGCAAAGAAACTATATAGTCAACAGCATTTGATACAATGGGGTTAGTATTATATACTTTTCTGCTCAAGTCTCGAATTTGTTTGTTATTAACTATCGGATTAGATAATATTGATTTAATTTGTTCTGGTGCATAATTAGAAAACAAATCAAAATTTATATTGGCATATACTATATTGCTCCATTGAGAATTAAATTCATAAGATTGCTCCTTTTTTTCTATATCACCCATAACTTCACCACCTTTCTCATCTTTATAGTTAAGTGTTTAATTTATAAAAGTTGCATAATCATAATCAGAGTTATCTATTTCTTGTGCAAATTTATTTACATACCATAACATATAAATCATTGCCGATACACGGTCTTTATCTATTTTTTTTACAACCTTATCAATAGTAATTCCACCATTATTAAGGTGCTTCATTTTTAGATTAGCTGCCTCTTCTATAAAAGCATCAGTTTCCATAAATGGTCTGACATTATCGTCAAATTTATCCCATTCTCTATCTTCAAAATCACAATCCTGACGTTTTTCAAGAAGCTTTAATTTCCCACTATCCACCATATCTATAAAAATTGTTACTATTTCACTCTGACAACTTTGTGCTTTGAGGTTATATAATACTTTTGGAGAATTAGGTATCTCTGGTGTATTATCATCGTTCATTGTGTCCCAACAACCTATGCTTTCTTCTGTTATAGGGTCAAACGATTCCTTCAACAACTCATCAACTAAACCTGCACCAAGACCATTACCATCTACAACAACAGCTTTGGCATTGTACTTTTTGAATATCTGCTTTACTTTAATTGCTTGCGCTGTGAAGTTTAATATATTAGGAATTTTAATAATATTTACGACATCAATAGATACAATTCTGCTTTTATCAGCACTTCTTCTCACTTTACCAACAACAACAGACGATTGGTTATTTGATGTTTTCTGACTTCGTGCTACGTCAACTCCGAGATAATATTCATCTGTTTCGTTCTTTGATTCTATCACTGCTTCCGTAAGAGTACGACAATTCATCAACCTATTTATATTTACTAATGCTCCATCAGAGCAACCAACCCATTCTTGTTCATAGTTTTGTGCAAAAGCAACAACTGATGAATTTTTCTTTTTTGAAAGTATTTTACTTTTGTTACTACCTCTTCCATACCAACATGGAAGTTGCCAGTTACTTCCAAGAACAATTTTCCCCTTCAAATTTTCCATATCATCAATCATAGTAATACTACGTTGGTATTCGTCAGAACCTCTAAATCCTGCTGTTGTGAAAAAATGAATTTGCTGATTTAACTCCATAGGGTCAACGATTGCCAGTTTTCCAACTGTAAGTCTGGGAACTTCAACAACAGGTTCAAGTGCATCTTGAAATAATACATTATTCAATAAAGCTGATTCCTCTATCTTTAAACGCCTACGTCGTTGTCCTTTAGTAGACTGAGCATTTGCAATAGCATCAATAGTTGAACCATTTTTAAATTCAATATACGCATTACCTTTAGAAAATTTAGGGTCATTTTGGAGTTCATTCTTTAATAAAGGATATAACTTTGATATTTCATTCCATTTTGCTTTAAGCAAATCAGCAGCATTCTCTTTTGTCTGCGCCGACAATGCTAATTCAATGTTAGGAAAAAACATAGCTACAACAACCATTGACAAAACCTCATCAAATGTTTTACCATAGCCACGAGAAAATACCCCATACATACTCATAAATCTTACATCACAACGCAAAAAAATTCGCTGGTCTAAATGTAGATTTATACCGCCTGTTTCGGGCTTCATTAAGTCCAAAAGTAAATCAGGATAGAATTTTGCCCAACTTATAAAGTTGTAATAATTATGAAGATTTTTACCAAAGATACTATCACTATTTTTTTCAAACTCTTTTATTCTCTGCTCATTCATTCGTCATCACCGTTTTTATAATCCTTTGGCAATTTTATAAATGTTTCAACAGAAGGTCTGTTTTTTTCAGAGGTATCATCTGTAAAAATCCCATAAGGGTCTCCATACTGAGATAAATAATCGTCTTTCATCTTATCATAAAAAGCATATACATCTTTATATTCGCACAATGGAAGTCCTTTAAGCCTGCGACAATAATTTATGTAACACCAAATAATAAAATCCGGGGCATCATTGGGTTGATACCTAAATTTGGGGAGTATTTCAATTATATCAACTGCTTGTTCACACGCCTTAGATATTTCAGAAATACAAGTTACACCACCCTGTAAATCAGCTTGCGTAAGTTGTTTAGGTGTAAGTTTTGCTTTGTCTGCTGCCTCCTGAGCTGCTTTGTTCCATTTGTCTGCGCTCCCTACGTCCCCTTGTGCCGTAGCTTCCTCTTCTTTTACTTTAAAACGTACATATGTAGCAAGTGCTTCCTCATGAAGATTAGTTTGGATCGAATAGTTTTCTTTTAGTTTGTTAAATTTTTTAACCATTTTTCTATATTGAGTCTTTGTATAACCATCTCCAAACAAATCTAGCACATCATCAGTAACTACAAAATCATCAACTTGTTTTACATAAACCTCTTCATTTCTACTTACAGTTTTCCCAGTTGTTGTAACCGCCGAGGAAACCGTTTTACCTTGAGATAATAAATTTATAGAATCAAGAAAGCCTAGTCTAGAATATTGTGGCAAAGTGCCGATATTTTTAAAATAGCATCCAATTATATCGGTTCTACCTTTACCAAGTTCAACTGATTTTTGTACTTCTTTTATTGCAGAATCTAATGCTTCGGGGACATAAGGTTTATCCATTAACATTAACTTTTGTTTAAACATCTCGACATTTATAGTACCATCTGGATTGCACGACCCTGTTTTAATACAATTTTTACAAATATCATAAGTTTTGCCATCACTCGAAACAGATGATACTTTTGCAGGAGATGATGAGTTCACAACATAAAACTGTGATAAATTTTTTTCTTTCCCACATTCTCGACATATTTTTTTCCCAACAGGCGGTTTAGCACGTTTCTTCTGTGGCATTATCCTACCTCCTTCTGTAATAATTGATTAATAAGGATATTTTCAATATTATTTTCTTCCCAATAAGGGATAACTAATAATTTTATATTTTGATTAAAAGCATAATCGGCTTTCATTTTGTCATATATTTGTTGCTTTTTTAGATTTTCAATTGCCTTATCATTACCTTCACCTTTGAAATCAACAGGCACATAATGTTGCCTGCCATTATATTCTATTAAGATATTATAATCTGGAATGTAAAAGTCATATCTTAATTTACAGTTTCCAAAGCCAACTAAATCATCAAATCTCTTTTGAGTAACATATTCAATATTATATTTATTAAGAAACTTTTGTATTTTTTCTTCACCAATTGATTGTAAACAACCACAACTTTTAACTCCACCTCGTTTTAAAAACCTTGCTTGAACAATTGTTGTTTTCCCACAATCACAATGGCACTTCCACATTGCCCCATCATAATGTGAACCCGCATATTCAATAACTGTCAATCTGCCAAATTTTTGACCTATTAAATTTTCTGTGCATCGTTTAGCAATTAATTCTGATTTTAAGCAACCACAAGATTGATTCTTGCTCATTTTAAGCCACGAGGTAGTTCTATATGTAGTATTTCCACATTTGCACAAACATTTCCATGTAGCAGACTTGTTCCCTGATGGCGAAATATAATCATCCACTCTCTCAATCACAGTAAGATTATCATATGTATTACCAGTCAAATCTACAAAATTAGGATTTATATAATCATCATGACAACGAAAATTTGGGCAATTACGATGAGATAGCACACTAGATGGTGTTGCTTCCCATTTAAATCCACATTTTTTACATTTAAATTTAATATTATTTAATGCGTAAGTATATGGTTCAAGAGCTATAATATCTGGTCTTTTTTTATTTAGTTCTTCTATAAATTCTTCATTTGTTTTCTTTTTCATGCCGACTCCAATTCTGACTCCATTTCTCTATCTACAAATTTATAAGCAAATACAAAAGAGGGCAGTGGAGTCATACTACCCTCAATCTTACAGTTTGCAACTCTGTAAGTCTTTGTATCCATCTCTCAATCAACCTCATGCAGTCAATCAAGACATATATAAAGCCCTACCATTACAGTAAGGCTTAATTTTATTTGATTATTTTTTATTATATTTTTAATCTTCTCTAACTTTGCTATTGAGCTTTTTCTTTATTTCATTAATCTCATTTGTAATTGTTCCATTGCTCTTTCTAAAGAAACTACCAATCAGCCCCATAGTTCCATAGAATAACGGAATAACCTCTGGTGTAAATCTATCGGTTACAAATATCATATTCAGCCCATTTGCTACAACATCACCTATGCAAAGTGACATTATCCAGCCAATAAAATACGCTATTCCAAAAGCTATTACAGGAGAGATAATTATCACAGCTATGCTAAGAATAAATATAAATATAATTCCTGCACAGCCAAGACGGTCTATGAGACGAGCTTCGGAGTTTGTGAAGTTGGAATTATTATTGTTCATTTTTGTTGTCCTTTCTTTTGCTTGTTTTATATGAATTATTTTATATCCGAGAAACCTTTACTATCCTCTTGCTTATTAACACCATCAACAGAAAAATATTTATTAAAATCGTCAACTACTGAATTATCGTTGTAGATTTTCACCATTTCCACCGACTCCCACTGAAAAAATTCTCGAATTACTTCTGTTGGCAGATTATTTGCAGAAAGCATTGAACACACATAATGTCGTAAAGAATGAAAATAAAAATCTTCTCCCACAATTTCTGAAAATTCATCAGTCCAATTGTCAAGGGTTTCCCTTCTAACGAAATTCCCATTACATCTTCTGACAAACACCCATTCAGAATTAATGCCTTGTCTTTCTCGTTCTGCTTTCCAAAGGTCTAAATATTTATCAACCTTCTTCATAACATATTTATTAATTTGCTTGCCTAGTTGTCCTCTGCCCTTTGCTCTAATTTTATCAGTTTTATACAAACAATCAAATACTAAATGGTCGTCATTAAAATATTCCATCTTCATTTGCAGAATTTCAGCTTTTCTCATGCCCGAATATGCTGCTATTGCAACCGCACAAGCTTTTTCATATTCCTTACGCTCAACAAGAGTATTCATCAAAAGTTCAACTTGTTCATCAGAAAAGATAGTCTTTTCTCTAATTGCTTCATTCACAGGGGATTCAATCTTTTTTATTATAGGTCTAAAATTTTCATACCCTTCTTCGTCATCAAGAATATTCTCAATAAATAAACTCATTGAACTAAGAGTTGATTTAACTCTCCTCACTCGGCGAGGAGACCAGTGCCATTCATTTATAGCATAATTCTGAAATTTGGCTATTTCTCGTTTTGTTAATTTTACAAAATCTTTGTTATTGTTAAAGTCAATATTCCATACAAAAAATATATGCAAATCACTCTTGTATGACCTTAAAGTTTGAGGCGCACGGTCAATAGAGGCAAGATACTCTAGAAATTCATTTATAAGCCAAGTATTATTTTCGTTAATTTCTGCTATCTTCTCCTCAGTTGTTATATGATTGTAGACAGTTGTTCTTGCCACTATATCACTTCCTTTATTTGAATTTTTATACAGCAAACTAAGCTGTGAGCCATTATATCCATTTATGTATAACGGGTTTGTAGTTTTAATTTTAAATTTTATACTTCTTTATGTTTATTGAGCAAATCAGAAATATCAATTTTCTTAGCATCACAAAGAGATACAATAGTCTTTAATGCCGAAAGAACTTCGTCATCGCTAATCATATCAAGAGTCTTGGGTGGTGTTTTCTTGCCAGTTTTATTATGATAAGTTGTAATTCTTGCATTGATATTTATACTATATTTGTAAAGCAGTTCCTTCTTAAACTCTATCCAAGCAGAACCGAAATTACCATCACACGCATAACCAGCATATCTCCTTACAAGAGCATTAACAAGAGGTCTGTCTGCCCAAGATAAAATATCTGTTGTAAGAACTTCATTTATTGTAGTCAGTGTGTCAATTTTGTTTTGCTGTGCAATGATATTATCAAACAAACCTTTAACAAGTGTTTGTTGCTCAGTGGGTATATTTCCAAAGTATGTAGATACCATAAGTTCTGAATTTACAATATATCCACCAGTTTTACGAATCTTAGGGAGAACATCATCAAATATCCAATGTTCAAATTTATCTGCTGACGGAAGTTTACTATGTGTTATCAGTCTATATACATTGCCTTCATTGATAAACTTTGCCTGCTGTTCTCTACCCATATTATCTATGACTGGGCAAATCGCCCACCCATCTTCTTTACAATGGGTCTTGATTGCCTTTGCAGTGTCTAAATATCCAAGGGCTTTTGCAACATCTGTTCCGCAAAATAAAACCTTTCCATTTTCTTCAACTGTACGGATTGTACCAAATCCATCATTTCAAATACTTTAATCTTATTATTCATAAATCAATTCCTTTCTTCACACTAAGTAGTGAACACTCAATATTTATCTTTGTTATTTGCCGATAACATTTTTTATTGTTATCTAATGTGGAATGACTACGGCAATAGCCATTCCGAAAAGGAATTAAAAATGAAAAATAAAATCATTTTTTGAGATGAATAATCACCCCACATTAAATAACAACTTATAAATATAAAAGAGCGTGACATTTCGCCACGCTCCAAAGGAGAGTAAATGGACACTTTACTCTAAGTCTGCATATAAAAAACAATCTAAAGCAGAATTAGACCGACAGGAACATATCCTATCATACATAAGTCATTGCATACAAAACAAAACAGATAATCCATAAATTATCCATGTTGAACATTTGCAATATGTTTTTGAACAGATATTTTAATAAAAATATCAGAACCTCTTTCTACACATGGTAGATGAGCTATCAGAATAAATCTGACCTCGACTAGCGAGTAATCCTATAAAGGACTTGGTTGCAGATAAATGAGTCGAACATTTTATTTCCGTCTTATGAGGGCGACGAGATAACCGTTTCTCTAATCTGCAATGTAATCTCTAGTAAAGGGCAATTCACTAGAGAAATAGTAAATGACCTAAAATTTCAGACATTATTAATACTAATTTTGTTACCCCTTATTAGTAATAATGTCTGTATAAAATATGGATTTTTATTTTTATTATATCCTTGCGGTTTGAACGTACTTACTTCGCATAGGTTCGCAAGGTTTTGGGGCTGATAGGCGGAATCGAACCGTCAACCTACTGATTACAAATCAGTTGCTCTACCAATTGAGCTATATCAGCTTATCAATTATACCCTTTAAGGTATAAATAATCATATTTATCTAAAAATCATACCCGATAAGGTATAATCAATATAACAAATAAGCACCGCCCTATACCCATAGAACGGCACTCATCTGTTACGGAGGATGTAAAAGGAGTTTTATGCAAAATTAGCAATTTATGAACTTCACACGCCCAGCACAAATGTGTGCCGAGTTGTTTTTATTGGGGCTACAACATCGGAAACCATACCCACAAACATGAGTTTATAGTCATACGGATTGATTGGACTTTACATGATTGTTTTTCCGGCTCATATTTTACATCTCCGCCGCAAAGAACCTGAATCATGTACCCAGGCGTTGAAGCTTACTTAAAAATTCTTTCTTTTCTTTGTCAGTCATATCAGAGAAATATCTAATTTTTATAGATTTGACAGACTCTCGCCTATCCTTTTGTGACATTTCAATAGCATTAACAAACTTCTGAGCCATTTCTTCTGTGTCAATAACAAAATTCTTGGTCAAAGACGATGTTGGCATAATAACACCTCACAAATTTATTTATCGGTGAGACACCGTGAGATTTGCACTCACACCTGAAAGGTCTACTGCAAGGACGCCCCATATAAAAGGTTTTATCATATCATCTGGATAACCATAAACCAAACCCACCAGCAACACATTATAAATGTGATTATTTCGCTGATATGTACACTAATAATATAAACTTGGCATATTATTTCAAGACGTAACCATAAACGTCTGCCCCATTCCGTCCATTAAGGCTGGTTGACTTCCTGTAAGGCTGTGATATAGTCAGACAGCACTATTGCACTGCCTGACCCCACATCTATCAATTATCTGTACAGACAAGAGATATTCTTAATTTTATAGATTTTACCCTAATATATTTTCTTTAACATCTAGTATCAAAAATGTGCATTTCCTTAGATGTAGTCAAATGTGCAAAAATATCATTATCGCATTCAACATCAACATAAGCGATATCACATTCAGTATCAAAATAAACTTTCTTATCTCTGTTTACCATAGGCTCAATGAAAACATCGGTAACACCATTAATATCTATAAATGATATTACATAATCACACCAGTCCTCATCGTCTATATCAATTTCGATAAACTTATACTTGTCACCTATACAATTAGTAACACATATCTTCAGAAAATCTATTACCTTTGTGCAAGGTACAATAATCGAAGTATCATTCTTACTGTTACTCAATGCCTCAGTAAGCACATCATATTCAGTCATCTTTTCTACGAGCATAAAATTCTCCTTATGTACTTTATCTTGTTTCTTTTTTTAATTTTGTTTTATGTTCTTGTATATAAAATTCTTATACTCAGATTACTTGGTAGGCTTATGCTTCTTGGGGTCATAAGTCTCGGCAACGGAATCCTTCAGAGAGCCACTAAACTTAAACGCCGGAACAAGTGTGTCTGCGGTCTTCCACTTCTCACCATTAAAAGCAGAAACGCCCTCACGACCTACCTGAAAACGAGTACTAAATGTACCAAGACCATCAATTCTGATAGTATCACCAGAAGTAAGAACCTCTGTAATAGCCGAAGTTACAGCATCAAGCATATCACCACATACTCTCTTGGAATACTCCTCACCAGTTACTTCGTTTACCTTAGTCTGAATAACATCAATAAAATTCTTCTTTACCATAATTTTAACCTCTTTCTTTGTTTTCTTTTATTGTTGTTTTTATTAGAGTTTTTAATTTAATATAATTTTATAAGTTTCTGTATGCCCATATAAAGAATCAAATCCATATATCTTAACAGAAGCCTTTGAACCTCTCATAAGAGAATCACTATAAGGGTCACTTCCCACAAATGACGGGCTAATCAATATCTCCATATCACTATAATTGCTCTCAAAACTAGGGATTTCTTTCCCGTTATGATAATGACCCAAAATAAGATAATTGATAAACGATTGTCTTATCATACTCAAATCTCTTATTGAAGTTTCAATATTTTTAATTGTATGACCATGCATAGCTACTACATCATAATCAAAGATTGGAATATCTATATACTGCTTTCCATCACTAGCCAAATGTACATTAATTCTTTCATTATGTAAACATAAATCCTTAATATAATGCCCAATCACATATTCTAAATCCTCATCGGCAATTTCATTAGCTTTGCTTCCCAAAGGACGAATCTGTGTATGATTTGCAGTAGGTGTATGATAATACTCTACCTGTGTATAAGCAGATACCTCATTCAAAAACAATGCAATAAGTCTGCTGATTTCGACTGTAGCCTTAACTACGCTTGAATCATTAATCTTTAAATCATTTAATCGAAGAATACCCTGAAGCATATCTCCAAGTGATACAATCTTAATTGTATTAAGTTTATGACTTCCCACAAATGATATAATTTTTGATGTGAGATATCGAAGCCGACCTTTAGCTATATCAGGTGAATATTCATTATTCTCGCTCTTGAATTTTGCTCCATAGTGAATATCTGCCAATGTAACTAAATATTCTTTTTTATGCCTGATGTCAGGATAAAGTGTATTAAATTGAGGAAGGGGCAAAGTTTCTACCATCTTGCCAACATATTCATAATACATTTCTTGCCTTGACTCTGACCTATCAATACGACTTCTTTCAATATTTGCAGTTTGAAGCTTGATCCTCTCCTTGCGAATATCATTGAGTTTATTATTTAATTCAATAAGTCTCTCGTCAGAATTTAGAAATCTATTTTGATTAGCAGAAAACATCTTTTCAAATGCCTGAAATTTCTTACGGTATGTACTTTCTCCATAATCAGCGTTAAGCAATTCATTAAGAATATCCTTAACATCATTCCACGTTCCAATCGTGTCTTTATTTAAGCATATTCTATAAATAAGTTCCTCATCAGTTTCATTATCCAATCTCTTGTACTTTGTCATGAACACCGACCTTTAATCGTCTTCCTCGGCAGGAATATCATCATCAATACTGATAGTAAGACTAACACCTTCCTGACCTACAAACTCATCAATAACCTTATTGAGATTATAAGTCTTAGTTTCGTCCTTGCCGATTTCAGTAATCATAAGCTCACTTCCCTCACGAGAAATAAGACCCTTTGAAAAACTTACCTTTTTAACTGTCTTAGCCATAATAATTTGTCCTTTCTATGTACTTTCTTCATGATAATGCTGAATAGCTATTGCTAAATCAGCCTGTAATTTCTCAGTATCTTCAAAGACAAAGATTGTTTTATCTTTATCTTCTTTACGGGGTTTTATGTCTACTATCACATTTCCCATTTTTAGCAATCGTCTTGCAACATAGGGTATGAATATACACTTTGTCTTTATATAGAAATCACCGTTACTAAAAACTTATAAAAAGTTATAAACTTTTATGTTTCATTCCTACTTCAACGAGTATGCTTTTGTACTGTCGGAATAAATACTACTCACAAGTTCTTGTGCTCTCCATAGGCGTAAATTCCTGACTAACGTATCAGTACATATCTGTAATAACTTGAATATGTTTTGCTACAGATTATTTTACAACATTTTCTCCATATCTTTTAAGATTTAAAGCTGCTTGAAAATCTCTGTCGATTATATTTCCACATTCACATTTATAAATACGGTCTGATAACTTCAAATCTTTTTTGATGTTTCCACAACAACTACATAATTTAGAACTTGGGAAGAATCTGTCTGCCATGATTGCAGGAATATTATTCCATGCTGATTTATATTCAATCTGACATCTAAATTCATAAAACCCTTGTTGCTGAACTGCCTTGGATAAATGTTTATTCTTCATCATTCCACTTACATTTAAATCTTCCAATACAATAAAACTTGGTTCTCGTTTTATTATTTCAGATGTTGTTTTATGTAAGTAATCATGACGAATATTTGTTAGTCTATGATTTAATTTTAATAAAAATTTTTCCTTTTTGATTACATTATTCGTTTTATAGTAACTTTCTCCTTTCTTATTTTTCTCGTATGAACGAGATATGCTACGCTGTAACCTGCGTTTTTGTTTCTCTAGTTTCTTAACTTTTTGAGTTTTATTAATGTTCTTATATTTATTACCATCAGAACATATTGCTAAATCTTTGATTCCTAAATCTATTCCAATGCCTTCGTTAGATGGAATGGCAGTAGAATCTTCATATTCAACACCCACTGTAAGATACCAGTTTAACCCATCATACTTAATACGAGGATTCGTGTATTTACAATTCGTAGGTATTCTATTGTTTTCTGCAAGTCTTATCCAATTTAATTTCTGCTTATTCTTCCTTTTAGAAGTTGTAAATCCTTCCACTTTCACATGGCTTTCTGTAAATTGAATTTTTACATTATCCTGATAGAAGGATGGTATAAAATGTTTCCGACTTTTGAATTTAGGAAATTTCGAATATCCTGTGAAAAATCTCTTATATGCGTTACAGGCATCTTTAATTGCCTGTTTTGTTACATTATTAGAAATTTCATTTAACCAAGAATATTTATCCACTTTCTTTAATTGTGTAAATTCTTTCCGTAATTCACCATCAGAAAGAAACTTTCCACCATTTTTATAATTCTCTTTTTCTCTTCCTAAAGCCCAGTTATAAGCAAATCTAGCAGTATTGGCATATCGAAACAGCTTTGTTTCCTGCTTGTTATTTGGAATTAGCATTACTCGAATTGTTTTTATCATCTTCCTCACATCCATCGTCTATAAGTTCTTTTACAAGTTTTCTTGCTTTATTTGCGCGTTTACCTTGTAATTTGCAACTAAATTTGTACTAAATCTTCAACAAGTTCTTGTTGTTCTGATTTTCAGTATTATCGATTATTTCAATGTCATAATTATATAAACTTGCTATATATTCTACTAATTCAAATCCAAATCGTAATAGTCTATCTTTATAGAGAACAACTACTTACTAAATGTAATGGTGAGGATAAAGTTTTCCATTCTTATCCCAATTTCGTAATGTTTGTACTGATACGCCTAATATTTTTGAAAACTCATTGATAGAATAATATTTACTCATAAAGTACATCCTCCTTATAATGTTTATACTTTATTCTATCAATAAAAGTTATAAAATCAACACTTATTTATAACTTTTTATAAATCTACTTCACCTGCTGTACACCTTTTCTTATACTTTATGAATTATATCAAAGTAAATCGGCTAACTCACCGATTTCACTTCTATAATTATTTTTTAGCTTTACACAACCAAAGCACTTGTAGTCCTTGAAGACATCAATCATCTTAAACAAACCAATTTCTCTACTACTATCGTGTTGTTCTATAATATCGCCCTCAAAGATTATCTTAGAGCCAGCCTTGCAACGCTGAATAATTGTCTTTAGCGTGTAGATATCAAGATTTTGAGCTTCTGTGCAAAAACAGATTTCATCTTGAGATATTTCATAGCCTCTTATATTAGCTGTCGGAATAATCTCAATTATGCCAGAAGCAAGCAATCTCTCAACCTCAGATATATCTCCAAACTTACTACTCAAAATATTGCCTATTGCGCCCTGTGTCAAAATTTTCTCATTAAGTAATCCGGGGGTAAATCCAAGTGTTTTTGCACCCTTTAAAGTTTCAAAATCATAAATAATAACACATTTCTTATATTTACCACTTTCCAAACATTGCATTATATAAGACAAAGGGATAGTTGTTTTACCACTACCAGAGCGCCCATATAAAACTGTAATATCATTATTTACAAGGCTATCAAAAGCCATTCTCTGAATTGTATCTAAAGGCTTGCAAACACCAAGTTGCCTTGATTTGAAATTTTTGTTATATACCGGGGCATAATTCATTCCAGTCCATTTCAGTACATCTGCAAAATTGCCCTCAGAATCATTTACAATAACGTACTCATTTATAAGGCAACCAAATATATTTTCACAATTATCTTTAGAATAAATTTGCGAAAGTTCTTCATCAGTAGAAGTCACAATCTTGTATCCCTTATATAATCCTTCCTGTGATACTTCCCCGTTTTTCTCAACTGTCAGCCCAAAATAATTTCCAGCAATCAATCCACAAAGATAGTCATTCGTAACGAATACCACAGAATTTTCATTTTCAAGATTTGCTCTTTTTGCAGTAGCGATAATCAGATTATCATTATTACACTCTAACTTCATTTTCGAAAGCATATTATAATCATCTTCTGTAACTATCACTACTTCTGGTTTGTCTCGCATTATTGCTTTAACAGCCTGTCGAGCCTTATATTGAATTTCATCAGATTTATTACGATTGCTTTTGATTGATTCGAGTTCTTCAATCGTCTTGGAACTAATAACTACATTTGTAAGGTCTGCATTATTTTCAAGAATTGCATTTGTGTCTAAGAATTTCTTACTCATAGCCACCTCACAGAATTTCGTCAACTAAGCCCTTTTCAAGCATTGTATCGGAATCCATATACCACTCATAACGTTCCATAGCGTTATATTCTTCTTCCGTAATATTAGAATGAGAAAGAGTATAGTCTTTAAGTTTCTGTTCAAATTTCTGATTAAAATGAAATTGGTCTTTTACTGATGACGAATTGCCTTCCAAATAAGTGCTACCGGCATGTAAAAGTGCTGTGCTATGCTTATAACAAACTTTTTTAACATTAGGGTTATTATATCCTGCCATAAGGATAATCCCCCCCATAGAATAAGCATAAGTCTGCACAATAATAGTGGTCTTGGTTTTAAGACCATCAATTATATCACAAAGTGTAATACCATCGAAAAGTGATCCACCTACAGTAGACAATCTAATAGTAATAGGCTCATCTGTACCATCATTATCCATTTCAATAAGTGGTAACATTGCGCGTTCTACAATATCAGAATCAATCTGGTCATTAATGATAATCGTGCGATTTTTTAAATTCTTATAATATTGATATGTAGCAGGAGTTAATTCAGCAGGCGATGAAAGAATTTCATCAAGATTAATTTCGTAATCTTTATTTATTTTCATAAATAATAAAATTTCCTTTAATTTTGTTACAGTCGCCAGACTGCCCTATGCGAATAACATAGGATATTTGTTGTTTGTGTTGTCTCTTATTGAGATTACTCACCCCTGAGCTTCTTAATAGCATTAAGAACTCGATCACTCTCGGTAATATACATCTTACCACGCTTAGATTTCTGCTTAACTGTACGGCGCATTAACACACCCGGTATAAGTCTACGCAGTTCCTTTGCTTCTTCCTTTGAAACACAAATCATTCTTTTTGATGTCCTTTCTTGGTTTTGAATACAATTCCTAATTTAGATTTACTAAATCATAATTAGATAAATAACAGAGCAATAACCATTGACAAATATCCTCATTCATGATATAGTGTATAATGGGATTTTGTAGGTTAATCTCTATATATCATTATAGTAAAATTGCAACAAAAAATAAGACACCTTGTAAACCCTTTATTTATCAGGGTTTACAAGGTGTCTGTTCATCATTTAGCTTTTAATAAAAAAACGGAATTACTTACTCTTTCTTAACCTATCATATCTTTTGATATATTCTCGCTGACAGGTATTACATCTTTTTTTGTTTTTTACCGTGCTATTAACTTCAAATTCTGTTCCGCAATCACAACATTTTATAGTCTTTAACATTATTGGCTGATACCCGGCACAATTTTTACAATATTTTTTATTATGTATTGTTGCCTTAGTAATAACTCCACACTCAGCACACTTAATAAACTTTTCACCTTTATACATAAGATATTGATAACCTAATTCCCGCAAATCCGTTATTTTTAATACAACCTCACTGTCATTATCAATAAATCCTACTCTAACATTTATATTATCAACTTTCTTACTATAAGTGATTAAGTCCATCTTCACTAATTTGTAAAAGCAAGAGTACTGTGCCATTATATCACCTGTTATTCTTGCTCTGGCAAAAACATTATACTCATCGACTAAAACCCAATTATTGTTTTTGTCATTTCTCATATTACAGAACTTGGCTAAAACAAGCAAAACAAAAGCAAGTTTTTCTAATTTTTTATTATTTATTCGTATTATTGTTTGTAACTCATTCTTTGTAATTGGAATTTCATCAATTTCAATAATTGGATATTTTTTTGATTTATTCACATATTTTTGCAGAGATAATTCCCAATCATCAGCGTGATAATTATGATAACTTTTAGCCATTACATCATCCAACAATTTTTTAATTTCTTTAGGCTTTTTGCCAACATAAGCATAATATCTCGCCAACAACGAAAGTTTTGCTCCTGTATCGGTATTTATATCCCCACTATTTATAATTCTTTCAGCTTCATTTTTCTCATTCATTATTAAATTCATATATTATCTCCAATCTGTTTCTGTTTTTTACTGAATATTCGCCCACAATAATCAATATCGCCCCATTCATCGGCTACCAAATAAGAAATCATATTATCATTCTTGTTCAAAAGATTTTTTATGATTTGCCTACCACAAATATTCCAAGCAAACTGTTTGGTTTTTTCATTTGTATAACAAAGGTCAAGGACAATATTACATAATTCATCCGGGTCAGGACAAACCTGTACACATTTACGGCTATAGAAGGAATTTAAGCATTGCAATGTAGTTGCCTTTTCATTATCATCAATATGATTTTCTTTGAACATTTTTACAGTATTGAACAATTCATCATTATATTGACGATAAATAACCTTAACTTGATTATAATTACTTTTACTATACCCAACATCTGACTTCAAAATAGAATAATCAAAATTTGAATTATTTCTTATTTCAGAGATATAATTATCAAAATTGCTCTCCACCAAATGGCAAAGTCTATTCATAGTGCAATCATTATCCGAAGATGGAAGAAATTCATAATATAGCTTAATAAAATTGCGCTCTTTCTCAGTCTTGTTTTCTTTTTGAAAAAGTGTGTGTATATCCATCTCAAATTCTTCAATGCACTTTTTATTTGTTCTTTTAATATATCTATCATGCATCGCTTTTTGTTGTGGATATATATAATTCATAAAATAAGGTTTCTTATCAGCACAAATGCTATTAGAAAAATTAGCATTATTTATTTCTTCACTGTCAGCCCCATTCTTAATCAAATTGTTAATATTTATTCGTTTATACCATGATCGAGGCATAGGCTTTGCAATAATACCCTTAACACGGTCTATACAATTTTGCTGATAAAGTTGACCACACTGGATACGATATATTAAAGTTTTATATTCGTCCGAATCTTTTGGGAATTTTGATAATACATCAAACATTGCTGTAATATGATTAGTAGTTGTACCAATTTCATCGCCAAACCCAGATTTGTTAGCTGTTCTCAATAAATCATCAGAAATAATTTTTTTATCAGCCTTACGTTGCATACAAATAATTGATGGCGTATTCACCCAATTATCTATCAATACTCTGTTGTTGGTCGTGAACATCAAATCACCATCTTCGTCAAAACCATTCATTGAATGTGCCATAGCATCATGACAATTAACTATATTTACAGTTGGCATATATTGATACCAATAATTTGTATTATCATTGCTCTTAATAGTAACTTTTTTTATGTTATTATGACAACTCATAGGCGCACGAAAACATACAACCTCATTTATTTGTTTATTTACCCAAAAATTTGAATACATCTCTCCTGCATGGAGCAAACCCATTTCTGATTCAATATCATTTCCTTTATCATCAATATTTGTTTTAAATATATGTTGACATAATGCATAAGGGTCTCCACTTATAACAGCATAATTTCCCTTAACCTTAATGACGCCAATCTTGGAGTCTTGTATTCTACGTTTTATCATATTGTTAATTCTATTGATTATATAAGGATCTTGATACATTCTTTCATCTATCATTAAAGCTTTTATACAATCATCCTCTGCAATTTCAGCCGTATCATCTGTGACAGATAATCCTCGTAAAAAAAGAATTGCTTTATTAATATCCCCACCCAGAACATCTTTTATTTCATTAACAGACGGAGAAATAAGTTCATCTATATCTTCATTGGATAAATCATAACTTTGAATAAACTGATAATTCAAAGTTCTTTCCTCGTCCAATACATTAGGGCAAGTCTTTGTAACAGAAAAAGAATACCCATTTTTATTACAGTTATCAAGATAATCTTCTAAACTGTTATAGCAATCCCAAAGTTTTAGCATTGAGGTAGTTAATATCATTTCTATATCATGAATATTTCTTTCCTGTCCCCAAGCATCAACTACAATATTCTTTTGTGCTATTTTTTCTGCAAATTCTTGAAAATCAAACGGAAAGAGCATACCCTTGAGAAAAGCATTTCTCACACAACAGCCACCAAGAGTATAGTCTAACTTTAAATCATCGCTCCATTTCTGTGCTAATTTTGGTGTGATTAATCCATAACCATCACTATTATCTAACTCAACTTCGGCAATTTTATGCTCCATCACTGGCTCGATACCTTTATCCTCATCCGCATTCTCATCATTAATTTCAAGAATATCAGCATTAAAACGTAATACTAAATCATCTACAACAAGAATGCCATTAGGATTACTTACTGGGATAGACGCACTGCAAGCCAACGATTTATATGCTTCATATTTTGCTGGAACGAGCTTCACATTGGGGTTTCTGCCATTCTCTAATCTCTTACATAATTCTTGATATATAGGTTCCCCTTGGCTAGAATATTCAGAAACGTATATTACCGTAGACTTTTTTACCCCATTAGACGTTCCGACTAATCTTTTATAAGTCAATCCATTGATTATAAACCCATTATCTAATTTATCAATATCATTAGGATTGTCCATGATTACAGCTAAATAATCGGGCTTATTTTGAAACATATCTAATTCATCATAATGATTTTTTATTTCATTTTTGATTTGCTTAATTTTAGATATATCTGCATTTTTTACTTCTAATCGTAGCTTTTTTATATTATTTCTTATCTCTGTTATTTTTTTGTTTATTTCATCAATATTTACTCCATTGATTTCATCAATAAAACGTAAAACTTGACTATCAGCCAAAGACACTAATTCTTTTGCTCTTCTCATTTCAGAAAGTGATAAAACTAAATTCTTTTTATTTTGAAGGATCTTACGACTATGTATTTTATAAATATATTTTTGATAAGTCTGCTGTTTAGCCATTGTGTTTGTCACCTCTTACATTATAATTTCTTATTATTCCTTCACGAATTTTTGATGATCTGTCTCAAGCTCTGAATATAAATACTCGCATTCAGATTTATCCTTATGTCTAAAGTAAGGGGTATTTATTAGTCCATGGCAATACTCGTATGCCTTACCACAAACCGGACAATATATAATATTTTTCTTCGCCCACATCTTCAATTCTTCTTTAGAGTATTTATTATCAAAGCAATTAATAATATTATTACCTATTTTGGCTGTTAGCATATTATATTTCTCCTTTAATCCTCATTTTTAATCAAATCCCACAAATCTTCTAAACTCCCTAAAGTAAAAGCACCACCATTCTTAGCCACATATTCCAACCCATTTTCTCCCCAATCATTCTCATATACATACCAATAAATCCATTCTTCTTTATCATCAACAATATCAGCAATTACGCTGGTAATCTCATTAAGGGAGGTTGTTTCTACTAATTTATCACTGCAAGAGCCAAACAAATCATAAAACTCATCCCAAAACTTTTCTATTTTTCGATATTTCTTCTTAACAACTGTCATTAGTTTAATAAATTGTTCTTTAGTCATATCAATAAACTCCTTTATATTAACCTTGCATTCCTTTAACACTTAATCACAATAAACATTTTCTTGCAAATATCTGTTTAACTCACTCTTATACATATCTTTATCACAATAATTGTCAGTTGTATAATCACCTCGATACCAAGTTATCTGACTATCCAAATAAAAATGCTCTCTGCCTACAGAAATATCATTATTCTTTGCAAAGACACCAAAGTCCCAAAAGTTCTCAACATCTCCAATATCCATTATGTAAATACTCACCTCTTTTCTGAAATCAAAATTTGATTTATTTCTCTCTATTTAATTCAATAAAAATTTATACTACCTAGCAAAGTAATAAACTTATACTACCTTAGATAGTTATATTGAAATTTTCTTTATTGGACTTTTAAAATTCACTCAATTTTTGATTTGTTTCATTTTACTGTATCAATGCCCATGCAACATCTTCAACACTTCGATGATTTCTGATAGAATTGATAATCAATTCCTCCGATACTAGTGTTAATATTTCTTTATACGGCATTTTCAGTGCAAGAAGTTCCATATAAAGAAAACTTCTATATTCTTCTATCCTTTCTTTTTCTTGCAATTCCTTAATATCATTTTCATTATTAGCCATTGTCTTCATCATCTGCCACCTCATTGTTACCTTTCTTTTCTCTCATCAATCTCATTCTTTCAACCATAGCTTGCTTCTGCGCATCAGACATAGTTCTTTTTGCATTAGGATTACGGATACTGATAGCTGTTGCTGGCGCATGGAATGTAGCACCTTGCCAACTACCATCAGTATATCTTGTCTCTGAAGTCTGTTCCCAACCTTGTTTAATACACTTATTAGCATATTTTTGGATAGTAGTATCTATTTCTGCCCAGAGTTTTCCGTTCTCATCAGCAGAAATGTTAATGAGAACCTCGCGCTCTTCCGGAGTAAGTTTTACAGGGGTTATAATTGTTTTCATGTTTGTTTGTCCTTTCGTAATATATTTATTCAGAAATCACAGAGTCCATTGTAGGAACACTCTTAATTTCTATGTAGTTGTTCACTATTGCCTCAAACAATTGTTTTAGTTCAGGCACTTCTTTTACAATATCAATTGCAGGTGGATTAGTAGCTTCTTTGTGGTTAATCATATACTCCCCTTTGTATTGTTCAACAGGCATTCCATAATCCAAACGCATTATTTTGTAGATATCACCGTAAATACTTCTTATTCCATCAGGTGTGTTATTACCTATCTGACTGGCTATATTTTTAATTTTCTTATTCATTTCTGTCTTCCATTCAGAATATGATGGCATAGGAATAATTGTTGTTACCAATGTTTCTAATCGGTCAATCTTTTTAATCAATTCTTTATTTATTTCCTTTTGACTTTGTAATGTTCTTAATATCATATCCGTATTCTTATTTGTCTGAATGATGTTATCAAGAGATTGGGTATTATCTTCCCTACTCTTTGCAATAAGTCCATCAATAATATCCCAACACCAATCCATGAACTCATCTGCTTTAGGCTGGCGAGACCACCGACAAATTTCCATAACGCCCTTGCGAGAATAAAATGTACGTTCCTGAATAGCACCATTAGAATCGACCGTACCAGTTTGACCCCCTCGACTTACTTCGCTCTTTATCAAACAGCTAAATTTGTCCAACCTCTCTCGATGCCTTTGATGTATCTTTTTGATAGCTTCACTTGGATTGTTATATCCCAACGCTCTGCCAATCTGCTCTCTGGTCAGAAAATACTCGTTATTGATATCAGCCCAGAAATCACACGGTGTTACTTCCTCAAAATTCTCGGTAGTAATAAGTTTCAGATTATTCATACTCATTTTTGCTTTAATCCTTTCACAACAAGTTCTCAATAACATTATTACAAATTAACTAACACTTCATCAAATTCTTTATCTAAATTATCGCCCTTTTCTTTCTTAGGATTTACCTCTAATGGTTTAAAGTGAATATTCAGCAGATAATCAGCTAAAGCTCTCTGTATCTCCACATAATTAGACCTGTACAAGAAAGGCTTTTCTTCATCAACCTCTATTAAAAATTTATCAACATCATTCATCTGCTCTGTTACCATCCCCTTTTCTCTATCTAATCTATTACCCTCACTCTCCAAAAATTTATTCCAATTATCTTCATATTTCTTTTCAGCTTGAGCATTAAGACATTTTATTATTTCAGCATTCAATTGTGTTTTTCTGTCCTCGGTAGATAATTGTCGTATTTCTTCTGCCTTCAAAGGTATCTGTTTGGCAATATTATCAATATACACTACTCTGAGCTGTGGATAACACCTATCCCAACCATATTCATTCTTTATATAATCATTAAACCTTTCAAAGAACTCATCACTCTTATAGCACAACATTACTTCCATTGTATTATTGAAGCCCATCTCTTTTATAATGTGACTCTTTGCTTCAAGTATCAATTTATCCTCATAAGCGTTAGACTCTCTAAATTCAAGATTATTTGTATCTGGGTCAGGTTCAGCAATAATATTTACTTTCTTATAGTCTATAAGACACCTGTTCTTCATACTCCTAAGAGCAGAATATAATATCTTGTTCAATTTCTGCTCTGCCCGAAAATAAAAATTATTCACATCAAAACTAGACACCATAGGAAAGTCAGAGAAAACAAATTCATCTTCATTGTTCATTATTGTTTGTCTGATTACTTCATTTCCTCTTTTTGTTCCTAATTTATTTCTTATGTCATACCTATCATTAGTCATACCGAGGATACGATACATTTCCTTATTCCCAACACTTACTTTATAATCTTGCTGTCTGGACAAGAACTCTAGCAAAAGAAGCTCTATATACTTTACATACAACCCCTCTCTACGCTTACGAGCGTCATCAGTAGCAAAAGGCTCGTCATATATCTCATCAATAATAAATTTTTGATTATCTTTATGAAAATCAAAATATCTTTTCCAACGATTAACTTGTGCTTTTCTTGAATTACCGTCCATAGGCACTTCATTTAATAGTTCACACATTGTTTTATAATTTCTTACTATATTATAATTTTCGCCAACTTGATTCCCAAGATATTTTTGAAGTCCACTAACATCTAAGTCATTTACACTATAATCTTTATTTCCCATATAAAACCTTTCTCAATCTTTCTTATTTTTTTCGGACAAATCCGTGAGATTTTACACTCGGACAAATATAAGTCAAAATAATATTATAATTATTATTAGAATTATATTTGTCCGAGTGTTATTTTACTTCAATCAAATATATCATCATTCCTTTCTTAACTGATTAAACATTATATTAATTATCTTTTTCAAAGTTTATGTATATTATCGCTTTTTTCTTTTTGCTACTTTTTCTTTTTTGGCGATAAGTCGTAACCCTCCAAATTTGCGGAACGTAGTGACAGCAAATTTGGTTAGGGTTACGAGTTTGTCATCAAAAAAGAAAAAGTAGATTTTTAAATAGAATAATTGTTTATAGTTTTTAAGTTATCTTTATTTAATTCCTTAATATCATCACTCCCTACTATTTTTAATATTGTCTAAAGAATTTACTATATTGATTATAGCATATTAATTTTCTTTTGTCAAGTCATTATTCTAATGATTAGTGTTTTGTATGAATATTTTAATTTTTAATGTAAAATAGACCCCTGCGGGGTAGTTAGTTTGGGATTATGAAAAGGTTTACCTATTGCAACAGTAATTTCAACTGAATATATTATATCTATAAAATTTGAATTATATTATTGCAAAAGTTTTTATTTATTATTTTTTGAAATTAGATTTTTTATTTGAGAAATATTAAAAATATTGAAATTTTATTGTTCTTCGGTTATAAAAATTTTATTGAATATGATTTTGTCCTGTTTGTCTTAGCCAAAGTGAGGACAGATGATTGTGTCTAATAAGAGATAGTTTGAAATAAGACATTGTAATTTTGTATTAGATTTGATTGATTTTGTGTAGGTTCGAGATTAAGGCTAGATTATTAGGGACTTAGATATGGCTGGGGAATGATTGAATTGGAGCTAATTGAAAATAAATCAAAAGGTAAAAATAGAATATAATATTGAAATTGATATTGATTAAGTTGGCTATTGATTAGATTAAAAAGGTTGGATTCTGATGAGTAATAATAGTTTGTTTTGGCATGGATTTTGTATGATTTTATATGATTTTAATATAATATAAATAATTTTGAATAGTTTTGAGTTTGAACTTAATAAGATGGGTACTGACCGAAGTGAGAAATCGAACATAGAAAAATTGATAAGATTGGAGTTGAAATCGGATTTAAGGTTGGGAGGATGGGTGTCGGTTTCGATTTTGCCTTGTGTGAGTGGAGTGAAACTACTACCTGCCCGGCACCGTTCTGGAAGTTGCTTCCAAATGTAAGCCTACCCCTCCTATAGGTATTATAGATATTACTGCCTATGTTGTAATTCTCCAAAAAGCAACATAGAAAATAATCTGTAAGCAGTCCCGAAATAGTCAAAAATAGCCCAAAATCAGACGAATTAAAATAGACTGCTGAGAACGTCCCAATATAGAATTAGAAACAATATAAAAATGAGAATATAAGAGATAAAAAGAGAATACAAAAGATTATACAAGATATATTGAAATATATGTGATATAATGTAGTTCGTTAATTTGATAATTGATATCATTTTGATATCAAATTGATTTACTTAATTTCCTTTTATTCACATCTTAATTTACTCTATAATAATAGCCTAATAAATCACATGTTTTGCTTAAAAATCATTAATTATTTACTTAATACAATCTATTCCTTTACTTAATAACCACTTATTATTCACTTAATAAAATTAATAAAAATCTCAGTCCTTCATCTTCAGCAGCCCCTTTTCCCCGTTAATTTCAACAAATATTTACCGTTCCATTTGTACACAATTTCACCCTATTTTACTTCATCTACTAAATTATTCTTCACTAACCACCACAACATATTGTACCTAAATTTAATTTGTACTACTAAACCATACTGCAAATTGTACCGCCTAAAATCGCAATTTAACGCTCTACCTATATACTTATACCCCTTTTAAAAACGTCGCTTATAACGCCTCCTAGCACCCTTATTTGCGATATCTTCAGCAGTCTGAAATCACTAATCAAATTGCACAATTCATCTATATAATAGTTAAATAATTTTGTACAATTCAGCTATTGACATTGCAGTCTGTTCTATTGTAGAATTACGTTCCATAATGTACATATAAATTTAAACTATGTACATTTTAACCACTTAATTAATATCCCTTTATGCGTAAAATCATTCATCTACTTAATAATTAATATTCCTATTTATCCAGACTGCAAGCAGATAAATCTATTTATGTTTATTTTGCATATTGTTTATATCAAAATGCACATATCAACCGAATATCTGCGACAGCTCCGGGCAATCCTTTATATAATAGATCATAGCAGATATCACCTGCAAGCAGTCCTAATTTATTGCTTAATCTCCAACACGTCAAAATAGCCCTTTTACAAGCCCCACAACGTGTATACACTCCAAAAAGGCAAACTATACTACCAACGCACAAAAAACGCCGTACAACGCATTTTAAGCGCATTACAAGTGATATCAGCAATAAGAGTGTATGCAGTTATATTATATCTTAATATAAATCCTGCATGCTCCATTAATCCAGATTCCCGCTATCATCTGTAGCAGTCCCGTTGATTTCTTCCCGCTGCACTCCAGATTGATCTAACTTTATACCGCCGGTAATATCAATATTATTATTTATGCAGTAATTTATACAGCTTGTAATAAGTTTTGACATAGATATGCCATATCTAGTAGCATAATCGTTATAGCAGACTACATCTTGTATTTTTGCTTTAGACATAATAGGCTTGTAAGTTTTTGCTAAATATTTTTTATCAGCTTTTTTTTTCGCTTCAGATCTCAATTTCAATCCTCCATATACAATATATAGTGTTAAAGTTTAAATATACCGCATTATATAGTAGGTGTCTGATTGCTTTCGTCAATTTGCACAATTTAGCAAGGCGGTAAACAATGTATTTCGTGTATAATACCACTATACAAAAGGCGGTAAACAGTGTATAATAAGACCATAGCAAGGGAACAGCAAAACAAAATAAATTCCTTGCAGGGGGTGAACAAAATGGTTGAAATGCTTATCTATCTAATGACGCTCGCAAGCGTCGGAAGTGTTGCCGTCCTTGAAATCATCAAGCAGATTAAAGGCAAGGACGACAACGACAAGCACGACAAGCGGTAAATTACATATCGCTTGAAATGAAATGGGGTGATAAAAGGGCGGTAGCCGCCGCCCACTACCCTATTAAATAATATCACAAAATTAGCCAAAAGTCAACCCCGACAGAAAGGAAAGCAAACACATGAAAGATATTTTAAAATTTACAGACTTTGACTTGAAAGAATATGTAAAAAATGCCTGCACTTCGGAGAAAGTAATTTGTTCCAAATTCCCAGATGAAAAAATCCCCGCTGAACTCGCAAATGAGATCAACAAAATAATCAAGAAAATTGTATTCGGCGCGCTACTTACAATTAAATTTCGTTGGAACGAAGCGATAAAAAACGGGACTGCTGAAAATTTAATACAAATTTCAGCAGATACCGCCGAATTTACATATAACAATTTTGAGCCTTATGGAAATGGATATATTAATATCTATTTACCAATAAAAGATTTTTTCAAGTAATCACTAGTCGCCCGGCGGACTCAATCAGCCGGGACACATCAGGCGACAAAGCGCACGAACTTTAAAGCCTGCACCAAAATCAAGAAAAACACAAACAGGCATACAAGGAGGATACACCATGAAAAGAACAATAGCAGAAGCCCGCAGAATGGAGCTTGAAAAACTCACCGCCAACTATACCCATGATTACGCCGTATCTGAAAATCTCATGAATAGATTTTATAGAATCTGTGGAGCACTCAATCGGCTTTTAATCCTTGAGAATACAGAAACGACAGTAAATACCGTTTACACTCAGGATCTTGACAACAGAACAAGCAAGGCAATTGATCGCCTGAAAACAGATTTTGAAAAATACGGCTTGACGCTTGTATTTTATGGATATCTGCCCACAATAACAGACAAGCCCGGAAACAATGATAAAATTTACACATACTTTTATTAATTATTCCCGCATTTCCCTTTTTGGCGGTAAACTAAAAAGGACTATATCGCCCCTATGCCGTCAATTCGGGAATGGAGCGCCAAATACTAAAACAAAACAGAATGGAGATTGAAGTCATGAAAACAACAGACTTTTTTACAACTGCTGAAACAGCAGAATTAAAAGCCCTGATTAAATCAGGCGACATCAACACCGATGATATTAAGTTACTTGTAAAAGCTGACTTAATATCAACTGTTGGAACGCTGCGACATAGTCTTTATTCAGCTGAATTAATAAATAGTCTTTACGGCGTTGACGATACATCAATAATTAGCCGTGAGACAATAAAGGATATTGCAAGCCATTTTAATATTCCTATGTGGAAAATTAACACAGCTGTTGAAGCGGGTTATATATCTATCTGCGGAAGTGGATATTTATTTGATATCGCCTTGAAGGCGCTTTCAAAAGATGAAAATAACCGTTTAGAATATCTTACATTTGAGAAGGGATTAATCGCATGAAACGACTATTCAACCGCCGTAAACCTTGCAAGCCCTTCAACCGTGAATACGCTGCAGAACGTGCTTTTATTAGTGCTTGTAATTGCATTCTAAACGGTTTTTCATTCCGCTATATGAATACACATGGACTAAATCAAGAAGACAGTGCAACGATCTGGAATTTTGCACTTGAACAAATCCAACTTGACGCCCGATAATACATCAATCGTTGTTTAATCGTTGCAACGTAAAATAAAACGATCTCCACGCCGGAGGGCGTTAAACTCAATACACCATATCAACGAACAGACGGAGGAATGATCGTGTAAAAACGAAATACAACGTTGATACAATATTCTGCTGCTTAAATGCTGGACTTGAAGAATACATTTCAAAAAAATGCCCTATTTTCACCAACTATGAAGATATCGGAAAAATTTTCAAGTCGAATTATCTTTAATTATTGCACTGCACCGCCCTTTTACGGAGTAGGCGAAAAATAAACCGTTTATATATCGGCTGAGAGCTTGAAACGCTTAAAGTCGTCATCAACACAACACAAACAGAACTAAACAGAAAAGTAAGGAGGATTTAACCATGTATTACACATTCAAAGACAATAGGGACGCTGTATTTTGCGCCTATTTGCCAAATAGCAAGGAAGCGGAGATTTTCGCCAACAGAAACGCCCTTGAAATAATCGGCGCTGCACTCACGGAAAATTATTGATTGAGGAGGTAAACAAGATGTTTACAGTAGAAGAAATTATTGAAATGTTTGTTGATCCTGAAATGCAGGTGTTTTCAATCTGGAGTAACGAAAAGGAAAAAGTTATATATACTGGTTTTATATCAGATGCTCCAGATGAATTATTACAAGCAGATGTCGCAAGCATTGATAATGTGTTTGAGGACTGCAAAGGCATAATTACGTTTAATATTGATTAAAGTCCCTGATGAGTCTTTGAGAATTAAGACGAAACAAAAACGGCTGAAAAGTCGCTTTTGTCGGACTGAATAAAGCCCACTATAAACACATTGAGGAGATAATGTATTATGAAACTTGAAAGAGAAGTGTTAACTATGCCTGAGGCATTTTTTGACGCACTTAAAGCCAACGGAACTACAGCGGACGATCTGCGGAATGTATTCAACAATATTGTCAGCGACTTTGAAAAAGCTGTACAGAATGGCGATGAGCCGGAAACAGCCCTTGAAAGCGCTGTAGGCGTATTCCTTGCAGACTGCGGATATAATGACGCCTGCGACAGTGTAAAGGACTTTTTGGGGCTTGATGAAGACAAACGGTATTACAGTATTTAAGGAGGTGTAAAGGGATGATTAAAATTGATATGTGGTATGGAGATAATCCAACAGAAGCGGACAAAATCGACATTACTTTTAATGATCTTGATGCACGGTACAGAGGCAACATATACAAGCAAGGGCGCATAATAGGTGACTACACTTGCATAGACTCGGTGGAACTTGAAAAGGCATTCCCGCAGCTTGTATTTAACTGGGATTAATTTACAATAAAATTCACATTTGATAGGAGGATTTACATTATTATGACTATTGACAACTTCAACGGAATTTTCACTAAAAAGCAAATGGAAACCATTCATGACAATTTGAGGGCGTATCTTGCAAATTTTGGATATATCAGTATTGAAAAAGCTGACTATAGTAAGGGATTTTATGTTTATACCGATCAGCAGAGAACCGAAAGCGGAAGCTACACGCAGTATTGCCCTAGTCTTGATTATCTCGATGGCTGGTTATATGGAGCTGTTCAAGCAATCAACGGAATAATGAAACCTATTAGCAAGTGACCACACATCAGCGGAGAAATAAAACCGTCTCCGCTGCATATCTCCCGATCATCTGCATGAACTCTTGACGGATCACCAAACACTAACGGAATAACTAAATAGGAGGGTAATAATTATATGGTTAAGTATATAGGAAGCTACAATATCGACAATGAAGGCGAAATATGGAACGGTAACACACGCTATATAATGGTTATTTTCTCACGCTTTGATGAGAACGAAAAAGAGATTGAGCGGAAGCAATTATATTTTCGTTGTAAAGTGCCTGATTTCAAAACTGAGGAACAGATCACGGAATTTCTCAGAGACAAAAAGAATAACCAGCGGATAAACAATGCAACTGTAGTCTATCATTAAGGAGGACAATAAACCATGACAACACATTATCTTGACACTGAACACGGCTATATAATCAACCGTGAATATTTGCGGAAAATTTTTGACGAGCTAACCGCCGAGGAACGACAGGAGTATAACAATAGCTTTGAGGATTATATATTCTCTTGTCTGATACGGAATAACGGCACATTAAAGCCGTTGACAGCTGAAGAATACAATAATATGTGGAATAATTATTGTTGAGGAGGAACACGCATGAAATCTATAATCAAAAGAATGCTTAACAAGGCATATTCCGAAGAAGATTTAGAGCTTGCAGAACTTGCAAATAATCTGATGTGTAAATTTGCTGATACTTGTAATTGTCCTTCAGATTGGCACAATATCACAGAAGAACTTTTTGAAGAATATCAAAACAATGAATGGCTGATGAATGCTGTTTATGAATTTTCGATATTGGCAGATGAGGAGAACGAGGAGGAATAACAGTAATGAAGATAATACACAATCTTTTAATGTGGACAAAAACAGACAATGACCGCATATTCCTGATGACGGAAAATCCCTACAAAAAACGCCACAAATCAAGCCGTAAATCCCGGCAATACTCCATACTGAGCCTAACACAACAGACGGTATGAAAGCTATGAGGGCATTTATAGCGGAAAAATTCGCCAGTGCGATAATCATTGAAGATGATGATAACAGCGTTATTGCCGAAGCGCTAAGAACGGTATATTTTGACTGAGGAGGAATAAAACAATGTTAGCAGAAAAAACACTTAATATACTTGAGGAAAATAATATTACAGTATATAACAGAACGGAGCAAGACGGTGAATTTTGCCGTGACATTGAATTTTATTCAAATGCTGATGAAGATGTCATTGAAACAGTGTGGTATGACGGTACAGACAGCGGATTTATTGAGGAGTTTAGACAGCTTGCGAACGATTTTGATGCAGATGAGCACGCTGAAATGTGGATATCTCATAGAGGAGAAAACGGAGTACCGGACGACATTAGAACATTAATTGATGATGCTGAAGGCATAAAAAATAAACTGCTGTCAGTAGCAGAACAGTTAGAGGAAATAATCAAAGAAAAACACTGCTATACAGTTACTATCACTATTTCAAATGGCGAGGAAGAAAATACTCTATCATTTGAAACTGAGGCGTATTCTTTGGAAGAAGCAACGGAAGAAATTCAGTCGCAGCTTGATGTTTGAGGAGGCAATCGTAATGACTTATAAATACGCCTTTGAAAAGCGTGATATTTCACGCATTGACAAACTCAACAAATTAACTGATACTAATACATTCTGGGATGATGTGCGGAAACTCTGCCGAGGAGTAACAAGCGATCACGCTATAGGCATATGGCAGTATTTAGCGGAAAATCGTTACAAGGAACTTACCGGAGATATGGAGGAGGACTAAACACAATGAAACTTACAGCAAAACAGCACAAAATCCTATCTGCCCTTTATCATGACTACACGGCTATTGATACGGAAGCAGACCTGAGAAAGAGGAAAATCTCGCTTGCTGACTATCGAGCTATACCGGAAATTTTCGGAGAGGTACAGAGACACGGAACAACAAAGTGTTTTATCTCATCAATAGCGGAATACTTCAAAAAACACGGATTCACTGTTGAGCTTGAGCTTGATAACGTGAATTACAACATAAGCATTAAGGAGGATTAAATCATGGTATCACTTAAGAAAACAGTAAACCTCACAAAAAAACCCCTACCCTGCTATAAGGTCAATTTACGGAAAATGCCCAGAGCCGACCTGCGAAAGAAGGTGATAGTCTGATGTTTGGAATACTTTGTTTACTCTTTGCCGTCTTTTGTGATTTCAAGGATATGCACATCGGAAAGGGGATGCTACCTGCTCAGCAGCGTTACGGAAAATTCGTAGCAGACAATGATAAAATCTGGTACGATCATCTCAACAAGTGCATGAAAGGTCAGGAGTCATGGACAAGTTGGAACGATCCTAGAATCAAGTGGGAGAACAAACTGAAATGATAAAGCCCAGATATGGTAACTATTCCGGTTGCGGAAGATGTTGGTATATCCGTTATGGAAACATAGCAACAGTATCATACATCAGCAGTGAGATGTGCAGAGAAAAGCACATACGGAAACTATTAAAGCTCGGTTATTCAGAGGAAGAAATCAGCCGACACTTCTGAATTAACTGTGCTGAAAATAGCACAAAAACACGTTGACGGAACATTGAATATATGGTATAATAAGCATGAGGATTTATGCATGATAGGAGGAGTTTTATATGTACGATATGGCTAATGAAGAAACGAGAGAAATGGTTGATTCCATTCTTGCACAGATAAAAGAAAAAGAAACCATAACTCTCCATCAGGTTTTAGTCCTGCTTCGGGTAGCTTTAAACGGAGTAAATTCAAAAACCGATCTTTCTGACGAGGACATTTTAACTATCAAGGCAATTCGTCAGGAATTAAAGGGCTTGTAACCCCCACTCTTTCACAGCGGAAGCGCATAACTTCCGCATATGCTCCAAAGTCTGCATGAGGACAGAGGAGTAATCAAATAATACTAAACACAAAAAACTGAAGATGATTAACAGGAGGAATTTATTATGAAAACTAAACAGGAACTTTTACAGATGCTTTTTGCGAAACTCGCTGAACTTCAAGACTTGAACAAAAAAGGGTTTACCACTAAAACGGTTTGGGAAACAGCAAATCTTACTGCTAAACTTCAGGCAGAAGTTGCTTTACTCTATGACATTCTCGGTGAGGACGTTCCCGAAGAATACTGGGAGCAAATAGAGGAAGTAATCTAAAAGCTGACTCGGCAGCTATAAACAGCCATTAAGCCGAGAGCGTTTGACAGTCTGAAATAAGGCTGCCAAGGTTGGAAAATAAACATTAGACACGTTGAGGAGGATTAATAATGAACTTCAAAATAATTATTCATAAAACTCATCACAAGGTAAAGAGAATAGATACAAGATTCAATTCAGACATAAGAACACAGTTATTTTCTTTGCTAGAGAGTAACGGAATAGATATTGTAACGGCTGATGAAGCAGCAACTTGGTGTAGTGATGCACCTGCCAGTGAAAGTTATAACACAGACGATCTTGATATTTATATTATGGAGGATTAAAAATGAAACGTATATCAGACCTCTACAAAGATATAGACAACATTATGTCAGAGAATGAATATCATGACGATGACACAGGCGAAGATGTCTGCGAGATATCCGAGGACGAGGTTTACCGAATAATCACCACAAGGAATGATTACAGATTTTTGACCGCAGCCACAATCAAGGAAGAAATACATAAATGCTTTACGGATTTTGCATACCGTATGAAGAAAGCATTATACTGAAAGCGAGGAATAAATTAATGACATACCCCGAAAACATACTCCGCATAGTACGCCAGAATCTTGACCTTGAACCAACAGACACAAGCAAAGACGATGATATCAATGCTATGAGTCAGTCAGAAATTCTTAACTGTGTTTGCGAATGGGAAGGAATTATCGGCTATGGCAGAACCATCCGTGGTTGGATAAAAGATATTTACGGAATAAATCTTGATGAGAAGTGAGGAATACATAATGTCAGGACGGTACATCTGTTTTCTTGAACTCTTTGAATACGGCGATTACATTGAGGAATTTGCCGGAGATGGAAGCTTTACTTTGTGCGTAGATTTTGAAAACTATACAAAGCATTTTGATACAACGGAAGAAGCTATAGCATGGGCTAAATCTCACGGACTTAAAGACGGAGAATTTGGTGTTTTGTGTTATTGGGTAGAAACGAAGGAGAATACATAATGAATCCAGTAGTAAAAATCCTAATGGAACGTGATGATATAACCGAGCAGAAAGCAATAAACCTCGTAAGAGAAACAAAGGAAGAACTGATGAATAGACCATGTAGTGATGGTGCAGACATCATTATGGATAATTTGGGTTTAGAGCCAGATTATATAATGGATATTCTGGAGATTGATTGAGGAGGATTAAAACTATGAAACCTGCAAAGGAAATGTAGTGGCGTATGAAAGATATTGCAGAGGGCAAATATAGCCGTGAACCTGATTAACTGGATAAAATACCAGATTAAAAAGCATAAACAACAGAAGCCCGGAGCATGGAAAACCAAACAACTGCCAGAGGATTGTCAGCAATGTGAATTGCTAGGCATCTGTCGGGACAGAGAAAAAGATTGGAAATGCAGACACGGATGTTTGCTATGATGACTTTGGAGGAGAAATAATATGTTAGAATGGAACGACAACTTTACTAACAAAAGGTGGGTTGGAGATACAAGTATTATTGTAGGAGAACAAAACTTTGATGATAATTCAATTATGATTAAAGAAGAAAATGGCAATGTTATATCATGCCCTATGTATATTGATAATAACGGCAATATATTCTTTATTTATAATGATAATGGCGTTTACATAAGTGATTATATGGGGTGCTTCGACATTCACGAATTATTGAAAGGATGAGTTTTATGACAGCAAGACACCAGAGAGCAACAACATCAAAGACTTATGCTATGGATATGTGCTATACAAAAGCATTGACCGATGCTAAGAGAATCCACCGTGATGATGGAAAATTCTATATAGATAATATTAATGGGGTTTATACATCAATTAGCGAATGGGATTATGACCGTACACCTGCGTATTCAGAAAGAAATCTTGAGGAATGGGTGTTCAGAAATGGTAGATGGCATAAGACGATAAAATAAACATTTCATTGGGAAATATGCTCAAAAGAATGGCTTAACAAAGCCATTTATAAGGGCATTTATTACAAGTCATATCCAGATAACGGATAAAATTCAAATTTAAGGAGGAGATAGCGATGAAACTATATCTTGTTGAGGTTTCTTTTACAACCATTGAAGATTATTATATAACAGATGAACCGATTGGAATATTCACGGACAAAGAGTCGGCAATTATATTTGCCAAGAATTATGCTGTTAAGCATGAAAGTAGTAAAGATTTTCAGGGTTGTAGAATAAGTGAATGGGAGGCAAATGATATTTCAAAAGGAGAAGCTCATAGCCGAATAGATTATATTTTTGATTGGGAGGAATAATTCACATGGAAGAAAAACGCCCAAAGTTCCCTACAGATTCAGAGGAATCACATAGAATAATGATAGAAGCTTTAGAAATGGTAGGATTTAATGTCCGCAAACCAAACCCCGGCGAAGAAGGCGGTTTCATTTATAAAGACGAGAATGGAGAAATCAAGAAATTAAGCCTTAAAGATCTTAAAAATCTTAAAACTGATAAGCCTATTCAATCCGGAAACACAGCAGAATGGCTACTGGTTATTGGAAATAAATTTGGTGATTTAGTTATCACTTATAATTCAAGAGCATATAGGTGTTCTCATTGTCGTAAATTTTCCCGACACAGATTTCCATACTGCCATTGGTGTGGATTTAGTATGGAAAACGGCAATTATGAAGGAGAGGAGGATTAAGTATATGAACTGCATGAGCAAGAAAGTCAAACGCAACAAAGAAAAACTCATACAAAAGGAATATCAAGAGAAACTTGCTAACTTTACACCAGAAGAAAAGCAAGCCAAAGATGACCGTGATTTAGCAATGAGGAAGAAAATTACACAGATACTCGGTGTAATGACCGCTTTGGAAAATATCACGGGCAACATTTACTCTGATAAAAGAATATGGAGGGAATAAATTATGTTAGTATCAACAACAAGCGAAGTAATCAAGAAATTACAGGAATACGAAGCAAAATATGGCACAGGTGTTATAAGAAGCATTGGAACATATTGCGCTGGCGACAGGGAAAATAACTATTATATTACTATTGCAAATGATTCTTTTTGGAATGAAAAATTAAACAATGAAGACAGCCATTATCACAGTGAAAGAATTATTATATCTGCCATTGATGATGACGAAATTTTTCCAAGAAAGTGAGGATAGATTATGACTAATTTTAAAGAAAAGATGTTAAAGTGTGGATTTACTGATTATTACCCTGCCCAAACAAACAGGACAGAAACGGTCGATAGACCATTTCATACAAGGTTTTCTGGCACATATGTTGTAAAAGTGGAAAATTTTAATGTGGATGATAGGGATGAAATTTATATTACTTATGGAATTTTTACAGGGATGTACCAGTGCGGTCGTCCTTTATCTATAAAAAATAGCATAAGTATATCTCTTTATCCTGATGGAAGAATGTCGTTTTATAAGATGAACGATTACAAATTTATTCCATATTTTATAAAATGTTTTTTGTCTGAAAGCATTCTTCTCGGCACTATTAACATATGGGAAAATGTTATGCTGTCTGTAATCCAAATTTGGATGAAAGATCATAAATTGACCCTAAAGGACATTCAGATTGTAGAATGAAAACTCCGTTTTATCGGATAAATTTTGAAAGGTGGTTACATAATGAAGTATTTAATGATAACATTGCACGACAGTGATTTTTATCGTGAATTGGATTGGCTTGGGAAACATCTGTTGGAGAGATTAAGTGACAACCGTTCTGAGTCATTTGACACAAACAAAATAAATTTTGACAGATTCAAAACTTCAATCGTAAACTTTATTTTAGCAACATATATTTTACATGGAGAGAAATGGTACAAGTGGTACAATAATTCTGATGAAGATGATATATGGGAATACCACAGAGGAATAAAAGAACAGTTGCTCAAAATGATACACATTGAGGTAGTTGAAGACAGTGAAATTCATGAGCGTGGTTATGAATTACTTTATGTTCCTCTTTGCACTTCGGACGATATCAATGTCAAAGGTTTGAATTATTTTATCATCTGATGAAAGGAGAATTTCATCATGAAACCAAAGAATAATTTTAAGAGAAATCATCTTATTAATTTAATTATCAGGTTTATCTCGAAAGATAACTTTTATGTTTGTGAGGTATGCCACCATGTTCATAAAAGAAATGGAAGAAAAGAGAGGCAATGTTTTATAAATCTAGAAAATGAAGTTAAGAGATTGCGTGAACAAATAGTTTGCACTGGCTTTTGTAATGGATTTTTTATTGATTAAGGAGGAAGAACTATGAATTTTGAAGACCTCTCCCCTGCCGAGCAGGAAGAAATGAAAGAAACGTTCTCGCTATGGAGAAAACCGCCAGAGTATTTTGATAAGATTGTTAATTCCGGAATGTGCAACAGCATCATCAACGGATACATCCTCCTTGCTTTTGACATAGTAGGCATTAAGCCACCGAAAGGAATATCACATCTTCTTGATGAGTATTCTGCTGATGAAGCAAGAAAAAGATATCAAAACTAAAACCAAAAATATTAAAAATCCATCTTCTATCCGAGGGTGGATTTTATTTTTGCTTAAATAATGTATAATTTTTATGAAAATCGGAATAAGATACTTGACATAGGGAATAAATTATGATAAAATAAATAATTAGTAAATGGCATATATTTCTTAATTTCAAAATGGAGCATGGAGGTTAATATGGCATTTGAAGATGAGCAGGTAACGTTTGACGAAACTACACAGAATACAGAATCAGAGAATCAGTCTGAACCCATAGACGAAAATTCTGTTATGGGAAATAACCGCGAAGAAAAGCCTAAGAGCCACAGAGGCAGACCTAAAAAAGGAGAATCCTCGACTAAGCCAGCCGGCTCTAAGAAGGCTAAAATCAAAGATTGTGAGGTTGAAATTACCGAGGATAGTCATATTCTGTCCACGGATGATTTAAAGCTTAATGCTGACACATGGAGTGTCAGAGATATTTATATCAAATACACAAATAGTAATAAACTTCTTGATTTTGAAATCCCACAGCAGAGAGCCGTTGTATGGAAGAAAGATAGAAAGTCGGCATACATTCATTCCATTCTCGCCGGACTGTATAAGTTCCAGCCTGCATTCATAGTAAATCAGGTCGGCAAGGGGAAGATGAAGCTTTATCAGGTGTATGATGGTAAGCAGAGAATGCTCGGCTCAATCGTTTCTTATCTGAATGATGAGTTCACCCTGTGCGGATTAAAAAACGACCCTCTGATTGAGTGCAACGGGCATTATTACAACGTTAATGGTTGCAAGTTTAGTCAGTTACCGGAAGAACTCAAGGAGAAGCTCAGAGGGGCTTCTATGAATATCTTGATAGCCGATAACACATCGGAAGAAATAATGAGGTTTATTATGCTCAGAATTAATTCTGGCGAGCAGATGACCCCATTTGATGTGGCAAGAATAAGACGTTCTGATATGGATGATTTTGAAGCATTATCAAAACATGAGATTTTCAAGGCGATGCTTACAATGAATAAATTTAATCAGAAGAAATATCATGAAATCATTGCAAAGACTTATATTGCTCTGTATGAGGACGAGCCGAAATATTCGGGAAAGCATATTAACGAAATAATTGAAAACCTCGAAATAACAGAGGACAAGCAGGAAGAAATCAACGGCATTTATGATAAGTTGCTCGGAGCATATAATATTCTTGTTGAAAAAGGTTCTGCTGTTGCAAAGACGATGTTCAACATAACCAATTTCACAAGTTATTTGCGTTATGTAAACAAGCTTGATAATTCCGAAAAACTTGCTGATTGGTTAGATTATTTCTTCTGGAACACACCCGAGGAATACAATAGTAATCATTCTACAACAAAGAATGAAATTTTAACTAGAATGAATATTATCAAGAATAGCATTGATGAGTTTCTTAGCAAGCAGTAAACAGGCATAAAAATAACACAGCATTACTATTAAGTAATGCTGTGTTTACTTGTATCATATGGCTAACAAAATAGCTGAAGAGATGTCATGAAATGAGTGTTTCATCGTAGGATTTATAGGTCGATTTGTAGAAAAATATGGCTCACTAAGAAAGAAATTACCCTATTCGTAACGAATAGGGTAAAATTATTATGGAAAATAATTAATAAATAAGAGAAATGTCTTTAGTTTCTTCATATTCATCGACAAGTTGGAGAACGGTAGCATTATCTACATCATCATATTCATCTAATAATCTTGTCATTTCACTATCGACTATAGTATTATCTTTCATTACTCCCATTCCCGTCTCGGTTGTAACAATTTCTAACCCCCATTTATCAACATTGTCGGTTACAAACAAAGTGTCTCTATTAGAACCTCCAAACCCATTTTCAGAAGTAACATCTAAATTTACGGATTCCCCATTATCTGTTTTACCATAGTAAAAGCTGTGGACAACCATTGAATCAGGATTCTTTAATGCCCGCTTGACAGTAATAATGGCTCTGGCGCAATATTTCACTTCGGGTGTATAAGACGCAAGTTTTTCTTGTCTTTCTTTTTCTAATCTTTCTTCTTCGGCTTTACGTTCTTCTTCCGCAAGACGTTCTGCTTCCTCGGCATCTTTTTTAGCCTTTTCTTCAAGTAACTTATCTAATTCATCTCTGGCATTGAGCAAATCAGCATAGTTATTGACCTGCTCCTTTTGCTTATCGGTAAGAGTGGCATATAAATTTTCAGCCTTTTCAATAGCTTCTTCATCAGAGATTTCTACCGTTCCGATAGCGTTGATATCGTCCATCATCTTTTGTGATACTTCATCTATCTTGCTTGCACAGCCAGATAACAGAACTGATGAAAGGATTAAGGACATTGCAACGCATTGTTTGATGTACTTTGTGTTTGCTCTCATAATATACCTCCGAATTTAACCAAATGTTTTATATGACATATTATAACATAAATCGTGCTGATTGTCAATATTAATTTTATAAATGTTATTGTTATTCATAATAATATAAAAGAGGATTACTTTTATGGTAATCCTCTTGTTTTTGCGCTTGGACTTACGATTTCTCTGCCTTTCTGCCAGTATTTAAGAAATTTTGTATTTACATTAACGAGATATTGTGTTGCTTGCAATCCAATCACAGCGTTTTATACAACATCTTGACAAAATCAAAATTTTGTAGTATAATTATATTGTACCAGATACATACTAAAATAGAAAAGAGGTGATAAAATGGATAATAATTTATTTCATATCAATGTTTTTTTAGATATAGATAAAACAAACGCATTTGTCGAAGAAAAGATTAAGGACGGCTCTCTTACAACAGATACCGTCCTTAGTGCAGATATGTTTAATTGGGAAACTAGAATAGAAAATGGTGAAATTCCCGTGTTCCCTGTTCAATTAAAGATTGGATAAGAATTGTTTTACATTAAATGCAAACGCTTCTTTAAGAAAATCGTCCCATGTTTTGAATTTAACAGGAAGTTTGGCTTTTAACTTTGACTTTTCCTCATCAGACAAATTATCAATATGAGAAATATCAACATTTGCCTTATCAAAGAACTGCTTTATTGTTTCAGAAAGATGAACACTGTGCATAAATTCTTTCGTAAACCATTTGTCTTTGGGAGTTTTGTTTAATTGCTCTTGATACTTGTCAGATTTGCGTTGAATTTCTTTCTCGATAGATTTGAGCTGGGCTGCGATGCCTTTTGACATAATAAAATACCTTACCTTTCTGTTAATATTTATTTACCCTCGGAGCTACTAAACTGGTTGCGAGGGTCTTTGTTTAGTTACACATTACCACGCAAAGTCTCTTTGAATCTATTGATTAAAAAATCATGTCTATTCTTTAAAAACGACAGATATTTTTCTTCGGTGAAGTCAGAATCTAAAAATAATAATTCAGATTCCACAGGATAAAGAAAGTCATTAATAACAGAATCATTAATATCAAACACTAACGACCGATTCTTTACAGCTTCATACAGAGTATATTCCTGCTTGCTATGTACCTCAAATTGTGGAAGAACGCATAAGTTCCCTATGGCACAAATCCCCTTGCTGTTTTTCATTTGTTGAGTAAAACGGCTTTTAGAGATTACTAATTCAACATTAAGTGGTTTACTATTAATATAATTGTCGTTAGATTTGCGCATTCTAAGTAAAAAACATAAGAATAATTTATTTTCTGTTGGGGTATTTTTCATTGATTTTTGAGTTTGCTCAAGCATCCAATCATGAAGAAACCTTTCCCATGTAGAAAGAGGGATCGGAGTTAAATAACGATTGTCGGATATATCTTTAGATAATTCGTCAGCAATCTTGGTGTCTCCACTTCCGCTCCAATAGCCTGACAGGATTTCATATAAATAGCGCATGGGCATATTCTTTTCAAACGCTGTTTCAAGCTTCTTCGTCCCTGTTTTTTCAGTGATACTAAAATCTTTTGTAGAAACAGAATATTTCATGTTAAAATATGTCCCAACAATACACAAAATCTGATGTTCTATATATTTTGTTATAGAATTTTTATTATCGGGGAACATGATGTATTTACATAAAATCTTACTTATATGGGCAAGGCAAGTCAAAATAAGTTCCTTCAGCTTAATCAAGTTTTTAATTTTATCAGCACTCATGTCAGTGAAGCAGTTTGCAACTGTGCTAAGGCTGCTGGTAGTTTTAGTAAGAATTACTGATAATAAAGAAAATCCGATTGAAGCTACATCAGATGTGGAGAATTTCTGTTTTTTGAAAATTATGTAAGGATTATCTTTATAAATAAGGCGACCAAATGCAAAGCAAAATTCAAAAAGATTTACTTTTTGTTCTCTCATTACTTGACCGTCTTGATAGTTCTGTATTTCTACCCCTGTATCTTCTACCATTTTCTGATACTTTTCATCTACCAATTTAAGAATAGACGGATCATTGTAATTGAAAATGATATGACTCCATTTGGCAGCATAAATTTCATATTTGCTTAATACTGTACCGTTTGCGTTTAGCCTTTCAAAAATTTGGGGCAGACAATCTTCATCCCCTGAATAACATACATAGGGGATTTTCTTATTAAGAATTTGATATTTATCTTTTATGCTTTCAATAAGTTCAGAAAGAATACCGTAACATTCTGTATATTTCTCCTTCAACACTGACACATTCAACACTGACACATCAGATATTACCCGATTAACAATACAAGTAGTTTTGTTTTCTTTTGTTAAATTAGCTTTAATAGATTCTGTTATTTCTGTTTTAACAATTGTAAAATTTGTAGTTACAGCAGGTGCTAATGTACCAATAATCTTGTCGAAATATTCCTTAAATTCATCTTCATAGTTTTTTATATACTTGAATGGATTTTTCGAGAAATCATCTAAAGTCGTAAATCTTTGTAGTCCATCAACTAATAAGTAAGAGTATGGGCTACTTTTATATAATAAAAGAGAACCAAAAGGGAAACCTTTTAGCACGGTATCAATAAATTCTTCCTTTTTCTCAATTGACCAAACAACACTTCGTTGAAAAGACGGTAGCTCTATATATTTTTTAAGGTCTTTAAATTCCATTGTTCCGATTTCATAAAGGTCTCTCATAACATCCTCCGTCAATTCATTTGGTTTTCTTTGGTGTACAATGGCACAGTAGACAAAATATCTGCTTGCGTTTTTAAGGCAACTTTTCCCTCGTCGTTAAAATTGCGATATATTTCAAGTAAATTTTGTTCATCAGAACTTAGAATTTCTTTGTCTGTGTGTGATTGAGGGTTGTCTGTCCTGCCTAGCAGATAGTCTACAGAACAGTCTAGGGCATCGGCTACAGATATCAATGTGCTAGTTGAGGGGTTATCTGTGCGAAGCAATGCACTTACATAGTTCTTTCTTTTCCCCATACGTTCAGCAAGGTCGTTTTGTTGTAAACTCATATCATCAAGAGTCTTTTTTATAATTTCACCAAAATTAGAACGCTCTGTCATGATTACACCTCTTAATTATGTTATTAATTCTGTACAAAAATAGGTGTGTATTTTTGTAGAATATGTAAAAGTTCATTTCAAAACGAAATTTGCTATTGACAAGTTCACTTGCAAGTGATATAATCTAAACATAGCAAACAAGCAAGAAACCAAATCCAAAAGAAATGGTAAATCTTATTAGCTTATTATACCACAATCAGACATCATTTGTCAAGATAGAAAGGATAAAAAGGTAAATATTATGAGTATTAAAGGGTTTAAGGTATTCAATCCCGATTGGACGTGCAGAGGTTTTCAGTATAAGGTAGGAGAAACTTTTGTACATAATGGGAACATTGAAATGTGCGGGGCGGGATTCCATTTTTGTCAGAAAGCAAGCGACTGTTTTAACTATTATAATTTTAACAGCCGAAATAAAGTTGCGGAGGTCGAAGCCCTCGGTCTTGTGGAAACATATAAAGATAAATCAGTAACGGATAAGATTAAAATTATCCGTGAGATTGAATGGCCAGAATTGCTTACAATTGTTAATGACGGCAAAAATTGTACAGGACTGAAAAACACAGGTAACCGTAACACAGGTAACTATAACACAGGTAACCGTAACACAGGTGACTATAACACAGGTGACTATAACACAGGTAACTATAACACAGGTGACTGGAACACAGGTGACTATAACACAGGTAACTATAACACAGGTAACTATAACACAGGTAACCGTAACACAGGTAACTATAACACAGGTAACTGGAACACAGGTGACTGGAACACAGGTGACTGGAACACAGGTGACTGGAACAGCACCAATTATAGTACAGGGTTTTTTAACAGTGTTGAACAGAATATTTTTTTATTTAATAAACCGACATCAATGTCAAGAGATGAAATACATTCATTAAAGGGCATTCAGATTCTTAATTGGAATTTTGAAAATTCTTGGTGGATATATTCAGTCAATATGTCGGATGATGAGAAAAAGGCTAATCCGAAATATGAAACAACAGGTGGATATTTGAAAACTGTAGATTTTAAAACAGCTTGTAAAATGATGTGGGAAAATCTATCTGAGAATGAGAGACAGGAAGTAATGAAACTGCCCAACTTTGATAGTAATATATTTTATGAAATCACTGGAATAATTATTAGCAAATAGTAATGAATATAGAAAGGACTGAAACTCATGCGTTCATCTATAAGGTTTGTACCGAGAGCTAACACCACAAATCTCGCAGAGGAAGAAATTCCGAAGGCACTCCCCCTCCCTGTTGCTAAGTCAGAGATTAAGGTTGCTCCAATAGCAAAGCCCAAAAGCCCTAGGAGAAATCTTATCGCAAGAGTTTCCGTTCATTCGGAAGACCACAGTGCAGACGCTTTCATGAACAAGGACGATATAGACAATATTGTGTATTCTCTTCTTATGAACTGTAAATCATCAAGCAAGAGAAATTTCACAAAGGCATGTGCATTCATCTTTGTAATCAATACAGGATATAGAGCCGGTGATGGTCTTTCATTAAGAGTAAAAGACGTACTAGACGAGAATGGAAATATCGTTGATGAACTCAATCTTAGTGAGGATAAGACAGATAAATCCAGAGTAGTCTATTTTAATAAAGCAGTCAAAACGGCAATACGTTTTCTGATAGAGGTCAATCATCTGACCCCAGAGAATTATCTCTTTGTTGGCGAGGGTAACAGAACGTCATACCTTGATCACATAGAATACGATAATGACGGCGAGGTTAAGAAAATCGTATCAACCGGAGAAAGATATAAGTCTGACGGGACAGAAAGACAAGCGTGTCCTTATTGGGTAGGCTCTATCAGCCGGATAATCATTCAGGAAGCAAAAAGGTTAGGTATTGAGGGTCATTATTCCAGCCATTGTATGAGAAAGACTTTCGCAGAGTTTATCTCACGGAACTGGGCTGATGAAAGAAGTCCTATGATAGCAAGCAAGGCTCTCAACCACGCTGACGTAAGAACAACAGTCGAGTATTATATGAGAGTTGACCCACGGAAGCTCAAAGTTCAATGGCTCAATCTCAATCTTGGACTTGAAGTCCTTGAAATGTTCATTGAGGACTATTATAACGGCAAGTTTCAGTTTAATGGATAATTCATAGAAAGGAATACGATTATGGCTAGAAAGAAGAAAGAACCGGATAATCTTGTTGAGGTATGTGGGAAAACCTATGTTATTCTTGATACTGATGTATCAGACGGCAGAGTCAATCATAAGGCAATGCCTCTCGAAGTGTATGTGGACAAAGTGTTAAAGGGAGAGTTTTGCCGTGATGCTCTTGTTCAGAGACTCGACAATCAGTGGACAACAAAGAAGAAAAGTGAACTTATCGTATCCATTCTTCAGAATCGTCCTATCGGTGCTATTCTTTATACAGGCGAAAGAATACATGAAGCAATGTATTTGACGAAATCATTGCTTGATGGTTTACAGAGAACAACAGCTATGTGTGGATATGTAAATAATGAATATTCGTTAAGCAAGAATACAAAGCCGTTAAAGTGCGTGTGCCGTTCTGAAAACGGAGAAACGATTGCTTATGAGGTTGAACTTGCCGGAAAGAAATTCAAACAGCTCCCCCCTGCCCTCCAGAGAAAAATTCTCGACTATGATATTACCCTTTACGAGTATGTGGGCTTCACTGATGATGAGCTTGATGGTATTATCTATAATATTAACAACGGAGTATCTTTCAAGCCCAATCAGAAGTTAAGACTTGCATTCGGAACAAACACAATGAAGTATCTCCAGCCTATCTGCGAGAATGCTATTTGGGATAATATAGACGGCTGTAATGCTAAGAATGATAGTATCCTCGGTTGCATTACCAGAACCATGATGATTATGATGGGTTGTGACTGTGACCTTTCCGCAACTGAAATGAACAATTTTGCAGAAGAATTTGATATCAAGGCAAACGAGTATAGCGTTAAGAGGATTGGTCAGTTATTTGACCGTCTGAACGACATCACAGGCAGTTCAAAGTTTGTTGAGGAAGATATTGAGTTCTTTAATGCCTGCAATATTCCTCATATCATTGATGCTCTTGACCAATGGGAAGGGACAGATGAGCAGTTCACAGACTTCCTTTTACATTTCCTGCATTCAAGTGCAAGGATAGAATATAACGAGTATGCTGCCACAAAGTCCGGCTCTGGAGCAAAGCAGTATTCCTATGGAAGCGTAAGTGACCGGCGTGGCGTTATCCTTAATGCTATGACGGATTACATAGCAGATTATAATATCACAAAGGTTGAGGTGAATACCGATGAAGAAGTTGAAACCATTGACAGTTCAGACGATACTGGAGATAGCACAGAAAGCTACCGATCAGACGGAGAGAGCGAAAGCGAGAACCCCGAATGCGTATTATCTGAAGCTCCTGCGGTCACTGAATGTGGAGAAAATAGTCAGTGTAGCGGATATCGAAGCGACAGTGACGACCTCGAATCATTTGAACAGTCTTTTGGAGATGGGGAAGAATGATGTCTTTGATAAAATGGTTGAGTATATCAACCATACATCATTAAGTATCAGACGATATCGTGATACTGTCAGAGTTTCCAAAACCGCCGATATGGAAACTATCAATGCCCTTATCGAAGGGAAAATAAGCAATAATCAGTTTATCTCACGAGTAGAAGTCTTACAAAACGTCCCCCAATCCTTTGAGGAAATATACGCTGAAATAAAAGATATTAATTCTTCTCACGAAACACATCTTAATAATACAGCCGACCTTTTTAATAGAGGTGTGGATTATATTGAGGAGGTTATGCAACGCATACTATCTCCGGAATATATCGATACCTTTGATGAAGAGGACGAAAAATCTAAACATAAAATAGCTGACTGCCTTGAAAGGCTCGACCAAATCCATAATGTCATTTCATCTTTGATTTGACAAAAATACAACGACAGGAGAAAATATTATGAACACTATGAACGCAATGTCAAAGGAAACCAACAAAACACAGGCAATGCTTTATCTTGAAAACAAGAGGAAGATGGCAGAAACCGGGCAGACAGCTAATGTAAGTGGTGAGAAGACTGAAATTATATCTATTCCGATATATAAGTTGAACACTACATACACATCGCAGAGGACATTAAGGAACAGAAGGTTAGCGGAGAATATAGCTTCTAATTTTGACAAGAACTTGTTTCAGCCTATTGTGGTATCATACCGTGATGGTAAGTGGTATGTTATTGATGGTCAGCATAGACTTTACGGTGCGAAGAAACGTTTTGGGGACAATTACCTTATGGAGTGTCAGGTCATCAGAGGGCTTACTCAGCAGGAAGAATCCATGTACTTTGTCAAGCTGAATGACAGCTCAATTCCGTTACAGTATGCTGACAAAGCAAAGGGGCTTTTCTACGCAGAAGATGAAACCATGACAACTCTTGCTAATCTGTGCAAGAAGAATGGCGTTGAACTTGGCATTACCGAAGATAAGAGAGCAACTGCCGACAGCAGAATAACCGCTATTAAGGCTCTTGTGGTTACATACAATAAGATCGGTGAAGAAAAGACTGACCGTCTTATCAGACTTCTTAATGATACATGGGACGGCGCATACGCAGCATTCAGGCAGGAAATGATTAAGGCAGTTGGATATATTCTTAATCTGTACAGCAGAGAACTTGATGATAATAAGTTTATCAAGAAGCTATCTAAGGTAAATCCTGCCGACCTCATCAGAATGGCTAAGTCTGACCGTATTACAACAGCAAAGACGGAAGCTAAAATTGCCCGTATCATGGTGAATAACTATTATAATAAGGGTAAGGGTGCAACACCGCTGGAATATAAGTTTAATTTCTAATTTGACGGAGGACGCATAATGAAACTTGACACATTCATAAATCTCAACCGTAGCACAGCTATAACTATTTCTATGAACAAGATTGCTCTCACATCAAACGTTCATGTCAAGGACATTGAAAAAGGTAAAACTATCACTGGAGAAATTGACGATAACTCTATTATTCTGGTAAAGCATTTGACTGTTCCAAGAGAAGATGGCGCAGAATATACGCTTGTAACTGGTTGGAAAACATACATGATAGCCAAAAACAAGGGCATTTCAGAAATCAAAGCTATTGTAGTGCCATATACTCGCAGTAAGTTCAATTATTATCTTAGCAAGAAGCCTGTTGGAGTGATTGACTTTAACGTTATTACTCCACCGTCAGAGCGTTGTACAAAGCCTAATCCTGTAAAGATAGAATGGGTTAAGAAACAGTGCAATCTCCTTGGAGGGCATACCATTGACAGCCCTGTTAGTATCAAGATTGATAAAAACGGCGTTGTGAAGATTACAGACGGATACATACGCTATCTGGTTGCAAAGGAGCTTGGAATAACTATGTTGCCGTTTACGGTGATAAAGACTAATTCATAATACAAGACGAAATACAATGCAAAGGCAGAAAGGATAATAAAATGACTATAGTACAGACTCAGGCAAGGCACAATATTCAGAGAACCGATAGAAAGGAGGCAAACTTTGCAACTGCTCACCCGATCATAAACGATTTATGGATTACCTTAATTAGAGTACTTCCCTACATTGTAGCTATCTATATCGGAATTACATTCAGGACAGTTATTATGACTTGCAAGGGATATGACTACTCCATCAACGGAATGGATTTGCTGAACGCTGTTCTATGCGTTATGGTAGTTATTACAGTCAAGTTTATTCGGAAGTTATCTAAGTTATCTAAGTAGTACAGAAAGGTGTGAAATACAACTATGGAAATGGTTAAAAGCAAAGCCCAGGAAATTATTGATTATACTGTATTCCGAGATAGAGATATTCCTCTGGGAGAAATCGAAATTCCTGAATACAAACATAGAATACCCAATAAATCTGCATTCCCCTATTGTAAGATATCCAATAAGTATCTGGGTCAGACTATTGTTCTTTCGCATAGGAATGATCGATATTATGTTATTGACGGAGCTAAAATAATCGCTTCTTTTAAGAATAGAATGCCGAAAGATACATTAATTAACTGCTTTGTTGCAAGTAATAACTCTATCGCTGATGAGATACAGCTTTTAGAAGCATTACATTATCGGAGGTAGAAATCTGCTCCAAAAGTGATACACAATATATAGATTTGTTCATAAATATTATTTTTATGAATTTGCCTCTTGACAAACGTTCTAATAAGTGATATACTATGAACACAAGGAATTTCAAGCACTATATATTGTGGTCATCGGATTGGAATATACCATAACGGTCATGACACAATAGGTAATTATATCAACAGAAAGGACGATTCCAATGGTTAAAAGGTTTCAAAGCAAAATCGCAGAGAGGTTGAATGACCCAAGGTTTACCAAGATTTACGGAACGAATTTGTCTCCGGAGCAAATCAAGATGTGGGATATGCATGACATGACGTTAGAACTAAGCAATTTTCTCAAGCAGTATAACGGCTATGATATCGTGACCAAGTTCAATGACAGTGATGATGAATACGAGGATTTGTGTATAGGAAAGGTTCTTGATTCAGGCGATAATGTGCGGATATACCGTGACTTTTTTACAGAATATCCGTCATTAACTCATAACCGAATACCTGGTGGGACGGTGCATGTCTTAAAAGACCTAGAATATCCTGAACCAGATGTAGTAAAGATAATCCGGGAAGATGGCGAAATCTACATAAAAGGGTTGTGGAATGAACACAGAGCAAAAACTTTTCAAACTGTGGATATCGTTCCTAAAGATATTCTTGGATATGGTCGGAAAGAATTTATAGACGAGATATGGTCAAAAAATATTGATGGTAAAGAATATTTCGTTATAGATTTTTTCAGAGCCAAGAAACATAAATCGGGATTGATTGATACAATCAGATATGCTTTGCGTATGGACAAGTATTCAGAAATCACAAAGACTATGTTTATTCGCAAGACTGACAATCCGGGAGAGTATGAGGTCGGAGTATGGGACATTGAAGAGGGGTGTCCTTTACCGGATAGAAAATAAATTTAAAAAAAATAGTGTCTCCCCTCTTGACAAAATAACTGTAGTGTGTTATAATCAAAATTAGAAATTCGTTATACAATATTGCGTTGCAAACTAAGGTAACACACAAGCAAGGAGGAATTTATATGTTTAAGAAGTGTGATACTTTTACTCGTGAAATCAAGAGAGGTGACATTTATTATGCAGACCTGCCTTATGATGACGGTCACGTTCAGGGTGGCATTCGTCCGGTTCTTGTAATCCAGAATGATATTGGGAACAAATATAGTCCTACTGTAATAGTAGCTCCTTTAACTACAAAAGAAAAGAAGCCTCTCCCCACTCATACTGTAATCACAGCGAGAACCAAAAGTGTTTGCCTTTGCGAACAGCAGACAACGATTGACAAAAGTCGATTAAAGGAATATGTTACTAGTACTACTGAAGCTGAAATGCATAAAGTAGATATAGCCTTGGCTGTTTCTATCGGACTGGGCAAAATCCTTGATATGTTCAAAGGTGGTTGTGATAAGGAGGTATCTCCGTGCTATTAAGTGAATATTCTCATGAGCAAGACATAAGCAATTATAAATCATGGATTGAAGCAAACAAATCCCTTGAATCCTTTTTATATCCCTTTGAAGATTATTTAATGGATTTTGATTTGCCTTTGTGCCGATATACAGTCCCTGATTGGGAGTCTTGTTTCCAAAAGATGAATGTTGCTACAAATAATATCTCTCCTGTTAAAAGAAGAATTAAGCAGTTTTTATTAGGCAATAATTACCCAGAAAACGTTGTTCATAATCTGGAAAACGCTAAACAATGTGGGGGGACTAATTATTTCCTTAATGTTGAGCAAGTCAGAAACGCATTTAATGATTATCGAAAATCTAAAATAGGAACTTCCATACTCACTCTTTATGGATACGATGTCTTAACTCCTGTCGAATTGGGCGTATATTTAATCTGGATGGGGTTTAATCCATCAGAAATTATACAGATTAAACGGTCTGATATTAATATTTCTAAAGGAATTGTTTTATTTAATGATAAGACTGCTAAAATTCCTGAAGTGGTCAAAGAATATTTTGAGAAATATTATGATGCCTCTGGTTATTGGTGGGAGAATGGACGTTCAGACCATCTGCAATGGGTAGAATACAATCGAGAGGGCAATGTGTTTTTGTGTCAAAGGAGAGGTTCTTATAAGGAAGAGTCTCTTATCCGATTGATAAATAACGCTGGTTTTTCTATTGCCCATTTATGGCGGTCAGGCAAACTATATAATGCTTGGGAAAGGTTTAATGTTTTAGGTTCTAAGGCATTGGATTGGAATAATTACGAAAGCATAGGGTTATTTTTCGATTTTGGTAGTTCTTATGCTGTTACAACTTTATTGCAGGCTTTGACCTTAAAATATGATTGGGAACGTTATTGTTTACAGCAGGAAGATTTTTTGAATAATGGCAATGTCAATGGTGGAAGAAAATTAAGAAAAACAAAAAAATAAAATAATTTGAAAAACCCTATTGACAAATTCTAAAAAATAGTGTATTATATATACACAAGGTTAATTCCGAAATCAATCAAACAGCTTTGGAATGAGCCTACACAAAAAATTCGGACGGTTTCGACCGTTTGAATTTTAAGATTTTATCGTTCGTTACACAATATAAAAACAGTACAAAATCAAAATATTAACGAATGATAAAGCAAGATATGTACCCGTAGCTCAGTTGGTAGAGCACGTGACCTTTAATCACGGTGTCGTGGATTCGAGTTCCACCGGGTACACCAAAAGCTAGGTGAGCTACAAGGTAACTTGGCACTCCACACCTAGCTAATATGCAGACAAAGGGTTACACAATCGTAGATTGATGTTGTATGTTCGATTCGTACAGTCTGCTCCAGTGGTTCTTAGTGTTCCTCAGTTGTCTGCTAGTAAAGATACTGCTTTCAAACTTGTACAAGTACTGGCTCGTACTAACACCCTCGGTGCGTACCTTTTTGTTTGGAATAAAAGATTACTAAGAACAACGCAGAGATAACTTCAACACAAAGAGTGCGTTAAGCTCTTTATATATTTGGGTGTCGCCAAGCGGTAAGGCAAGGGACTTTGACTCCCTCATTCCACTGGTTCAAATCCAGTCACCCAATCCAATAACCATTCCATAAGTGCTAGTTAGCGCACTCCTTTCTGTTTAGTGTTTATGGTGTAAACCTCGCTCCTGTCGGGAGATAGTGGCGAGGAAAGTGGCAAACAAGTTTCAAACCTCCTTGTGGTGTTTGCTGGGAATATCTGATGTGAAGTAAAACACAGATAGCTGATTGGAACAAAGGACACAATAATTATTACATAGTAGAAAGGCAGTTATATGATTAAGGAAACAATGAATTTACATAAGGCGTTATCAGAACTGAAAATTCTCAATGATAGAATTTCAGACAAGATTTCTAATTGCACTTTTTGTGGAACAATGAAGTCTGGCAGTAAGACGATTCTCGGAAAGACTGTTGATGAGTTTAAGACTAATGTTCAGAGTGATTATGATAGTGTCAATACACTTATCAATCGCAGAAATGCCATCAAGAGAGCAGTAAGCAAGTCTAATTCCTCTACTTCAGTTACAATCAACGGTAAGGATTATGTCGTTGCTGAAGCCATTGAAATGAAGAACTGGGGAATGGATTACTATAAGGATTTGCTTAGAAATCTTCGTAGCCAGTATGCAAATGCAGTAAACAAGATGGAAACTGAAAATGCAAAGGCTGATATGGCTGCTACCGATTACGCTAAGAATGGTACTAATTCTGATAAGACCACCCTGACAGCAGAAGCGTTAAAGGAAATGGAAAATCTTCGCAAGTCTTATTACGACAGCCACAAGACTGAAATTGTTGACCCTCTTAAACTTTCTGATAAAATCAAGGAGCTTGAAGAAATGATTTCAGCGTTTACTTCGGAAGTAGATAGCGTTCTTGCAGTTTCAAACGCAAATACGCTCATCGAAATTGAGTATTAAAACTTGAAGGTCTTTTAAAATAAAATAAATCGCCATTATACTGAAAATTCTAAAAATTACATCTCTCTTATACAGAGTAATAGTATAAAAAAAGATGCTGAGAAGCAAATTACATATTATCGTCAAATGTTAAAGATGATTATAATGCTAATTTTAAGACTTGAAATCTTAGAATTTAGAATTGGTTAAATTTTATTTGATGGAAATAGTAACGCTTAGTCAGTAAACAATAACGAATAATCGTTAAACAGTATCTTGTTCAAAGAATATTCAGTATCATCAATAATGCTTATCTAGTATAAAATCCTTGATAAAAGGTTTGTGCGTATGTAATGTGGCACTGAATGAACCTCAAGGCTAGTATAATGGTGATTTTATATATGTCACAGTGTCGGAATTGGTATACGAGACAGTCTCAAAAACTGTTGTAGAAATGCGTGTGAGTTCAAATCTCACCTGTGACACCAGCCCGAAAGGGCAAATATTTATCATTTATATTCCTTTGTTTCCCTTAGATTTTAGTCAGGTTTAAGGGAAACAAAAATGCTGATGTGGTGGAATTGGTATACACAAAGGATTTAAAATCCTTCGCTTTAAGCATACGAGTTCAAATCTCGTCATCAGCACCAAATAGCAGGTATCCAATCAAAAGGAATATTGTAAGACTAAGCGACCGGAAAAGCTGAGCCCACTATAAGGGTGTCAAACAATATTAAAAAGATGGTCAATTAGGGTGAGAAATCCCGTTTATCTGATATGGTTGTACAGCTATAGAGGGACATCTCGAATAGGTGAAATACCTATTCCCTGCTATGTACGGTGGGTTGGTCAAGAGGTTAAGACATCGCCCTTTCACGGCGAAGACAGGGATTCGATTTCCCTACCCATCACCAAATAAAAGCAAATGTTCAAGTGAGCATAGAGTATTTGCTGACTACATATCGAATATATGAATCTTGCCATTCATATACCTCCGTTTCGCTCCTTTCATATGCTTGGAAGTCATACATCGGGTATGACGGTTTTGCAGTTGGGTAGTGGTTCTGTAAAACAAAATCTGTTAATACTGTGTTCCTTTGGTCTGAATTTTCATTGTGAAGAAAAACCTTGAAATCGCCAAAGGAATAATTTTCAGATAAAACAAATTGGTAAAATGTGAATGTAAAATATCACAGTGAAAGGTGGTTAAAATGTCAGAAGCAAATACAAGTATTCAAATCTTTAGCAATAAAGATTTCGGAGAAATCAGAACATTAAAAATTGATGGAGAACCATGGTTTGTTGGCAAAGATATGGCTGATAAACTTGGATATTCTAACGCAAGCAAGGCGGTTTGTGCTCATGTTGATGAGGAAGATAAACGTTTTGAAATGCTGAATATAGCAGATTCCCAAAATGGGAATGTGCCTATAGGACAGACAAAAACAGCACTTATCAACGAATCTGGTCTTTATAGTCTTATCCTTTCTAGTAAACTTCCGACAGCAAAACAGTTCAAGCATTGGATAACATCGGAAGTTCTCCCCACAATACGCAAGACAGGTGGTTATGTTGCAAATGAAAATAATTTCATAGAAACATATCTTCCCTTTGCAGATGAAAATACAAAGTCACTTTTCAGATTAACTCTTGAAACGGTAAGACAACAGAATGAACTAATTCAGAAGCAGTCTGAAAAGATTGAACAAGACAAACCTCTCGTAGAGTTTGCAGACCATGTGTCAAATACAACTAATCTGCTTGATATTGGTGAGCTTGCGAAGTTAGCAAAGAAAGAAAATGTCAACATTGGCAGAACACGATTGTTTGAGTGGCTGAGGGATAATGATTATCTGATGAGTTCAACCGGACATAAGAATCAACCTTATCAGAAGTACATAGAACAAGGGCTATTCAAGCTAAGAGAATATACATATACAACGCCTTATGGTGAACAAGCAGGATTAAAAACTTATGTCACTGGCAAGGGACAGATTTATTTCATCGAAAAGTTGAGACAGATTTTTGGGAATAAACAAATCGTTAGCAATGTATAGGAGGTTTAGCATGAACTCTCAAGAACTTTCAATGCTCTATTATAGCTTGACTACAATTCCACCTTTAGCAGATACCGAGGATAGCTACTTCTCTGATAAGCACATGATGAATAATCGAGAATTGTGTGGACAAGTTCAAGGGTATGTAGCAGAAATACATAAAGCATTTAATCCTAATATATCTGCCACTTTAAAAGTTTCTCCCTTGAATAAGAATGGAGCAAAGTTTACGCTTCGATATACAAACTCAAACAAGGGCTATACCGGGAATGTGTATGCTATTGCAGGGAAAAATAATATCATTGCAAAGATAATTGATATTTTCCAGAATGGCGCACAGACACTTACATAAAACACACTAATATTCGCTAAAATATTTAGCAGAAAGGGATATTACAATGAAAGAAATGGTGTATCGTCCTTTAAGAGAACATATAAGCAATCAGCAGTAAAAGCTGTTTATATAGATTTTACCCTATTCCCTGTTGAGTGGTTGTTGTATAAATTGCAATAACCACTTGGCATTTACATAAAAAGTACATGATAAAGGTCAAAAATAACGAAAAATTCAATTTACGATGAAATTTGGATTTTATTGTAAAAATTGCCTCGACAAATGGCTTAATAGAGCCATTTGTCGAGGCATGAGTTGAATGTTTTTCGTGGAAAGGAGGACTTTGTTATTATGAGCGATGAAAATCAGAAAATTGCCAAATACATATCTGACGGACATAAAATTTTAGACGAAAAGTATTGGAATGATTGGGATAGGTGTGTTCCCATTCGAGTAAATGATATTTATGGTGGTATGGAGCTTGGGTGTTGCTTAGATATTATAGAAGAATTAAACAATAATTGTACTATGGATTTTGCAAAGATGATTATCGAAAATCAGGGTCATTCTGGGATGTCATTCAACCTAGTACGAGCAATGGTTAAGGCTTTTTGCAATCGTGGAGAAGAATTTTATTATTTTGTTAGTTAAATAGAAAGGATGTTACATAATTTGATGAGATTATTTATTTCTCAGCCAATGAGAGGAAAGACTGATGAACAGATTCTTGATGAGAGAAATTACGCTATCAGTCGAGTAAAGAAGATACTCGGAGATGATGTTGAAGTTATAGATTCATTCTTTAAGGACGTTCCAACAGACACTTCCCCACTCTGGTATCTTGGCGAAAGCATTAAGCTTTTAGCTACAGCAGATATTGTTTATTTCTGTGACGGTTGGGACACAGCCAGAGGTTGTAGAATTGAGCAGATGTGTGCTGCTGATTACGGGATTAATACAATGTATGATTAAAAACAGAAAAAAGAATAAATATTTTTGAAAGGAATAATGTATGGCAAAGGATAAGAATGAAGCAATTCCGCTGAAGAAGGGTAAGGCAACTTTTAATCTTGTAGGTAAGGCAAAGGTCAATGATTATACGTTTGATATTGACCATAAGTATGACAGTGGCTGGACTTCTAACATCATGAACATTGGTGTTGACTGTGGAGACGGTAATGTTGTTTATGCCGAAATGTCTGGGGGATATTTCCCTGAAGAATATAAGAAGGATAATAAAATTTATGTTCACGGCGTAAAGCAGGATGAAAACGACAAAACAGTAGATGATTGGGATAATACATTCACTATTGATTGGGATGACCGTAACGACCCGGCTATTCTTGAAACCATCGGTAAGGGTTGTTTTGTGACCGTAGGCATTGAAAAGGACGAAAAGGGCAATACATTCTACAAGGATTTTCTGACAGAGTATGATGCTGTTGAGTACCTTAGTGAACATCTTATAGATGAAACAGTTATCAATGTTAAGGGTAATATTACATATGAGACTGATGGCGAAAAGGTTTATAAGAAGAAGAAGATAACTAATATTGCACTTTCCAAGGCAGAATCGGATAAGTTTAAGGCAACATTCACACAGACTATTCTTCTCGATGACGGCAGTATCGGTAAGCCTGATAAGGAGAAGAATACGATTCCTATGTCTGTATATGTAGTTGACTATGTAGGCAAGCCTAAGATTAATGGGCAGAAGATTGAGGTTAAGCAGAATTTTGCAATCCCTGTAAATATGGAGTTTAATATCGGTGATAATCCTGAACTTGTATCTAAGCAGTTGGCAAAGTTCTTCAAGGCTAAGAAGAATGAAATCATTGAAATGACTGTAGACGGTAATCTTGTTGAGGGTGGTTCAATCGTTAATATTACTGCTGACGATATCCCCGATGATATTAAGGAACTTATTGAGCTGGGTCTTTATACCGAGGAAGAGGCTCTTGCTAAGTGTGCAGTTGGGAACACAAGTAAAGAAAAAAGAATGGTCATCACAAAGCCTTCTATTACCTATATTGGTGAAGGTGATGATAGAAAGCCTACTGTATCTCGTGATGATAAGAAGTATAAGCCTACCGACCTCCAGTTCTTTAGTGCTTATCTTGCAACACTCGACCTTGATAACTCTAGTGATAATACTGATGATAGCGCAGATAATGAAGTAGATTCTTCTGGCAATGATGAAGATGAGTTCATGAAGATGCTTGAAGACCTGTAATAAGAAAGAGAGGTAATTAAATATGGCATTCAGAACAGCAAAGGCTACAAAGATAGGCGGTAAGTTTCTTGCATATGGAGAAACAGGTTCGGGAAAGTCATGGTTTCAGCTAACTTTCCCGAATGTAGCTTGTATTGATAGTGAGGCTGGTATCGGATTTTATGAGAATAAGCCTATTACTCTTAATAATGGTAAGACATATAATAATCTGAAACTGGTTGATAACACATCAGACCTTGACACACTTGAAGAAGACCTTGATGCATTCCTTGACGGAGAATATGAAGGCAAGATTAACACACTCTCAATTGACTCTGAAACGAAGTTTTATTCTACCATGCAGATTTCAGCTCTTGAAGTAGAGGAACGCAGAGCAAGGCGTAAGGGTGGAGATATTGATGATGCTGGTATTTCCGTTAAGCAGTGGGGCAGAATTAAGCTTATCAATATGAAGTTCCAGCAGGCTAAGATTGATCTTTCTTCAAAAGGAATGCACATTGTTTCTATCGCACAGCAGGTAGAAGTTAAGGACGATAAAGGCGAAAAGGTTATTGGATATAAGCCTGATATGCATAAGAGCGTAGGTTTTGATTATGATGTTGTACTCCGTTTCTTCAAGAAGAAGAATAAGGATGGTGATGGTTGTACTTATTATGCAGAAGTAATTAAGGACAGAACAGGTGTAACTAAGGTTGGCAGTGTTATTGAAAATCCTTGTTATGATATATGGAAGGATTTCTTTGATGGCATTTCTGGACTCGATACCCTTGAGACTTCTTATCGTAATGATCTTGATAAGTCAACCGAAGATATGATTGATAAGGATGATAAGGCTGAAGCCATTGTAGCAGAATGGAAGCCTTTAATGAAGTCAATCACAGATAATGGCAACACCTCGGCTGTAAAGCAGATAAACGCATTTATAAAGGAAAAGGGTCTTAATATTAAGAATATGACAGCAGAAAGTCCGGAAATACTCGCTGAACTTCTTGACCTTACAAAGTCACTTTCATAATCAAGATATCAATGTAGTAATAAAGGCAGAATAAATATGTTCTGCCCTTTTATGGTATTAAGGATATTAAGGTGGTGGATACATGATAAAAATGACTGAAAAAGAAAAGCATGATTGGTATGATTTATGTGATTATATCAAATATGAAATTCTTGAATACTCGCCAGAAATGAAAATCCCACAAACTTTGGCGCTCAGGCTTAAAGGTTTAGCGCAAGGAAATTTTATGGCGAATAAATATATCAAACCAAATGCTTCTTATACATATGAACAGATTTTAATTACTTGTAAAGTATGCAAGCCCAAGATCAAGAATTATTTTTCAAAAAATTTTGCGAAAATAAATGGAGAGACCCATAAAATCAATCTTATAATGAAATTCCTTGAACAGGAAATAAATGATGTCGTGTTAAAAATACAGCAAAAAGAACAGATTGATACAGAAATTTCAAGAATGTCATTTGAAAATCATACAGAAGATAAGGCTGATTATAAAACAGGAACAACGAGTGCAAAGGATAAATTTGATGAGTTATGGTGAATAGAGGAAAATCTGATAAGACAAAGCTGACACCTTTTCAGGAAGAACAGTTAAAGGTAGCAAAAAAGGTAAAGGAATATAAATTATCCTGCGAAGCTAACGTTGTTTCAATATTTTATAAACAGCCTGATTTATTATTTGATTATGAGTTAAAACTGGAAGATATTTCAGAGAACGCTTGGCGAGTATATTTCCAAATTGCACATGACGTAGTCGTAAAGGAAAGAAAGCCGTCACTTGATGAATTAACAGTAGGATTTTATCTTGAAAAGCACAGCAAACTCAAAGAAAAATATGATGAATATGGTGGTTGGCAAAAGATAATTGATGCTACTGCCTATGTCAATCCTAATAATATATCAGGGTATGTTAAGGATTTGAATAAGTGGAACGTAGTCTTAAAACTAATTAAGTATGGCTTCCCTGTTGCGGATAAATTATCTGATTATTCGGATATGTCCGCTGATGAGATATATTCCGAACTTGAAACACTTCTTAATCACACTTTTATAAATATTGATGGTGATATCAGTACATACTCTCTTGACTATAAAATAGATGAATTGTTAGAAAATCTGAATGAAGGTCAGGCAATAGGTCTTCCCTATTATAATATGCCAATGCTTACTGCTGAAACAGGCGGTCAGTTGCATGGAAATATCACTCTTGTAGGTGGTCTTTCCAATGTAGGAAAATCAACCTTTGCAAGAAGCTCTACTCTCCCTAGTATCATTGAAAATAAAGAAAAAATCGTCATTATGGTCAATGAGGACGGATTGAGCAAATGGCAGAGAGAAATGATTGTCTGGTGTGCCAACAATATCTTTAAGGAAGATTTGCAGAAGTTTGTTTTAAGAAACGGCAAATATACTGATGATGTATGGGTATTACTAAAAAAGTGTTCAGCATGGATAAAAGAAATATCCCAAAATCATACGATTACGATAATCCCGTTCCAGAGATACAAGACTGATTCAGCAATCAAGATAATCAAGAAATATGCCGGAATGGGCGTTAAGTATTTTATGCTTGATACCTTTAAGGCTGATGCTGGAAGTAAAGTCTTTGAAAGCTCGGCTAATGCAATGGCGATGTCACAGGCAATGGTTGATATTCAGGATACAGTCAAGGAAGCAAATAAAGATGTTCATATATTGATTACTTTTCAGTTGGCAAAGGGGTCGGCAAAACAGCGATATTACACGCAGGATAATACAGGTATAGCAAAGAATATAACCGATGTTGCAAGCACAAATATTATGATAAGAGATTTATTTGACGATGAAAAAGCCGGTGGTAAAAATACACTAAAGGTCTTTCGCCTTGAAGGAAAGAATGGTAAGAGTAAAATTTCCGTTCAGTTAAGTCCGGATAAACATTATCAGATAATTTTTATTGTAAAAAACCGTGAGGGTTCAGCAAATCAATTTCAGATCGTTGTTGAGCATGATATGTCAAGAAATATTATGAAAGAAGTCGGTATTACTTATGTAACACAAGATTTCTGATAAGGGGTGAGATTTTGTGAATGCAAATGAATTAAAGGAATACATAATCAATAATAACAAAATTTCGCTCATCTTAGAAAAAGTGGGCTGTCATAGTATTAAGGAATATAAATCTGAATACCGAGCAGCCCTCCCAGAAAAGAAGAATCCGACTGCTGTAACAGTAAAAAAGGAAAATCTTTTTACAGCAGTTAATTCTTCTGATTTGAACTTTACTGGAGATATTTTTGTTTTAGTAATGGAACTGAACAAAATAACTTTCGGTAAAGCAAATAAATTAGTCCATGAATATCTTGGGTTAAATTACTCGTTTAAGGCAAATAAAAAAGAAACCAACACTCCTGATGTTCTTGATGTGTTTAAGAAAATTAAAAGAACATCGTGTATTGTAAATAAAGACGTTGAAATCTATGATGACAATATCTTAAAAGAATACACTCCCCTGCCCTATATTTCATGGGTAAGAGAGGGTATAATGCCTTTTGCCTGCAAGAGGTTTAATATTGGATATTCTTACGATAAAAAAAGGATTATTATTCCGTGGAGATACTGGTGTGGAAGTGATAATCAGTATGTAGGAATAGTCGGCAGGACTACAGTCCCAAATTATCAAGACTTTGATATCCCAAAATATTTTGGAATTAAGCCTTTTGCAAAAGGCATGGACGTTTATGGACTTTATGAAAATTATAAAACAATTCAAGAAAAAGGTTATGCAGTCTTATTTGAAAGTGAGAAATCAACCTTAAAACGATATAGCCGAAAAGACGGAACGGGAGTGTCAATAGGCTCACATACTCTATCAGATGAACAAGTTAAAATTCTTATTGGTCTGAATGTAGATATTGTTATAGCCCTTGACAAAGATGTAAGTCAGAATGAAGTAAGAAAAGAGTGTGAAAAATTCTATGGCATAAGGAATATTTATTATATTTATGATAAATGGGATATCCTCGGAGAAAAAGAAAGCCCTGCCGACAGACCTAATAAACAATATGAGTTCATGCTTAAATATAAAATCAAGTATGACGAAAATGAACATAAGGAGTTGATAAAATGGGTAGAAGAAAAACAGAAAAAGAATATATAGGAAAGATTTATGAAAATAAATATGGAACTTTATTCAAGATTGTTTCATACACAAATTATCAAAATGTGGATTGTTTAGACATTACACATAACATAATACTTAAAAATGTTGGTGTGGGAAATTTAGTAAAAGGACATATAATATCTCCGTTAGATAAATCTCTATATAATGTTGGTTATATTGGAATTGGGAAATACAGACAAAAAGATAATAAAAAATGTTATACAACATGGGATAATATTATTTGTCGTGGCTATTCAAAAGAATATAAAACAAAATATAGCACTTATGAAAAACGTAGTGTATGCGAAGAATGGCATAATTATCAAAATTTTGCTGAATGGTTTTGCAAAAATTATTATGAAATTGCTCAAGAAAGAATGGAAATAGATAAAGATATACTTGTTAAAAATAATAAAATCTATAGTCCAGATACTTGTGTCTTTGTTCCAAGAAGGATAAATAGTTTGCTTATTAAAAACGATAAAGTTAGAGGTAAATATCCTATTGGTGTAGATTTTCATAATAAAAAATTTAGAGCAAGATGTATGACATTGAATGGAAGTATATATTTGGGACATTTTAATACAGAAATTGAAGCTTTTGAAAAATATAAAAAATTTAAAGAAGAATATATAAAACAAGTTGCAGATTTGTATAAAAACGTAATACCAAAAAAATTATATCTCGCATTGTATAATTATCAAATAGAAATGGAGAATTAACGAAATGAGAAAAACTCCTAAAGAAATAAATGAAATATGTAAAAAATTTCATACGAACATATTATGGTCATGGTCAAGATATAACATATTTAAGACAGACCCTTATTCATACTTTCTAAAGTATATCAAGGGAGAAAAGGAAGATAGACGAGACTCTATTTATTGCGTATCAGGTGGGTATTGCCATGATATCCTTGAAAAATATTATAATGGAGAAATTCAGCAGTCTGATATGATAAATGAATATGAGGACAGCCTTTTCACAATGAATTTAGCAGAATATAAATACGATCGTAGTGATGAAGATAAAAACTCTGCTATTGCTGAAAAGTATGAAAGTTGCATTAAGCATTTCTTCAGGAATCATATCAAGCCGGATAATCTTAAAATGTTACTTGAAATGTTCTGCGTTATCAAAGTAACGGACGATATTATTTTTCAGGGATACATAGATAATTGTGGAATGTATAAAGATGAGAATGGCGAGAAAAGAATCGTAATAACCGATTACAAGACATCTACAATTTATAAAGGTGAAAAACTTGAAAAAGAAAGCGGACAGTTATATCTGTATGCAGAGGGCATAAGACAGAGGACTAATCTTCCATTAGACCATATTTCAATCAGGTATCTTTTTTTGAAGTATGTTAATGTAAAGTGTTTACAAGCAAACGGCACTTGGAAGGAACGTCAGATAGAAAGAAATCAGATAGGCAGTAAGTTATATACTACAGCAAAAATGTGGTTGGGTAAGCTCGGATATGGCGATGGAGAATTTATAAAAGACAATTATCTTGATGAAATGCTCATGCTTAATTCTATTGATAATCTTCCTGATGATGTAAAGGATAAAATGATAATAAGTGATTGTTATGTTTATCTTCCTTTGACACAAGAAAATATTGATAATCTAAAATCTGATATTATTGATACTATCAATGAAATAAATTCTAAAACACAAGAATATAAGGAAACGAATGATGACCATATATTCTGGAGCGATATCAGTGAAAAGAATGAGTATTATTATGCTGTTCTTTCCGGGTATTCAAGAGCATTACATAAGCCCTACAACGAATATCTTGAAAACAAGGAAATGTTTCAGAATAAAGATGACGAAGATGAATTAACACAGGAATTAAAAGATTTGGGATTGATATAAGGTGATATAAATGCAGAACTATCATAGACATTCTTCTTATAGCAATATTTATATTGCAGATAGTGCAGTAATGAATGAAGATTATGCAAAAAGAGCAGTAGAAGTAGGTCATAAAATAATATCAAGTGTTGAACACGGTTGGCAGGGATATTATTATCAGACATTTGAACTTGCAAAAAAATACAATTTAAAGTTTGTATTTGGTGCAGAAGCGTATTGGGTAAAAGATCGGACTGAAAAAGATAAGACAAATTGCCATATAATTATTCTTGCCAAAAACGAAAATGGCAGAAGAGCAATTAACGAAGTCCTATCTGAAGCTAACGAAACAGGATATTATTTTAGACCTCGCCTTGATTTAGACTTACTTCTGTCTTTACCGCCTAAAGATGTATTTGTCACAACAGCTTGTATAGCCTTTTGGAAGTATGATGACATTGAAGAAATTGTATTAAAATTAAAAGAACACTTTCAGAATAATTTAATGCTTGAAATCCAGTATCACAATACACCGCAACAAATTGCCTTAAATAAAAAGATAAAGAAAATTGCTTATAATAATGATATTCAAATGATTGTGGGACTTGATAGCCATTATATCTATCCTGAACAGTCGGGAGATAGACAAAATCTGCTTGAAGCTAATAAAGTCTTTTATGAGGATGAAGAAGGCTGGTATATGGATTATCCTGATGACAATACAATAATGCAGAGATTTCTTGGACAAGGTGTTTTTACAAAAGAAGAGATTCAAACTGCTATGGATAATACCGATATTTGTCTAACTTTTGATGATATAATTTTGACTGATGATATAAAATTGCCTACAATATATCCAGATAAAACACAGGAAGAACGCAACAAACTTTATACAAAACTTATTGCTTCAAAACTTAAAGAATATATAAAAGATTTTTCAGTTGAAGAAAAGAAAAAGTATATCACAAGCGTTCAGCAAGAAGTTGATGTTTATAAAAAAACAAAAATGGTGGACTATCCTTTGATAGATTATCAGATAGTAAAAAGAGCTATTGAAAAAGGTGGGCTTATTACAGATACAGGAAGAGGTTCTGGAGTTGGCTATTTTACAAATACTCTTTGTGGATTTAGTAAAGTAGATAGATTTAAGTCCCCTATAAAACTTTATCCTGAAAGATTTATTTCTGAAAGCCGTATTCTTGAAACGAGATCACTTCCCGATCTTGACCTAAATTGTGGCAATCCTGAAATATTTGCGGAAGCGCAAGAAGAAATTCTCGGTAAAGGTCACGCATACCCTATGATTGCTTTTGGAACTTTGAAAAAGAAAGCTGCTTTTAAGATGTATTCAAGAGCAATGAATATGGAAGCTGAATTAGCAAATAACATTTCCAAGCAAATTGGAGATTATGAGGAAGCATACAAAAATGCTGACGATGAAGATAAGGATATGATTGATATTTATGATTATGTAGATAAAAATTATCATAATTATCTTGACCAAAGCAAAAAATATTGGGGAATTATTTCAGATAAAAAGAAAGCACCTTGCGCATATTTATTATATCAAGGAGATATTCGTTCTGAAGTAGGACTTATAAAGTGTAAAAGTGATACTACAAAGAAAGAATATATAACCACTGTAATTGATGGTGCAATAGCTGAAAAATATAAATTTCTCAAAAATGACCTGCTTAAAGTAGATGTAGTTTTATTAATAAATAATCTTTACAAAAGAATAGGTATTAAACATCATACTGTGAATGAACTTACCGAGCTTGTAAAAAATGATGAAAAGGTATGGAATATTTATTCATCGGGCTTGACGATTGGAATAAATCAGTGTGAAAAACAATCTACTACTAAAAAAGCAATGAAATTCAAGCCCCAGAATATATCTGAGTTAGCAGCTTTTATTGCAGCGATACGTCCAGCTTTTAAATCAATGTATTCAAAATTTGAAACAAGAGAGCATTTTGAATATGGAATTAAAGCATTTGATAATATTTTGCAGACACCTGAATTTCCACAATCGTTTATTCTTTATCAGGAACAGACAATGAATACATTAAACTATGCAGGATTTCCTCTTGATGAATGTTATGGAATTATCAAAGCTATCGCAAAAAAGCATCCTGAAAAGGTTAAGCCTTTAAAAAGCAGGTTTATAGATGGATTTAAGGCAAGAATTATTGCAGATGATAAAGTTGATGAAATTACTGCTATGGAAATGAGCAATAAAGTATGGCAAATCATTTCAGATTCTTGCGGATATGGATTTAATTCGGCTCATGCTTATTGTATGGCATTAGATTCTCTTTATTGTGCTTATCTTAAAGCACATTATCCTTATGAATTTTATGAAGTTCTTTTGCAACATTATTCCGATAAAGGAAATAAAGATAAAGTAATGTTGCTGAAACAAGAAATGCGTGAAGGATTTAAGATTGAAGAGGGGAAATATAAGTTTGGAGAGGATAATAGACGATTTAAAGCAGATCAGAACAGTCATTGTATCTATCCCTCATTGTTATCAATTAAAGGATTGAGCCAAAAGGTAGCAGATGAACTATATACAATAAGTCAGATGAAATTTAATAATTTCTATGATATATGGAAAGCATTAAAAAAATCATCTGTTATAAATAAAGGTCATATTGAAATCTTGGCAAAAATCAATTATTTCTCTGATTTTGGCAACAATGAAAAAATACTCAAGTTTATTGAAATGACTGATAATTTATATGAAAGAACACAGTTTGATAAAAATTGTGTCTCCCCTGAAATAACTGAAATAATAAGAAATCATTCCAAGGAAACGGAAAAGCAATATAGAGAATTTGATTATGATACAGCATTATATGAGTGTTGGGATTCTTTGGCTAACCTAAAAAGTTCTCTCATAAAAACTATTCAATATCAAAAAGAATACCTCGGTTATATCAGTTACATTAATCCTAAAGCCCCGGATAGTTTGTATTACGTTTCAGAGATGAAAATTTATAAGGATAAATGTAAACCATATGTTACGTTATATCAATTGAAAACAGGCAAAATAATTAAATCAAAGGTGTATAAAGGCGATGAATATGCAATATCTCCATTCAAAGAAAATAGTATATTGAACATTTGGCTTGATGATAAATGCAAGAGTAAACTTGTAAATGGCAAATGGGTAAAAACAAATGAGAAAGAGAAGGTGATGTCCCATTGGGAAATAGTAAAGAATTAGCCAAAATAATTGAGTTCAAAGCTACTCCTGTGAGATGCTTGTTTAATTCTGAAAATTTCAAGATTTATGGTTGCACGGTTAACAGCTTCAAATATCCCAATGTTAAAATAAATTCTTTCAATAATGCCACAATTAAAGGTGATATTCAAGAATTAAATCTTGATTGTGAATATTGGGTTAAAGCCGAAGAAACACAGGATAAATATGGAATAAGTTATAAAATCATAAATATCAAAAGTGAAAAACCTGCTTCAATAGAAAGCAGCCGTGCTTTTCTTAATGAAATTCTTACATATCAGCAGGCTACAACTTTGTTGTCAGTTTATCCAGATATCATTGATAGAATAATCAACAACAGGCTTCAAGATGTAGATTTAAACAAGACAAAGGGAATTAAAGAAACCACATTTGCAAAAATTAAGATAAAAGTAATTGAAAATTTCAAATTAGCTGAATTGGTAGAAGAATTTTCTGGTGTATTCAGTTTTTCAGTTATTAAGAAACTTTATCAAGCATATCCATCTATCGAAAAAATCAGAGAAAATCTGCATAAACAGCCATATAAATGCTTGTGTAAGTTAGGTGGAATTGGTTTCAAGACTGCTGATGAATTGCTATTGAAAGTCGATGCAGTATCAAAGGAACGTATCAAAAATGGCGAGAAACCAATTATTGATTTTGGTTTTGACCTGGTATCATCTTATCAGCGTATGGAAGCCTGTGCCTTATATATTCTTGATGAGAATGAAACCAGTGGCAATACATATATGGATAGCAAGGAATTTATCAAGACTTGTAGTGAATACGTCCCCGAAGCAAAACATCACTTAAAAGAAATTATGAAAAAGTCCTTTGCTTTTGATTTAAGTAATGATATCTTTTGTGATGTTAAACACTCTCGTGTTTCAAAGACTAAAACTTATAGTGTTGAAAACGAAATTGCCGAGATATTAAAAAATGGCTTAAAAGTAAATAATAAATGGAATATTTCTCATTCAGATATAGAAAAATATCGCCAAATAAATGGAGATACTTCTTTGACAGATGAACAAATGCAAACAATATATAACGTTTGTAAAAATCCTATCACTATTTTACAGGGTTTCGCCGGGACAGGTAAATCAATGTCTGTGCTGGCTTTAATCAATCTGTTAAATGATTTGAAAAAATCAGCTTTACTTCTTGCTCCTACAGGCAGAGCTTCAAAGGTGTTACAAAAATATACCAATCACCCAGCTAGTACAATTCATCGTGGACTGCATTTTATACCTCATAATGAATGGGGATTTGATGAAAAGAATAAATTACCTTATGATATTGTTATTCTCGATGAGTCCTCAATGGTTGATGTTTATTTATTCAAGCATTTACTTGATGCAATAGACTTTAATAGGACAAAATTGTTGATAATCGGTGATAATGCTCAGATACCGTCTGTATCGTGTGGCAATGTATTGCATGACCTTTTAAATAGTAACGTAATACCGACAGTTTATCTTACAAGGGTATTCCGATATGGTGAAGGCGGATTAAGTACAGTTGCAACGGATATAAGGCAAGGTAAAATGACTTTTGAAAATAAAACCAATGTTCAAGCAATAGGTGATGATAATGGTTGTGTTTTTGCACAAATGCCACCTGAAAGAGCTGTAGATTATATTATTAAAGCATATCAAAAGTTATTAAATAATGGCGTTCCTTTGAAAGATATCATGTTTGTGGTTGCTCAAAATAAGGGTAAATATGGAACACAAATCATTAATAATCAAATCCAAAAGGCAATAAATCCAAATGCTGAACAAAAGATAATAAGTGGAGATACGGAATATAGAATTGGAGATCCGGTTATTCAATGCACAAATGACTATAATTCACAAATTTATTCAGATGAAGAAGAAATGAGTGATGATAAAGTGGCATTTATTTCTAATGGTGATATCGGTATTGTTTCAAAGATAATGAACAATGGCATGGTAGTTGATTTTGATGATTTTAGAATTTATATCCCCAGAGAAAAATTTATCAATATCAAATTGGCTTATGCTATTTCCATACACAAATCTCAAGGTGGACAAGCAAAATATGTTATCGCATTCGTACCAAATACTCATACTTTTATGCTTAATTCTAATCTTCTTTATGTTGCTGTTACAAGAGCAAAAGAAAAATGCTATATAATAAGTGATATTTTGACTTTTAGCAGGGCAATAAAGAAGAAAGAAAATTTTACAAGACAAACATGGCTTAAAGATTTATTAAAGGAGAATAATAATTATGACTAACACAACAAACACAACTAATGTAGCAAATTCCGTAACTTTTGCAAGAGAACTTAATTATATCAAGAATGAAAGACTTAGGAACTTTACAGGTTATGTTCTTGATAAGTTGCCTGATTACTTCAGACACATTGGTGCAAGTTCATCAGAAAAGTATCATAGTAAGCAGTGTCTTGGTGAAGGAGGGCTAATGAGACACACCAAGTTTGCCGTCGCAATAGCTCAAGACCTCTTTACGGCAGAAATATATGACTTTATCCAGAACGATAGAGATATAGTAACCTCGGCTCTTATTCTGCATGACGGTCTGAAGCGTGGTATGTACGAAGACCATACTGCTTTTGACCACCCTCTTCTTATGGAAAATTTCATTTATGAAATGTACGAAGAATATATCAAGATAAATCATCTTGAAAATATTAATAATATTACCGATTTGATTTTTGGTGAAAATATCCGTACTATTGCTGGTGCAGTAGCTTCTCATATGGGCAAGTGGACTACATCGAAGTATTCTGATACTGTGCTTCCCCGTCCTAAGACTGATATTCAAAAGTGTGTTCATTTGTGTGATTATATTGCAAGCAGAAAGCATCTTATTTTCGATTTTGATGTATATGACCATGAGATGGACGAGCTTGATGGAGGAATTAAGTAAGGCTAATATGAATAACATTAAAGAAGAAATTTCTAAAGAAATATTTATTTGTGATGCAGAGATAAGAAAAGCTCGTGAGGAAATCATAAGGCTTACAGAACGTAAAATTCTTTTTGATGACAGAAAAACAATGTTGCGTTCTTTGCTTGATATTTTAGACAATGAAGACAAGGTAAACAATAATGAGTGATATGACAGAAGTTTTTGCAATTTTTAAGGAATTGCAATCAACAAGCAAAAAGACTGAAAAAGTTAAAATTTTGAAGGACAATGAAAGAAATATTCTATTTCAAGATACTCTTAAATGGCTCTTAAATCCGTTTGTGATAACAGGAATAAGTTCTAAAAAGATAGACAAGAAAGTTTCGCCAATGGTTGTTACAGACGACTTTGACCCAGAACGTTTCTCATGGACTACTATTAAATCTTATCTTGAAAATCATAATACTGGTACGGATAAAGATATAGCATATGCTCAAGCATTTTTGGTAAATCAGCCTGAAGAATACAGAGAATATTACAGACAGCTTATAACAAAATCGCTGAAACTTGGCATAGATGCTAAAACTGTAAATTCGGTTTATGGCAAAGGATTTGTACCTGTTTTTGATGTACAGCTTGGAACACCTCTTGACAAGGTTAAACTCAAAGGCAATGAATATATTTACATAAGTCAGAAGCTAAATGGTTGTCGTTGTGTCAGCTTTAATAATAAACTTTTTACACGTTCCGGGAAAGAATATACAGGTCTTGACCATATAATTACCGACATTCAAAAGTTTAATCTTCCTGACCTTGTGTTTGACGGAGAGCTTATCCGTAAGAATACAGACGGTAAATCAGACAGTGAAAATTTTCAAATCGGTACGGGAATTGCTAATAGTAAAGATACAGACAAAACTTGTCTTGAATATATAATTTTTGATTGTCTCCCAAAGAATGAGTTTATGGCTGGTGAGAGTTTATTCAAATACGGTTGGCGCAAGAAGTATCTTACTGATATAATTGCAAAGAAGATTAAAGATAATAATATTAAGAATCTTAGAATTGTGCCAATGTGGTACGAGGGTACAGACCATTCGAAGATACAGAAATGGCTTGATTATGCAGAAGAAACAGACAAGGAAGGCGTTATTCTGAACTTAAACACTACATACAAATGCAAGAGAACAAAAGAATTAATCAAAGTAAAGTGTTTTTATGATTGTGATATAAAGTGTGTTGATATTGAGCAAGGCACAGGCAAGAACGCAAATACTCTTGGTTCAATCCTTTGTGAGTATAAAAATAATTTCGTAAAGGTCGGCTCTGGCTTTACCGATGAAATGAGAAATTATTATTGGAATAATCCTAATGAAATTATTGGTAAGATAGTTACAGTTAAGTATAAGGAAGAAACTCAAAATAAGGACGGTAGCTATTCTTTGCAGTTCCCTGTCTTCCAAGCAGTCAGATTTGATAAATCAGAGCCAAACATATAAATAAAACGCAATTATAAAATAAATATTTGAAAAATAATAAAAATTAAATATTTTTCAATAAATAATTTACTTAACCCCTTGACAAACGCATTTGTAAGTGTTATACTATGGATAGTAAATTCTTTAGACAATATCGAATTACTAGAAATGAGGTGATATTTACGAATTATAAAAAGTTCTTAGCGTTAGTCAAGGTGCATGGTTTTAAGCGTCTCCGAGATGGAAAAGGCTCTCATGAAATCTGGGCAAATGACAATGGGGACACATTTACAATCCCCAAAGGCAAAATGGTACATAAGGGCATAGTCTGGAATTTCCAACGGAATTATTGCTGATATAATCGGCAATTTCCAAATCAATGAAAAGAAAGGATGGTAATTATGTTAGTAGCAGTTGGGACAATTATGATGGGTGTTATCACCCTGATTTTCTGTGATAATAATAATCATTATGCTGTATAAAGTATATAGTATAATGGAATATAATTTTTGAAAGGATAAATTTTTATGAACGATTTTTTATTTGATTTCTGGAACACAGGTAGTCACAACACAGGTGATAGAAATGATGTATCAGTTGATTTTTCTCCCGGTGTTTCTCCTACAGTAACCCTGACCGCAACAAGAGAACTAACTAAAGATGTGGCTGATCTTATAGCAGAAATCAACGGTATCAAGAATTATAATTCAGAATCATTAAAGTCAATTCTTAACAGAAAGGATAATAAGATGAATAATGCTAACCCCCACATGGATATTGTGGATTATACATACACTCCTGTTGATAAGTACGATGATAGGGGCAACAAGACCACATATATGAAGACAACTCTCTCGTTCAGAGATAACACTGAAACTTCAGTTCTCTGCCCTGTTGATAAGGCTGATAAGTATTATGGTTTTTACGCTTGTTATGCTAAGCACATTGCCGGTGGGAATAAGATAAATGATGAAGCTGAATATTGGATTGAAACTCTGCCAAAGAAACTTGAAAAGGAACGTCTTGCTGAAGAAAAGAAGATTGAAGAGCGTGATAAGAAGCGTAGAGAAAAGAAGAGAGTAAGAATGGAAGCAATCAGACGTAAGGAAGCTTATGATGCTGCTAAGCTTGCTAATGAAAAGTATGGCATTCCGATGGAATTTACATATAAGAATGATTGAATGAAGGAGCATATTATGAATAGAGAAGATAGAGTAGAAATTGAAATACTTCATGGTGTTGAAGGAAATTGTGTTGTTATTAACAATCGCCGAGTTGCAGGAAATAAACCGTGGGGTGGTGGCAGTATAATTGGAGAATACAAAAGTACAGTAGAAGATATTTTTAAAGCATTACATATTTCTTCTGATAAAATTGATGAAATTTGTAAGGAGTTAAGCAGTTATGAGGATTAAAATTCGCAAAGGTGTTTTTGAAACCAATTCGTCAAGTATGCATAGTTTAGTCGTTAAGAAAGAAAATGAATATTATACTCAGGAAGAAATGACTGGAAGAATGTATCTTGATGATAATGGTGTATGGAAAATTTGGAGCGATGACGATTTGCATTTTGGGAGAGAACCCTTTCAATGCTTAGGCGATTTCAGTAAAAAGGTAAAATACGCCATTGCTTCTTTGTGTGGGTATAATGACAATGCAAAAGAGACGTTTGACAATATTGTCAAGTTAGTACATGAAATTTGTCCTGCTTGCACAGATATTGTATTGCCTACAGAATATTCATATGAAGATGATAGTAATACAACTTATTATGGTTATGTAGAAGAGGATATTTTGAGTGATTTTCTTGCAAAAGAGAATATCACTCTGAAGGAATTTCTCTCTAACAAAAAGTATATTGTCATTGTTGACGGTGATGAGCATTGCATTTATAAATCCATGAAAAGATGTGGTATGATTAACACAGACAATATTGAAAAAGAATATTCTAATTATCCTGATTATGGGACAATGTGTGGCATATTGTAAAGAGCATAAGGAGAATAATATGAAAATTCAAATTAGAAGAAATGTATTCGAGACCAATTCATCATCTGTCCACTCTATTACGATGTGTTCAAAAGATGATTTTGAAAAATGGGAAAAATAATTCAGATTTTTATATGTATCATCGCTATAATAAGCCCGATGTTGTAGGAACGAAAGAGGAAATAATCGAACTACTGAAGTCAGAAATGGCATATTTGAATAAAGATTGGAATAACGAGGATTTTGTTGCTGATTTGTTTGCAGATAACGAAATATTTACATTTGATAGATGCTTTAATAAAAGTGACTTTGAAACATTTGTTGAATATTATACTACCCCAAAGGGCGAAGATGTTGTTGCTTTTGGTTATTGTGGCTATGATGGGTAATACATAAGGAGAAGAAGAAATGGAATTACTTGGAGCATATAAGAACGGCAATTACACGACTTATCTGATGACAGACGGTACAAAAATTCGTAAAACAAATGACGATGAATTTGTCCCAGCATATGCTGAAAATATGGACGTAAAGATTTCAAATTATTGTGATATGAATTGTCCATACTGCCATGAAGGTAGCTCTACAAGTGGTAAACATGGTGATATAATGAATCAGAAGTTCATTGATAGTTTGCATCCTTATCAGGAACTTGCTATCGGTGGAGGGAACGCTCTTAGCCACCCGGATTTAATTCCATTTCTTCAAAAACTCAAAGAAAAGAAAATCATTGCAAATATGACTGTTAATCAGATACATTTTGAAACAAATCAAGACTTAATCAAAAAATTAGTTGAAGAAAATCTGATTTATGGTTTGGGTGTTAGTCTGGTCTCTCCTACTCAAAAATTCATCGAAACCATTAAGAAATATCCGAATGCAGTTATTCATGTTATCAATGGAGTCTTTTCCGTAGATGATTTAATGAATTTACAGAATAATAATTTGAAAATTCTCATTCTTGGATATAAGGAACTTCGTAGGGGCAATGATTATCTTAACAAAAACCACATTATTGTGAATAATCGTAAGCGTTGGCTAAAGGGAGTCCTCCCCGAAATAATTGATAGATTTAACACTATCAGTTTTGATAACCTTGCTATTGAGCAGTTAGATGTTAAGAGATTAACGTCTGATGAGGAATGGGAACAATTCTATATGGGTGATGATGGAACATCAACATTCTATGTGGATATGGTTGAACAGAAGTTTGCCAAAAGTTCAACCGCTCCGATGGATAAAAGATATGACTTGCTTGGTTCAGTAGATGAAATGTTCAATATAATTCGTAATAATGAAAGGAATGAATAATGTATATTGAAGATGCTAAAAAGGTTAAATTTAAAAAAAGAATAGGTGATGATTATATTTCATTCTCTATTGAAAAGCCTGTAAAAATAAGCCATAATGATATTTATGATGAATTTAATCTAATACGTCATCAATGGAGAGAAATGTTTACTACTGATACAAAAATCATTCTTGACTGCACGATTAGATTCGATGATGGGCGTTTGCTATCGGGCAGTTTGGATTTTGATGAACTTAGTAAGGGCAATTTTATAACTTTAAGTAGTACAGACGATGTATCTATATCAATATGAAATAAAATCAGGGTGTCAAAAAGTGGAGGTGATTAAAAATGGGTATATCCCCATGTGAATATTGTTTATATTTTACGTGTTATAATTTTCCGTATTGTAAAGACTATTGTGAAAAATATGCGGAATATGAACTTGAAGAACTTATAATAAACTTAACAATTTGAAGGAGATTATTATGAAAACACTCATAGTTATAGACGTGCAGAATGATTTTGTTACAGGTTCTTTGGGGACTCTTGAAGCACAAGCAATTATTCCAAATGTCAGAAAGAAGATTGCTGAATATCGTGAACGAAATGATAAGATAATTTTTACACAAGATACACATGACTCAAATTATCTTGAAACAAACGAAGGTAAACACTTACCCGTTCCACATTGTATTGCAGGAACAGATGGATGGAAAATTGTTGATGAATTATCTAATGATGAAGACATTATAGTTTATAAAAGCACATTTGGAAATCTTTATTGGTCAAAGCTTGTATCTCAACGGGACGATACAATTGAAATTATTGGACTTTGTACAGATATTTGTGTAATTTCTAATGCTTTAATTCTTAAAGCCATGTTTCCTAATAGTAAAATTACAGTAGACGCGTCGTGCTGTGCAGGTGTAACACCAGAAACTCATAAGTCTGCAATTGAGGTCATGAAGATATGTCAGATTGATATAATCGGAGAATAAAATGGATATTATGCACGCAAAGAATTTATTTAAGCTTCAGTTAATGCCCAGTTTTAAACCGGAACTTTCTGATCTTATTTCGTCAGAATTTTGATAAAAATAACATTAGAATAGAAACTTGATTTTATTGTGATATTAAGTTTTGAGATTTAGAAAGGATATCATTTTGCAACCTATATTTAAGGAACAAATAAAGATGTGGTCTGATTTTGGATTTAATATTCCAATTTCAGAAGGACGATTTTGGTTAGACAATGGAATTATAAAAGGTTTTACTCATGATGGCGAACTCCATAAACTCTATAAATACAGGGTTTGTGACGATCTTACAGTAAACATTACAGAACACAAAGATTTCAAAAGCACAATAAAATCAAGTTTTAGAGAGGATATTTTTGAAACTTGGGAAGAAGCGTATCAGAGATTAGCATCAGATTTGCAAATTAAGATTGACGAAAGCCTTGATGTAATCAGAGATGCAGTTAAAAAGTATTCTGATTATGAATTTTGGTGTACTACAAGCACAGGTAAAGATAGTACCGTTACGCTAAATTTAGTTCAGCAAGTTAAGCCTGATATAAAGGTCATGTTCAATAATACAAGTTGTGACGTAGCCGATACATATAAGATTGTAAAAACTCACTCAGATTGGATTGTGACTAATCCGAAAGAGGGTATATATAATTTCTTTAAGAGAATGAATTATATACCCACAAGATTTTCAAGAGGATGTTGTTCAATTTATAAAGAGGGAGCTTCAGTAGAATATTTCAATAATCACAATGTAGATAAACTTATTCAAATTATGGGAATACGAAATGATGAAAGCAATACACGTTCAGGTTATGATTTCATAAAGCATAATACAAAATGGTCTAATCCAAATTGGTTTGCTTTGTATCCTATTCGTAAATGGTCTGATTTAGATGTGTGGTTATATATTCTACATAACAACCTTGAAATTAACTCTAAGTACAGAAATGGATATTCAAGGGTCGGGTGTGCCATATGTTGCCCGTACTATACAAAATCCACTTGGGTACTAGATAAATATTGGTATCCTACACTTTATAATCGGTGGCACATGATTCTCCAGAAAGTCTTTCTGGAGAATCAGAGGTGGCAAAAGGTTAATTGTACTTTATCAGAATATCATTCGTGTTGGAATGGTGGACTTCTTCGTCCTGAACCAACCGATGAAGTAATCAGAGAAATGATGAATTATAAAGGTATAACTGATTATAATGTAGCCAAACAGTATTTCAATAAAACCTGTTCTGAATGTGGCAAAAATGTAAGACAGAATGATGTACTTGCTATGAATATGAAATATCATGGCAGAAATGTGACTGAGGTTAAGTGTAAGAAATGTTTGATGAATGAATTAGATATGAGCAAAGAAGAATGGAGCAAAAAGGTAGAAGATTTTAAGAATCAAGGGTGTAATTTATTCTAAATAGCAATTTAGCATTTATTGAATGGCTCTATAAATGGCTTTGTAGAGCCATTTATAAAACAAGGAATTACAATAAAATAGATTTTTTATCGTAAGAGGAGATGTAATTTTGATTGTAGCTCAAACAAATATGAAGAAATACCCTAAAACCTGTACAAACTATAAATTTGCTTATGGTTGTGGTTATACAAAAGTTTCACATGGAAATTTTACATATCGTGTGAAAAAGTGTATTTTTACAAATAAAAAAATACCATATGGATATGTAAAGGAAAAGAATAATTAGTGTTATATAAAACCGCATAATTGTCCTTTGATGGAGATATAATTGCAATAATAGTAATTAAAAAGGAGGTATAAAAATGAACAATACAAGTGATAATACAATAAATCATAAATGCCCTTGCTGTGGATATACAACAGAATTTGACTGTTGGAGGAAGAATGATAAGGGTGAATTTGAAACAGCGACTATTCAAGGTGATGAATCATTCATAATTATTAAAAGCTGTGAGCCTGATACTTATGCTTTTAGAACTGATATAGAAAGGAAAGTTGATTGGGGTTCTCCTGTTTATGAAAAAATTTTACTTTTAGGTTGCCCGAAATGCGGGTGTGTTTCATTTACTAGAGATTTTTATTAAGGATTTTAAGGAGGGTAAATAATGAAATCTAGTATTACCAACAAAAATGAAAAGACATCTGAAATTTCAAGAATACATCTAACTCATTATGAGTTGGATATGGCTGTTATGAAAGAGGCTAACCTTTGCTTATATTGGCATGACAGTTCCAGATCGTTGAGGGCTGAGCCATTTGATGATAATACATTAAAGATTGATTTTAATGATACGTGCGAAATAGAATTTCTTATTCAAACATTACAGAATTTTTTAAGTACGTGCAAAGGACAATGCGTATATAGAAAAGAAACTTGGAAGGACAATAATTATTATAAATAAGGATACAATCAAATGAAAAAGGTTTTATTTTTTACGGGTGCAGGAATAAGTGCCGAATCAGGTATACCGACTTTTAGTGAACAAGACGGACTTAGAGATAAGTTGACACGTTCTTTCGCATTAAATCACAAAGAAGAATACAGAGAAACTATAAAACAAATGTGTGATGTAGTCAACAAGGCAAAGCCTAATGATGCTCATCTTGCTATTGCAAAATATGGCTTCCCTGTTATTACAATGAATATAGATGGATTGCATCAAAGAGCTGGGTCAAGAAATGTAATTCCCATACATGGCAGATTACCCGAACCTCATGAGTTGTACGCCAACAATTTTAATGAATTAACCGGATTGCCTGTTCTTTATGGCGACAATGCTCCTGAATATGAAATAGCAATAGACAAAGTTAATGAACTTAGAGACGGAGATAAATTTATCATTGTAGGAGTTTCTTTCTACACCATGATAAGTGAGCAGTTAAGATATATAGCTTCATGCAGAGAAGCAGATATAATAATTCTTAATGAATGTGCAACTGTTGAAGTGCCAGAAATTTGTAAGAGATTACATGATAATGGATATGCAGGATTGTAATATAAGAATTTGCAAATTTCGATGCTCACAAATGGCTCTGTTAAGCCAACTATTTTACAATAAAACGAATGTTTTATCGGAGTGTTAAAGAAAACATTTATGATGAGTTAATAATAAATTAAAAGGAGATAAATATGGATAAAGTAAAGCTAATAATGAATACTCTTTTCGCCGGAATTGGTTGTCAAGAAAGAGGTTTTGAAAACTCAATTTTATTTGATGTTGATGTAGTAAATATTTCAGAAATCAACAAGGAAGCAGTGCTTAGTTACGCAGCTATACACTGTGGTTTAACACCAGAAATGATCGATACATATACTGATTATCCTTCGAGAGAAGAAATGGCAAGACAGCTCACAGAAGTTAATTTAGGGTATGACCCAGAGAAGAATAAATCTTATGACTGGTATAAACTTTCTCGGCGTAAATCTAGCGATATCAATAAGTATTGGCTTGCTAATAAATTAACTCATAACCTCGGAGATATAAATAAAATTGAGTTTTTATCATATGCTGATTTGTGGACAATCTCGTTTTGTTGCCAGGACATCAGTGTAGCGGGTAAAATGAGAGGTTTAAAGCCAGATAGTGGTACAAGAAGTTCTCTGCTTTGGGAAAACATAAGACTTCTCAAAAAGGCAAAAGATGATGGAACGCTTCCGAAGTATCTTATGTTTGAAAATGTTAAGAATCTTGTAAGTAAGAAATTTATTGATGACTTTAATAATCTGCTTGAAGTCCTTGATGAACTCGGTTTTAATTCCTATTGGAAAGTTCTCAACGCAAAGGACTGTGGAGTTCCCCAGAATCGTGAGCGTGTGTTTGTAATCAGTATTCGTAAAGATATTGATAATGGTACATATGATTTTCCGAAGCCTTTTGATACAGGCATTAGACTTAAAGATGTTCTTGATAAAAATGTTGATGAAAAGTATTATTTGAGTAAAGATATTCAAGAACGTTTTCATATTACAGACAGCACATTTACTAAGAATATAGTTGACACTACAAAGCCAGACTTTAGGACTATTGGGCAGCGTGATTTAGTTTATCAGCAAGATTCAATAATGGGTGCTTTAGTGGCAACAGATTATAAACAGCCAAAGCAAATAGTTGAAACCAATAGTTGTATTCAAGTAGGGGACTTAAATCATTATAATTATGATGAAATGAATAGGGTTTATTCAAAAGAGGGTTGTTCTCCCACATTAAATACAATGCAAGGTGGAGATAGACAACCGAGAGTTCTTGAACAGAATGAGGCAGGTGTTGTAGAAAATTTTCGTGTCCGTAAGCTAACACCTTGTGAATGTATGAAGCTTATGGGCTTTACAGAAGAAGATTGTGCTAACGCTAAAAATATCGGTATTGCTGATAGCCAGCTTTACAAGCAGTCCGGAAACGGAATAGTTACTAACTGTGTAGAGTTGCTTGCAGAACATCTATATAAGGCACAATATGATAATACATATAAGTGTACTGATGAAAATTTTATATAACCACAGATGAACTTGACTGTGGAAATAAATTAATTCAAGTTGCTGAAATTGATAAACCTGAATGGAGAGAAAGTAGACGTAGAGTTTATTCTATCAATGGTGTTTCCCCTACCCTACATGGTATAGGTTGCGGGGGAAACACAGAACCAAAGATTATGATTTAATTTTTAAAACTAATATTCACAAACCTCTTATTTTCTAGGGGTTGCGAATATTAAAAATACAATGAAAGTTTCATTTCATAATATAAAAGAGAGGACAATATAATGGCAAGAAAAGAAATGAGTAAAGAAGCAAACAGTTATATTTGTGGTCTAATCACGGGAACAGTTATAGGAATATCTATTGGTATTTTTATTTGTGGAATTACAGAAACCCTTTCAGAAAAGAAATCCCCATATATTTTTTATAATGCTACTACTGATTATCTAAGTGATAATGTCACAATTGATATTGACGATAATCACTCCCTCAATCAAGGTCATGCTTATGATAAGATAGAAACTGAAGATGGTTACGATATTACATTTCATTTCGTAAAAGGAGAATGAACTATGGAAATATTTATTTCAAATGGAGCTGTTGAAGCGACAATAACAACAAAGCCTGAAAAGATAAGCCTTGATAATGCTGAATTATATAAACTTATTCAAAGCGCTTTTGGTTATTCCAAGACAGAAAAGGTTGAAGTCGGTTTGCATGATGATACATATTACTACACCGAAACATACGGTGACAAAGCTGATAAGGAACTCCTCAGACTGATAAAGATTCGTCTTGACAAGAAACCAGAACAGCTCAAGCCTATAACTCGTAATTGGGAGGAATAAAATAAAAGAGGTATAAAATAAAAAATGAATAAATTTAGACGTAAATTTGAAAGATTGATTTTCGTTCCATATTTCTTATTCAAGGTAATATTTATATATAAACCCAGAGACATTAAGAGATATTATTTTGTTAAATTGAGACGGTTTTATGTGAATGGGTATTGTACGGAACGTCAGTATAAATTTCTGATAAAGATATTAGGCTTGTAAGGAGATGATTAAAATGATTCAAGTATTATTTGAAAATTCAAATGGTAAAACAAGAACTATCGGCGAAGCAATTACATTAAAAGAAGCATATGAAGTAATAAATAAGTTCCTCGATGAGCACAATTATAAGTCTTATTATGTGAGAACGTGGAAAACTGATGATAAGACTACTGCTGTTGATGTAGGAAGTCATACGGAGAGATTTTATTTCAAGGAGACGTGATAATGAAATATTTAGCTACTGTTTATTATAGTGGAGATTGTTGTGCGATTGGTAATACCGAACAAGAGGCAATAGAAAATGCAAAGAATGAACTTCCTTTTAACGAGGTAGATATAGCCCGTATTGATATTGATGAATGTGATGAAGACGGGAACGTGATTTAATATGTGAGAAAGGAAATAATAATTTATGTTATTTTGCAAACACAAATATAATCATGTAAAAACAATAGATGTTTATGATTGTTTTGATGATGGTACTTGTACAGCAAATCCCGTAAGCATTATAATTGTACAATGTTGTGAAAAGTGTGGTAAAATTAAGAAAGTGAGGGTAAGAGCATGAGCTTAACACCAGAAGAATTTATAAAAAAGCATAATCTAAATAATATTGTAATTAATAGCAATGAAATGCCATTTGGCGAATTGCCCGAAATAATAGTAAATGACGCTGATAAAAATAACCTCGTCATTGTATATGGTTATTCAGATGACCTTTGTGAACTCCGTGGAGCTATTGTAGAAGAACACGATTGTTTTGATGGCGGTAAAATTACAGTGTATGGTAAGCCAATAAAGATAATTTGGCACAATGATTATAGTAAATATTCATGGACATATGAAACAGATATTCCTCATGCTTGTTTCGATATTAACGAAATGAATGATACAATATATAGTTATTGTCAAGCTATTGTATTTTCATTAGAAAAGTTAAATAATACAGATAATATACCAATTCCTCTCCCCTGCCCTATTTGTGAAGGAAATGTAAGAATTTCTTTTGTAGACGAAGATGAAAAACACGCATACTCTACAATAAAATGTGATTATTGCAAATTATCAATGAAAGGTAATGGCTATTACTTACAGTCTGATAACGTTGCAGAAGCCCGGCTGCAATCATTGAGTATATTAGTAAATAATTGGAACGATAGAAGAAAGAAAAATGATACATCTATGAAAGGAGAAATATAAATGATTAATCGACATTGGGTAGAAACTGACGGTGTATATGAACTTCATTTTGAGAAATTTGGTCGAGATGAAGTGATATTAAAATTTGTTCAAGCTGAGGACGATGATACTTGTTTTTGGTATGTGTCAAATGACCTTAATGTCACCGAGGGCGATTATGAACATTTTGATTCTGTTGAAGAAGCAAAAGAAGAATTTGAATATAAGTATGAGTCTTATTTAGAAGATCAGATTTCATATTATGAAGATTTATTAGAACAATGGAATAAGAATTAAGGTTGTAATAAACAGCAAGCTTGATTGTGGTGTCCCTAGCAAACGGTTTGTTATAGAGATAGGGAAAGGAATTTATTATGTCTGAAATTTACAAAGCAATATACAAATGCAGAAATTGTGGGGGAAAATTTTACTCCAATCAAATACAAGAAATAAAGGATAAGAATAAAGCAATTAAATCAATTTATTATACTATATTTCCCGACACTCCAAAGCCACTTGGCTTTCCTGAAATCCCAACATCTTTTGTTCATGATTGTATAGATAAAAACTTTGAAGCACAAAGATATAAAACATTCTTCGCCTGTGGAATTGCCGATTTTATTGGTTTTGACAGAATAAAAGAAAATTAAAAAATTATAATAAAACACAAATTTGATTTTGATAAGGAGAAATTATGACTGTAGAAGAACTTGGGAAAATAGAAGAACTTGAAAAGCAGATAGCAAGTCTGCAAGAGGAAATCAGGAAGCTGAAAGAAGTGAATGAAAAGAAAGAATTAAAGCCTCATAGGGTTAATGAAGGATTTGCTTATTACTATATCAATTCTGACGGAATTATCTATGACAATTTTGATGATTATCATATACCTGATACACTTAGATATCAATATGGCAATTATTATTGTTCAAAGAGCAACGCCATTCGAGATATGAATGAATTAAAAATTCGTAATAGAATAAGGCAATTTCACGATGTGCTGTGTGAGGGATATCAGTTTAAGCAGGATAAATGTAACTATTATGTGCTTTATTCATTAGTGGAGATGAAGTATATTACTTCTTGGAATCGTATTGCTAAAGAGATGGGTACGATTTATTTTGATACAGAAGAACACGCTCGGCAAGTCTGCGACATTCTGAACGCCGAATTAAAAGAACCAAATGTGCAAGGAGGTACATAATGGAATGGAACGTTTACTATTATAATATGAACTCTCATAAAATAGTTCCTTTCAATATTTTTAATCATAGTAGGTTCAGAGAGGACATTCAAAAGGCTTTTAAGAAGTGTAAAACAAAAGATGAATTTATTGAAAGACTAAAATCTGATTTATTTTACTATTTTGGTTTCAAAGCTGAATACGAAATAGTTCTTGCCCCATGGTGTGGTGGAGGAGATAAAGAGACTATCAAGATAGATATTTATTCACAGGTTATGCTGAATTGGGATAAGTTTGTTGAGTATGTATGGGATTGTAAAGGAAGTGATAATTAATGAGTGGCGGTTATTTTGAATATAAAGATGAAGAATTGAAATATTCTCTTTTCGGTTGGACTGACCAATACAAGAACATTCTTGAAGATAGAGAAATCTCTGAGCTAGTCTGGGACGTACTAACCTTGCTCCATGAATATGATTGGTATAAATCTGGTGATAACGGCAGAGATGATTACCTTGAAGCAAAAAGAAATTTCAAGAAAAAGTGGTTTACTCCTGATGCAGTATCAGACAGAAGAAAATGTTATATAGATAAAGTCCTTGCTGAAGCAAAACAGGAATTATATAATACTTTTGATATTGAGGTAGAAGAAAATGAAAGAAAGGATACAACTTAATGAACCGTGGCGATACAGTACAGCTCATCGTTCCAGAGAAAGGTCGTAAATGTGTCGGTAAAATACTAAAAGAAATCAAGGGCAGTTACCAAGTGGGACTGCCCAATGGTTTATATATTATTTTGCCGAAAGATCAATGGGAGCTTTGCGATAAATCAGTTTCAGTACCAGACAATATAGAAAACCAAGAAAATAATACAGAAAGTAAAGGTGATGAAAATATAGATAATGAATAATAAATAAAATGCAAAATTGTCAGTATCAAAATAATTATTTTTTAATTATTTTGATATTTTAATTTATTAAATATTTTCTCACATTTTTACAAACCCTTGATTTTACCTATCTAAACCACTTGACAAAATCAAATATATGGTATATAATATAGATACACCAAATTCGTTAGACAATATCATTCCATGTGGTATTAAATTCTGTTTGGTGTATCAAATTATATATAGCAACAATAATATTAAGGAATGAGGTGATGTAAGATGATTGTATATGAAGATATGTGTGTAGGCTGCCCCCCAGAGATATGTCGTGGAGGTTGTCAATATCGCAACCCAATACCCATTCACGTCTGCGATAGATGTGAAAACAATAATGATGATTGCCTATACATATATGATAATGAAGAGCTCTGTTATGATTGTGTTTATGACCAAATAAAGAGAGATTATCCGAATGAAGTAGAAAATGACGATAATTTTATAAATGATTTTATTGATGAATTAGACACATACACAGAGGATTAAACTTATTCATTTCAGGAAGGACATAAAAATGACAAACGTAAATGCACTCCCGCAGAAAGTAGGTGATTTTATTCGATTTAGAGACAACAAAGATATTATTTTTCGTGTAGCATTAATAATTCTTTTGAGTATAGCTGATGGAGCAATGATTTATAAGAAATGTACTGAAGAAAAGCAGGAACAACAGCAAACACAAATTAGTAACTCTCTTAATAATGATTACACTCAAATCAGAAGCTCATTTGATTTAGATGTCTCCGACATTAATGTCGGGAACATAACTGCTACTAGAAGTACATATCTTAATAAACTGGCTGAATTACCAGAACCAACAAATTCAATAATCATACAGAATACCTCTGAAAACAAAAATTATACTACAATAGAACTAGTTACACTTTATGACACCTTATCTGAAAATGAAATAATGATGATTGAAATTACTATTCAGCATGAAGTTGGTAATTTTTCCAAGGAATATAAGACTTATGTTGCAGAGCTAATAAAAAATAGGCTTGCTTCGGAAGATTTCCCTGATACAGTTACAGAAGTCTTATTCCAAAAAAATCAATTTCAAGGAATATCAAACTGGTTATATTCAGGGATAACTCCTGATGAAGAAACCAAAGAGGTAGTTAAGGAAGTATTTAGTGCCGAAGGTACTTCGCATTCAGCAACATATCACTACAACCCAGAGTCAAGTGAATATGATAGCCTTATATGGTTTGAATATAGTGGAGACGTAGAATACGTTTTTGAATATAGTGAAGACAACTGGGGTACTACTTACACAACAAGATTTTTTAAAGATAAAATTTAGAAAGGAATAAAACAATATGAAGAGTTACGGATTTCTCTTAGCACACGGATATAAGATTATGAAAGGATATGTGGATGCTGATACACCAGAAGAAGCAAAGTGTAAAGCCCTCAATCAAGAATGGGACGATATTATTGATGAAGATGACACAGACGAACTCACGGTGGGTTATGAAGTTGTTGAGATTTGGGAAATTAATTAATTTTAAGAAAGGAATAAAAACAATATGGGTTGCATGGGTATAGTAGGAAGTCAATGTCGTGATTGGGATAATAATTACAATATAATTAAGAACAATAATACGACGAAGGAATTTACAGTACATTTTGAAAAGATTACAGATGTTAAGGATTTTGTAATACAAGCTGAGAAGTTGCCCAGTAAGATCGCTATTATCAGCCATAATAATTACATCTGTGATGCTAAATCTTTAATGGGAGTATTTGGGCTTGATTTATCTCAACCTGCCAAGATTACTACCGCAAACGAAGATGATTACAATACACTTTTCAATTTCTGTGTAACGAGAGGCATTGCTAGCATTGCTACATGAGGTAACATTATGGCAGAAATTGAAAATAAAATTTTAGATAATCAGATAAATAATAAGATTGAACAAAGTATAGAGCAAAAGGAAGACAAAAATACATACGTTCCTCTGACTGATGAGGAGTTTCACAGATTATTCAGAAATGAATATTTGACGATTGATGACCCAAGATATTTTTGGAATGGGTATATCAAGAAGAATAAAAGGAGAAAAAGATAATTGGATTTTAACGAAATAATCTCAAATGTAAAAATATATGGTTTGTATGAAAGTATGGTTGCAAGTGGTTATCCAATGCTTATAAACCCATATACTTCAAAAGATTTTTGTGAGCAGATTGACGAAATTGATAGTGTTGACCTTATAGGCGAAACCACAGTAGAAAACAATAACACAAAAAGGGCTGTGAATCTAGCTTCTACAAATATTGGTGAAGGGCATGATAATTTTCTCAATGGTGTTATTATTCAGTTTGACTTGAAGTTTACCGTTAAAGCATGGACAGAAGCGGAACGTTATCATTTTCTAGATTTCGTAAGTAGCATGAGTTCAATGCACAGACTTACAAAAATGGATTATGATAAAGTATTTTGTTCTTATGTAACTGAAAACACAAAGAATGAGATGAAAAGACTTTTAACAGAATATAATAACAATCCTTGTGAAGATACAAGACTTGCTTTGCTTTATAATTGCCCTGTCGGATTGCAACTTACAGCAAGAATGACTACAAATTATCGACAGTTAAAGACAATTTATAGACAACGTAAAAATCATGCTCTCCCTGAATGGAAAGCGTTTTGCAAGTGGATTGAAACACTACCATGGTCAGAATTGATTATTGCAAATACTAATAAGTAAAATTATAGAAAGGATATTAAACTTTGAAAAATCTATATCTTATTGTTGGGGCTTCAGGTTCTGGCAAGACAACCGTAGCAAATGTTCTCGAAGAAAAGTATGGTTATAAGCAGTTGCAGTCTTACACAACAAGACCCATGCGTACTGAAAATGAAACAGGGCATACCTTTGTAAACGATGCTTTCTTTGACCAACTAGCTAACTTTATAGGTTATACTTCGTATGGAGATTATCGCTATGGGGCGACCGCAGAACAAGCTGACAATTCTGACCTTTATATAATAAATCCACAGGGAATCGAATTTTTAAAAAGTCATTATACTAGTAAGCCAGTTAAGGTCATTACAATCACCTCCCCTGTTCACACTCGTATTAGCCGTATGGAACAGCGTGGAGATGAGTTTAGTAAGATAATGGAAAGACTTCTTATTGATATTGATTTCAGAAATTTCCTCGGTGATTTTAATATCGACAATGGAGACAATACAAAACTCAACGATATAGCTAAGAAGATACATGAATATATTGTTAAGTGCGAAAATGAGACAGAGGTTGATACATGATTATAGCTTGTGACGTGGATAACGTCTTAAATAATCTGACCGAAAGCGTGTTAAAGGTTTACAATGCAGACCATAATGATAATCTCAAAATAGAAAATATTAAATCTTATGGTATTGAAGAGTATGTTAAGCCTGAATTTAAGAAAGACTTCCCTTCCCTGTTCCTTGACAAGAGAGTTTGGAAAGGTGTATCAGTAATGCCCGGCTGTATTGAAGTCTTAAAGAAGTGGTATGATAACGGGCATGAGATATATTTTGTAACTGCTACAAATACAGAAAATATGCACAAGAAAGCAGAATGGTTACAACGCACGTTCCCTTTTATGGACGTAAGAAAGAACCTCATCTGTATGCAGAAGAAACAAATGCTTAGTGGGAATATTGATGTACTTATTGATGATTGTATTGATAATTTAGATAATGGCAAATATCATTCTATAGTATTTGATTATCCATGGAATCAAGATGAATACCGCGTTCCTGATTCTCCTTTCAATTACAGATTTCTTAGCCATAGAGCCTATAATTGGGAAGATATAGACAGACAATTACAAATCACATATGATTATATGTCTAATCCTACTTTACAGAACAAGCTCCCCCGATTCATACATAGATAAAACAATGATGATAGTAACAATTATCTTAGGTATAACAATAGGTTTCATCCTCTTCGGACTTGGTTATCTGACTGCTTCAATGGTGTTTATGTCTAAACACACTGATGAAATTGATAAAATTGATGTGTTGAATAACCAAGTTAAAGAGAATGAAAGCATAAAGTTAAATAGGAATAAAACAAGAAACGACAATAATAAAAACAATAAAGAAGGAATAAGTGATATGAGATGATAAAAGAAAATCAAATCAAAGTTATTAAACGCAATGGTGATATTGTAGATTTCAATAAAGACAAGATTTACAATGCTGTATCAAAAGCGTTCGTAGAAACATATTCAGGTATTGCAGAATACAACATGGGTATAGCGCATAGAGTTACAGATAATGTTGTTCTAAAGATTTACAATCTCTATAAGAACCAAATTTCGGTAGAAGAAATTCAAAATATAGTTGAACGTGAACTTATGGACAATGATAAGAGTGTTGCTCAAGCGTACATAAGATATCGATACAAGAGAGAGATGGTAAGAGGATTACACAATACTGATAATGAAATGCTATCTCTTATTGATTGTGAGAATGAATCTATAAAAGAAGAAAATTCAAATAAAAATCCAACATTGCTTCCTACTCAAAGAGATTACATGGCAGGTACAGTTTCAAAGGATTTAACAAATAGAGTTCTTCTCCCAGAAGATATTATTAAAGCACATAACGAAGGAATTATTCATTTCCATGATGCAGATTATTTTGCTCAACATATGCACAACTGCGATTTAATCGATCTCAATGATATGTTACAAAATGGGACAGTCATCAGTGGCACAATGATTGAAAAGCCACATAGTTTTGCCACTGCATGTACCATTGCTACACAAATTATCGCACAGGTAGCTAGTAATCAATATGGTGGTCAGAGTATAACTTTGTCAGCACTTGCACCATTTGTTGATATTTCACGAAAAAAAATTCGTAAAGATGTTGAATATTTTTTCAAATCTTTCAATTGGGAAATAAAAGATGGTGATTTGCCTACTATTGACGATATTGTAGAAGAAAGAGTGCAAGAAGAAATTAAGCGCGGTGTTCAAACTATTCAATATCAAATAGTTACACTTATGACAACGAATGGACAATCACCATTTGTAACTATTTTTATGTATCTTAACGAAGTGCAGAATGAGCAAACAAAGCATGACCTTGCACTTATTATCGAGGAGGTACTTAAACAACGCTATCAGGGAGTTAAGAATGAAGTAGGTGTTTGGATTACGCCCGCTTTCCCAAAACTTATTTATGTCCTTGAAGAAGATAATATCCATGAGAATTCGCCTTATTGGTATCTTACGGAACTTGCAGCAAAGTGCACCGCTAAGAGACTTGTTCCAGATTATATAAGTGAAAAGGTAATGAAGCAGCTTAAAGATGGTCATTGCTTTACAAGTATGGGGTGCAGAAGCTTTCTTTCTCCTTGGAAAGATGAAAACGGAAGTTATAAATTCTATGGCAGATTTAATAAAGGTGTCGTAACAATTAATCTTGTTGATGTTGCACTCACAGCAAAGAAGAATAACTCAAATGATATAATGACAGAATTTTGGAAGATATTTGATGAACGTCTGGAACTTTGTCATAGAGCTTTGATTTGTAGATATGAAAGACTCAAGGGTACACCGTCAGATGTTGCACCTATTCTTTGGCAATATGGAGCATTGACAAGACTTAAAAAGGGTGAAGTAATTGATAAATACCTTACAGGTGGTTATTCGAGTATTTCTCTTGGCTATGCAGGTCTGTGGGAATGTGTTTATGCTTTAACTGGTTATAAACTTACTGAAAAAACAGGTCGGGATATCGGCAAGAAAATAATGCAGCATATGAACGATAAGTGTGACGATTGGAATAAAGACCTTAATCTCGGATTTTCAATTTACGGTACACCTCTTGAATCGACAACATATAAGTTTGCCAAGTGTTTACAGAAACGTTTCGGTATTATAAAGGGTGTAACCGATAAGAATTACATAACCAATAGTTATCATATACACGTCACAGAACCTATTGATGCTTTCACTAAGCTTTCAATCGAATCTGAGTTTCAGTCTCTTTCAACCGGAGGAGCAATTAGCTATGTAGAAGTTCCTAATTTAAATAATAATATTGAAGCTGTGCTTGAAGTAATCAAGTTTATTTATGATCATATAATGTATGCTGAACTCAATACAAAATCTGATTATTGTCAGGTGTGCGGATTTGATGGCGAAATACAGATTATTGAAGATAAGAAAACAGGCAAGCTTGTATGGGAATGCCCTAATTGTCATAATAGAGACGAAAAGAAACTTAATGTTGCACGCCGTACTTGTGGTTATATAGGAAGTAATTTTTGGAACGCAGGGCGAACTCAAGAAATAAAAGAAAGAGTTATACATATAGGAGACAATTAATGATTATATCTGAAAATTTTAAATCTTTGTGGATTGAAAATTATGGGTATATTCAGGTTGGAACAGATGGAACGATTATTGGCAAAAAAGGAGTCTTAAAACCTAATAATCAAAACACTAAAGGCTATTATAGAGTTCATCTTGGGAAACATATGTATTCTGTGCATAGACTTGTTGCTGAAGCTTTTATACCGAATCCTAATAATTATCCACAAGTAAACCATATTGATGGTGATAAAAATAATAACACTGTTTATAATTTAGAGTGGTGCAACAATAAATACAATCGAAGACACGCAGTAATTAATAATCTATCCAGTGCAAAAATCACTTTAGAACAAGCAAATGAAATAAGAAACAAATATCATAATGAAAAGATAACATACCAACGGTTAGGAACTATGTATAATCTTGATAGCAGTATGATAGGATATATTATTCGAGGCGATAGTTGGAATTATGAATTACATAAAAATCAGTAAATATGATACTGCCAATGGTATAGGCATAGGAGTTGTACTCTGGGTATCGGGGTGCAACTGCCATTGCCACGGTTGCCATAATCCCTCCACTTGGGATTTTAATGCTGGACAGCCATTTACTAAAGATACAATGCAAGAAATCCTGTCAGAATTGGCTAAACCCTACATATCTCATTTTACTTTATCGGGCGGTCATCCTCTTGAATATCAAAATCTTGAAACTGTCTATAAGATTGTTAAAACAGTCAAAGAAAAATTCCCTAGCAAAACAATCTGGCTTTATACCGGATATACATGGGAAGAAATTCTTGACAAGGATAAAGAATATGAAGACTATGAAGTAAATAGGGTTTCCACATTAGACGTTATTAAGTATTGTGATGTTCTTGTTGATGGCAGATATGAAGATGATAAAAGAGATATTTCCCTTGCTTGGCAGGGGTCGTCAAATCAGAGGGTTATCAGCGTTCAAGAAAGCCTGAACCAAGGCAAAGTAGTTCTTTATTGTGAATAATCATACCAATTTCAAAGTGAAGTAAGACAAATAACATATAGTGTATGCCATTATAACTCATTTTGACTTACGCTATATGTTAAATCTTACGATAAAACAAAAATTTCATGATATAAAAGGAGATGTTAAATTTGGATAATAATAAAGATTGGACAGGAAATAATAAAGCAGTGTTTACCTGCAACGGAGCGAGCAATCATTCTGATGGTGAGCGTGAAATAATGGATTATTATGCCACAGAACCTTCAGCATTAGAACTTTTACTCGACAAAGAATCATTTTCAAATAATGTTTGGGAGTGTGCTTGTGGTGAACTACATCTGAGCAAGGTTCTTGAAGATAGAGGATATACTGTAAGAAACTCCGATATTGTTGATAGATTACATAATGGCAAAATTGAAACAATTGACTTTCTTAATTTTAATGGTAATTGGGATGGAGATATAATTACTAACCCCCCATATAAATTTTCAAAAGCGTTTGTTGAGAAAGCCCTCGAAATAATACCAAATGGATGTAGGGTTGCAATGTTTTTGAAACTTACATTTTTAGAAAGTAAATCTCGTAGAGAATTGTTTGATAAAACACCATTTGAAACATTATATGTTTCTTCGTCAAGGCTTCAGTGTGCAAAAAACGGAGATTTTGAGACATATAAATCAGGTACAGGAACAGCAGTTGCTTATGGTTGGTATATATGGAGAAAAGGATTTACGGGGACACCAAAAATCAAATGGTTCAATTAAGGTGAAAAATATGAAATACATAATACAAGTATCAGAGCTACTTGCAAGTAGACTTGAAATTGAAGCTGAAACTTCAGAGGAGGCAATTCAAAAGGTAAAGGATAAGTATTACGATAGTGATATTGTTCTTGAAGCAGATGATTATGTTGATAGTTCAGTTCAATTTGAAGTGGTTGATGAAATTTAAGATACTATATGTAGTCAAAATTCTACAATAAAAACAGTATTTTGTTTTAAATTAATCGAGGTTTAAAATATGTCAGTTATAAGAAAAATTCGTAGAAACATAAACAAAAATATGTGTAGCCAAATGAATTATCTTTCGGCGTTGCAACAATTATGGATAATTTTAAACCGAAAGAACTTAGGGAATGAAGATTATATTAATGAATGTATATCGCTTAGAAATGCAATTAGTTTAAGTAATTTAATTACTTTTCCAGATAAAATACATTTGACAAAACTCATAGATGATATACTTTTAAAATGAGTAAATGTAAAATCAGAAATTAAAGACTCGTTTTATTGTAAATTGAAAGGAAGCGATTAAATGAACCTAAAAGTAAATATATCTGTTGATGATTATGCTGATATTGAAGATATTCAAAATCAAATTATTCACGAAGCAGCAGTTCAAATGTTAAATGAAGTAATGCGTAATCAAGACCATTATGGCAGGAGCTTTAAAGACAAGCTTACAGAAACCGTTATTAAGATGATTGGTAATGCTCTTGATGATGATATGAAAAACGAAATTACAGAACGTGTTAAAACTGATGTTTTTAATAAGTATATTAGAACCAAACAGTATAAAGAACTTAAAGACGAGTTTGATATTGCCACAGATAAAGAAATTGAATCAGGTTTACAGAAAATTATTTCTAAATTGGTTAAATCAGAAATGCAGAAAATGTTTAAGTGATATTTTGTAGAGAGGGTTGAAATTCAAATGTATATGAATAAGCCACTTAATTTATCAAAAAGTTCAGACGAACTAAAACAACTTATCGCAGAAAATCCTGACTTGCCTATAGTGGTTCTTGTAGGTCGGTATGCAGTTTCAGATGATTATGGGTATACATATTGCTCGGACATACATTTTAGCATTGAAGAAATCCTTGATTGTACTTTACCGTTTGGAGATGACTATGTATATAACGATCGAGATGATTTTGAAGATGCTCTATCAGATTACTTAGCAGACTGTGAAGAATACGAAAATCTATCTGACGAAGAATTTCAAACCTTATTAATCAAGGAACTAAATAAGTATGAACCTTACTGGAAGAAAGTAATTGCTATAAAAGGTGATAATTGAAAGGATGACTAATGATGAAAATTTATTTAGCTTCTCCATTTTTCAACAAGAATGAAATTAACGCTGTCGCTACAGCAGAACAAATTTTAAGAGAAAAAGGTTATGACGTATTTTCACCCAGAGAACATGAAAATCGAACTTTTGATGTAGGTACAAAAGAATGGTCAAAATCAATATTTGAAATGGATAGTACTGAGATTGATAAATCTGATGTAATGGTAATGCTTTATCACGGTGGTTATTCCGACTCTGGAACAGCGTGGGAATGTGGGTATGCTTATGCAAAAGGTATTCCCTGTGTAGTTGTTCATCTCGGCGATAATTCTAATTTAATGATTCATGAAGGGTGTTGGACGAATCTTAATGGATTAGATGAATTGAAAACTTACGATTTTATTACTATGCCAATGTTTAATTATAAAGGCAAAATGTTTTAATGAAATAATACAATGAAAATCCACTTTTATTGTATTTTATAA